ACAAGGAAAAACCTTTCCAAACAAGGAAAAACCTTTCCAAACAAGAAAAAACACCACCAAACAAGAAAACCGCCTTTCAAGCAAGAAAAATACCTTCCAAAACAAGAAGAACACCTTTCGAGCAAGGGAAACGCCTTTCAAGCAAGGGGTATCTTCCAATCAAATGTAGTTTACAAGTGGTAGGAGTTTTCCGTCAAGGCAAGGCAGTTGTGAGTGATGGTGGGTATGGTGTTATTGGTGGTGGATATTGTTTATTAGTATGGGGTGATGCGAAGGAAACCAAGGGAGAACGGGGGGGCGGTAGTGGCGTGGGGTCGGCCCCGCTGGTCGTCCGTCCCCTGTTCCCCTTTGGCGTTAGTGTAATATTAAAAATCTGATAGTGATATGACGAAAGAAGAAGCAAGGAACGTATTTGGCGGTAGTATAGTAAATAATCTGCTGTCGCTAGGGGCTGAGCCTACCAACGTAGTAAGGCAAGACGGGTTGATAGAATGGAAAAGTGATGGATATATAGAGGTAGGAGGCGTACAGGTATGGGCCTACTATTACTTTGAGGATGGCGAGGACGTTGATAGATGTGATTGGGCGGATCATATGGAGATAGAGATAGAGGAATGTTGGATTTAAAATCGGTTGATATGAGATTCATGTATTTAATGGAGCTTAGTGGAAAGGATATATACGTAGGCGACAAGAAGTGCAAGAGAGTAAAAATATATGTAGGCAGGCCGTTGAGGGATACGCCTAAAACCTATAAACGAATAGGCGGATTTGTAGCAAAAGAACTATCCAACGCTTATAACAGCGGTTGTGTTTCCATCTATGAAGCAAAGGATAAAACGCTCAGATATTCGGTTTATCGAGACGGTTGTTTTTATCCTTATTACGGGAAATTAGAGGTGGCAGAATAACACCAAGGGGAACGGGCGGCGGTGTCACGGCGTGGTAGGCTGCGGGTGTCGGCTGCCGTTCTTTCCTTTGGCGTGGTAATAGGTGATTATATACCATTTTACACCAAAAAAAATGAGAAATGATATGCATTTGTACGAAACATCATACTGGGTATCACCAATACCCTCTACCGGTTGCTCAAGAGTGAGATCGCCGGATTCTTTTACTAAACAAAACGTTTTTGATTTTACTTACCCAACGAATATTTTTTAGGGTAAAACCTTATATCAAAGACCTCTTTTGCTCAACCGTCTTGTCCGAAACAAGGAACTATATGATTCGATTGAGTGAGACAAAATTAGAAAAGAAGAATGTGAAATTAAATAACATGTGTATGTTTTACAACATATACTAATAACATGGACGAGATTATAAAATTACAAGATGAGATACTGTCTTACCTTCGTAATAATATTACAAAGGACGAGGCGTATTATATCCTTACGACTGATAAGGATATGATAGAGGTTCTTATATCAGATAAGAAGGACGGAAGCAAACGTATCAAGATTCTTGATATGGAATATACTATCGAGAGGGACGATATGTTACTGTTGTTCGACACTGATGGGATAATAGACGAATATCTTTTAACATCCAGCCACATAGGGATAAACATGTATTTCCGTCGGCAAGATATTCGGGATATACTATCCAAGAAATTGGAGGTCATGGAATACCGGTATATAAAGATTCAGGTCGATAATATACCAGTAGTAGAGAAACGTCGTGTTATTCTGGATTTGACCGGGCATAGGGTGGATCGTGATGACCGTGATAAGATAGATTTTATGTTTATTTATTTTATGGCAAGATTATGCGTATAAGAAGAACTGTAAAGGAAAGGGATATTATGAAGGTATGGGTATTCGGGTGCGATCGGAAACTTATAAAATCGGCGGCGGATTCCGGGTTCAGAAACATGTCGGAGGTATTATCTTACGCTAATTGTATGGCAGGAGATAAGCCTGTAGATCATATTAGGGTCTCGAATGAGAATCGTGGCTGGTGTGGATCGTATACTATATATGGTAGGGAGATAGATTAGTTTGATCGTGAACAACAAAGGAGGTGCGTATGAATAATGTTATAACAAACGCCAATGGCGTGAAGGTAAAAGTAAGGGTGTATGATATTGGCGATGGGGAGATAGATAGATACACGATAATATGTGTAAGTGATAAGGGTAAAGATAGTAGTGGGTTGGTATATTATCCTGTGTTTGCATGCAGCGAAAATCCATTTCATCCACAAGGAATAGGAATATATGTTGGTGATTATTATCCATATAGGAGACATTCATACGATTTCGGTAAAAGAGTTAAGGATCTAGCATCCTTACCAGAAGAGGTGATTAAGTACATAAAAATAATAACGACATGAACGAAATAGTTTACAACAATTACGATTTGGTGGCTTTTGAACAAGATGGAGAAGTGGTAGTGGCCGTAACATTTTACAGATATTACAAGAAGAAAGCTAAGGGCGAGGTTAATTATAGATGGAGAACCAGATGCCCGGAGTTGGTGGATAAGATTGTAAGACACCGTACCAAGGTGTTTACCGGCCAGCTTATTCAGTTAGCGAAGGCGTATGGGGAGAAAAGGGTCATTAAATATCAAAAACAGGAGGAAGAGGTATGTCAAAATACGACAGGGACGCTATAGAAATATATATACTAGATCATATAGATACTGATAATTACAAAAAGCAGTTTAGATATGATAGGGAGTATCTGGCTTTTATGCTTAACGTGTTTAAGGATGAGTATAAAGAACATATCAAAAGGGATGGGATTAAGAAAGCTTTCGAGGACTACATAATGAGCGTTCCGTCTATATTCAGGATTCATATAGCGGATTGCGATATCAGGTATTTATTACGTTCATGGGAAGTGGAGTTCGATGATGATGATGATGAGATATACATCTTGTATAAAAAGATCATAAGGGAGGTCTTCTTTAAGATGTGTAATGATATGAACATTAGATTTTAGTTTGTTAATATTGTGACCATGACCTTGGCGGGGTGGAAGGATATATCATAATCGTACGTGTGCGGATATGATCCGGGGTCAGTTCCCGGCACCTTGGCATAACTTAAATGTAAGTAGTATGGAAGATAATATTTTAAAAAGAGCGGCAGCGGAATTAAAAGAAGCCGGTTGCAGGGTTTTCGCATGGCAGGATGATACTTATAATAGAGGTTGGAGTAAGGGTGATTATATAATGTTGTATTACGCCTTCCCTGATTCACCCAACATCGGGTATCTGAGTCATGGAGAATATGGAATGAGTGTAGCATATAGTAGAGCCTATATACCGAGCCGTGGAAGTGGATCGGGATGTGGTATCAAGGAGGAAGCTACGTTCGACCTTGCGACGGCACTGGACGTGCTAAACGAGCCATTACCTAGGTGGTGCAAGTCTTATGGGGTTTATCCAGAACAATATAAGGATATTGATAGATGGTATAATAGCGATAATTATAACAAAAAAATATTTAAGGAAATTTGATATGGAAGTAAAAGATTGGGAAAATCTGGTTTTGAATACAGAAGTAGGATCACATTGTTTTGTTACGCTGATTGATGATAAGGACATCAGTAGAGGTTATGCGCAAATCAGACGTGCGGAGCATTTCGGGTATAACATCTGTTTTACAAGGTTATACGGGAATAAGTTCTATTTCGAAAAGATAGAGGAAGGACGTACGCAACAATATATCAATAGGAGGAAATGATATGGTAATAGAGTTTGATTTCGAGATATACAAAAACGGAGATTACGATAAGGTATATCTACGTAACGGAAAAGAGGCAAGAGTATTATGTGATAATGGGAAGGGTAATAGTCCTATGGTCGTGATGATTGAGGATGATAAAGCGGATGATTATATTATTCTTCGTTATAACGAAACTGGCAGGAGGAATATCAATGGTCAATCGGGTCTCGATCTTATGTTATCGGTAAAAGAACGGGAACCAGAATTATGGGTTGTTGTCATATCTTATATGGATAATAAGGATAAGAGACAAAAGATGGTCTTACCTAATTTTTTCTCAAGGAATATAAGAGGGAATATATATCTTCAAGGAAGCTCTAAATCAAGTGTATCATATTATGTTGATAAGCTAGAAGAAGATGGGTGCTTCGATGAGCTATGCGAGAAGATAAGGGTAAAGAGAGATCGCATTTATAACATGGAAATAATATCACTATCAGATGACGAGACGGCAGTTTAACCAGTTGATAAATGATCTGGACGGTAAAAACCCGTTTATCGTGTTGCATAGGGATGCCGTTGCGCCTAAATACGTAGGCGTGGAGGTCTCGAAAGAAGGCGTGGTATACAACTACTCGGTTATAAGCATAAACGACGAATATAAGCCTAAAAAGGCTCTTATTTCGAAGATATTGGGTATAGCTGATAATCTTAATGGCGATAGCGGCTTGAAAAAGGAATGATTGAGTGTATTTATGACCATAATAATAAAAGTTGTGTACTGATACGAATGATATTGGACGGAGGATAAATATGGCAGTATGGTAATAGACAGGTTTATATCTTAATATCATAATATTCTGCTATTATATCCTCTTTTTGGGTAAGGAGTATAATAAATAATATAAATATCTTGGATATGGGGGAAATTAACATAGGTGATAAGATCGTGAATAATAATTTTGATATGGATAAGATATGACAAGATACTTGCTTATGATGGCTATGGTGATACTGACACCGCCAAAAGGGAGCGGTGGCATGCCCCTCGCCCCGAAGCCGGCCGTGATCGAGGCACGGGTATGGGATAAGCTGGCGGCCGCCCTGTCTTTCGTGGAGTCAAGGAATGACGATCGAGCGTATAACGCCTCATCCGGGGCTTTAGGAAGATGGCAAATGAAAAGGGTATACGTTGATGAGGTTAATAGGATATTACGCCTCAAACGGCAGAAAAAGCGGTATAGATACGATGATCGAACGAATCCTGTCAAGGCTAGGGAAATGTTCGAGATATATCAATCTCATCATAATCCTAAAAAGGATATAGATCGGGCTATAAGATTGCATAGGGGATTACATTCCCCTAAATATATTAAGGAGGTTAAACGTAAATTAAGGGAATAATATGAATCGTGAGGTATTAATAAGTATCATTAATAGAGGTAGAATAAGGTTTATCCCAGTAAGAAGATGTTTCTTATGCAATGAATATGTAGGATATAAATTCGTTAGGATGTGTGATGGAAGTATGATACCGGTATTTTCTAGTGGATGTAGGTGTTGTGGCATAAATAATGGGACGCTATCAGAAAGGACTTGGGATGAGGTGCTTGATCTTGTCAAAACGGTACAAAATAAGCCTATGAATGAGAGAACGGAGGAAGATGAATTTATATTAAATAGTTTAATATAAGGAGGTATTGTATATGAAATGGGTGATAATAAAAGGCGTAAGGTATCCTATGTCCGTGGTGTCGGCATTCGCCGCATATTACGGGAACAATCCGTTTCTGAAGATACGGATAAGGAGCAAATATCACATAATTTCTTTTGATAATTTCGATTGTTTGAATATCCAGATAAGGTATTTGACTAACAACTATCCTGACTTCGTGCAGATAGGAAATTGGTATATATCCAAGAAGCAGGTGATGTCGTGGGGGCCCAAGGGGCAGGCCGTGGACGGATCGGGCTGGGTTATATCCTTCACCCTGTCCTTTGGTTTGGAGAACAGTACTCAAATTAAGTTCGACAAGGAAGAGGAGTATCAAAGAGCTTTAGATAGTTTAAATGAGAAGTTCAATGTAATATTATGAGTTGTATCATGAAAACCATGATACTTAGAGGAGTATTGAGACTGATAGCGATCAAGGCAAATGATGTTGTTTAATTAAAAAATAAATTGTTATGGAAATAAGAGAGCATTTATCGGTTTATCTAGAGAGTGGATATCTTTTTGACGATATGTCAGGAAAATTAAAGTGGTTTGAGATTGATAAAATCTTGATCAGTTTTACATATGGAGTAGTTAGATATGTAGGAACATGGGGAGGATGTAGGGCTGAGAAGACATTAGATGGGAAATTATTTTATTCGTCCGAAGAATGTTTTAAAAAGGATAAGAGCATCCCTAAGACAAAACTATCAATATATGATGTTTTTAAGTCATTATACGGATTCGCTCCAATAGGTGATGTGTGGAAATACAAAAACGGAAGAGCTGTCAAGTGTAAGTTGGAATGTTTTGATGTTGAAATAGATAATAAAGGAAAAATTTATTGTAAGGAAACATATTACAGAACATGTGAAGATGTGTATAAATTCAATGACTTAACTGTAGTTGACAAGAATGGAGACATGAGATTAGTAAAATCTTCAAAAAGTAAATTAATGCTTACTAATGATCAATTAGATGTTGTGGAGAGAATGAAAGGCATCATTGATGATATGGTTAGGTTAAAGATGATTATGTATATTGATCAAGACTATAATCTTTGTTTTCTGCCGGGAGATAAAATAGAAGATTTGACAATGGATGAGACAGATGGATTTGTGGATACCACCGGTATAGTGACATCTATAAAATCTAAGAATGTAATAGAATTTGGTAATTATATACCAGTTTACACCTCCCTATAAAAAGATAGACAAATCTCATTTTTATTGATCGCCCCTATGATAAAGCATTAAAAAGTATGTCATAGGGTTGTTTGCGTTTCTAAATATCTATATCTTTGCCCCACGTATTAGAATAAAGACGTAGAAGCGTTAAGATATTATCTCGTATTTGAAATCTGGACAATTTCAACCACTCGGGATATTTTGCGTAATATCAAAAGGAGAGTAATCATGAAACGTATCATATACTTATTAGCGATATCATGTTTCCTACTTATTTCTTGCCACGATGACGATCGTTTTAGTGTCGAAAATGTAGTTGGCAATAATACCTCTATCGTAGGAATGTGGCTTCGAGAAGCAGGCAAAGAACAAATGGTATATGCGTTCTTTGAAGACGGGACTGGGTATGAAAAAACAACTGATAGAAGAAACAATACTGTTAGTGTAGATGGATTCACATATGAATTTGATCCAAATACGATGAGTATAGTTTTTGATAAGGAGTTTGATAATGCAATATACTCAGAGTGGACCGTGGAAATGAAAGGAAAATCTTATATGATCCTAACACATCACGGGATCTGGGACGCTGGGCACGGCTTAACACATGAGGATACTTACTCATTTGAGCTATTCAGAATAATGGATGAGTAGACTAAACAGTAAAATTAAAAGATAAGCGGGATTAGATTTAGGCTAGTCCCGCTTTTGTTTTATCATATTTATTAATTTTTAAAAATTACAAACATGAAAAAAGAAGAAAAGAAATTTGTAACAGAGTATCAAATCAATGGCAAAAAGTATGCCGGTGAAATATGGGCAACCTCATGGGAAGAAGCTGAAAGTTTTATAAAACAAAGAGCTTCTACCGAAAAGGTTGTTGGATTTATTCCTAAAGATTAATCATCTATATCACATCCATTTCTTATTGCATTTTTTTTGCAATCATTTTTATTTGCATAACCTTGTGTAGACGCACCTACTATTTCTCCATTAGGAGCTGTTCTTCGCCAACGCCATTTATTATTAGAATCTTGATAAAGAGTAGTCTTATCACGTCTTTGATTTGTTTTCTTTACCATAACATTAGATTTTAAAGTTTATTTTCAAATATAGCAATCTTATTTCTAAACAATCCTAATTAAAACTAAAACAATTTTAATGAGATTATATTGGGGGTATGGTTTGATTGCTGGTTTTGAACGAATTTATTATCTTTATAGAGTAAAAATCAGAGTGTTATGTTTGAAATGAATCATTTTAAATCTATTGATGAGTTAGTGAAGTTCTTCCCTACCGAGCAATCATGTATTGATTTTTTGGAGAGGCAGAGATGGGGCGATCATGTCGTATCTCCATACGATCCGGACTCAAAGGTTTATAAATGTAAGGGAAACCGTTACAAGTGCAAGAACACGGGAAAGTACTTCAACGTCCGGACAAACACGATCTTCGAGAACACGAAAGTGTCGTTGAGGAAATGGATGTTGGCTTGCTATATCGTCATAAACGCTAAGAAGGGTGTCTCTTCCGTTCAGTTGGCTAAGTTCATTAACGTAACACAAAAGACGGCTTGGTTTATGTTGCAACGTATCCAAAATTGTTTCAATATAGATGCCAGCCAATGTCTAAACGGAGAGGTTGAGGTAGATGAGACTTATATAGGGGGATTGAATAAGAATAGGCATAGTAGTAAGAAGGTAAGAAACGCAAGAGGCAGGAGTTGTAAGGACAAGGTTCCGGTATTTGGTATGCTACAAAGAGAAGGCTTTGTTATAGCCAAGGTTGTTAATGATACTAAAGCCGGAACTTTGATTCCGATTATAAACGATGTTGTATGTCCGGGATCTACAATCTTCTCGGATGAATGGCAAGCTTATAGAAACTTAGATCCTAACCTATACGATCACGGTGTTGTCTATCATAAGAAAGGCGCTTACGTCATTGGGAATAGACATACTAATACGATCGAAGGATTCTGGGGACACCTAAAAAGAACATTGAAGGGTGTCCATCATTGGGTGTCTAGGAAACATCTGCAAAGATACGTGGACTCATCAGCTTTTAGGTATAATACCAAACATCTTTCCGAATGTGAAAGATTCGATGTACTTTTGCAGAATATCGGACACCGATTAAGGTATTCACAGTTAAAGAATATGGCAGCATGAGAAAAAAGAAAGACATAGAAGTAGTAATACATAAAGATATTGAGAAGGAGATGAAGAGAATAGCCGATAACATATTCGGCTATAATCCAAAAATAGATCCCCGTGATCCTCTTTTTCGGAAAACTCTTTCTTGGAGCGTTAAAAAAGAAGGAAAGGGAAAGAAAAATGAGAAAAACGATTGAATAATAAAAGGATACATGGTTATGTGTCCTTTTATTATTTTAGTGATAGTGTAAAGTAGTATATAATTACCTAAGAAAATATGTTGAGGAGTGTATATGTAATACTTACGGGAATGATAATAATATAGAGCAGATGATTAAGTTTATGGTGGATAATGAGCTTAAAAATAAAGATTTTAATGTCATTCCAAGAATGGTAGAGAAAGTATTAAAAGATAAGATGTTAAACGATATAGATATTGTTGTAATAAACAAGAATTTAAATGATTGAGGATATGGAGAATAAGGATATTTTAGATAAGGTAAGAATGAAGGGCATGAACCAAGGGATATGGCTGGCGGTTCAGGAGCTAGCCCACGACGGGCGATGGACGCAGGCCGCAGAGGAACTGGTGTCTTCTTGTGGATTGACCGAGGATGAATGTAGGAAGCTGCAAGAAGAAAGCGGATCGTTTAATGATGAGATGCTTGAATTTATTGATATGGTATTTGGTCATACGGATATGATAGGTGAAGGTGAAGATGATACAGAATAAATATGTATAAATATCAAATAGTAATTATATACAATAAAAATTATGAGCTTAATAGATAAACTAGAAGACTTGGTGGCTAAGGTAGACACCGAATACCAAGAGAAGATGGAGGCAGTGATCCGGGAGATAGTCCCGGGGATGCCGGAAGGGAATGTACGTCATGCCGCCGAGCTGATGTGCACGGACAGGATGGGGAATATGATGGACATAGATGTTTATATATTAAGGGAAGAAGATAGGCCTTATGAATGCCATTATCTAAAGGATCTATTGGAAGATAGGGTAGCTAGAATAGATAAGATGCATGAGGATAAAAGTTACACATACAATATAGATGATAATTATTGGTGCGCTACATGTGGTTCCCATTCTCATAAAAAGGATTCCGAGACAGGGTATTGCTGGCATTGCGATACGGTTAATTGGGTTAAAGAAGATGGAGCAGATATTGGGGTATAATTATTAAGGCAATTATACCCTATTCTATATTATAGTTGAAGTGTGAAGTTATTATATATAATTACCTAAAATATAATGATATGAAAATTCAAGTAGAATTAGATTTAGAAGACGTGTTCAATGACGCTATGTATAATGAGGTGTCATTAAAGGAAGAGTTCACCGGCTCGGTAAGGCACATGATAGTATGTGAGCTTAAGAATGAGTTCAAGAATGAGTTGATGAAGGAGATATCCAAGCCTATATCAGATAAACTTACTGATATAGCGAGGGAGTCGATGAGTGAGCTGATCGAGAACGCCAGCAAGAAGAAGTATAAATTTAGAATAGATTATATGGAAGAAGAGCTGACGGTTGATGAGCTTATAAGAGGTAGGATCAAGAAAATCGTAGACAGCAGCATTGAGACAATCATAAGCTCAAGAGCTAAATCTTTTGTCGATGAGTTAAGGAAGAGGTATGACATGGCGTTCGCGACCTTCATTGTGGATAACATGAGAAAGCAAAATATGTTGAAGGATGAGAAGATAACTGAACTGTTAAAAGATAATCCAGATAAGAGGTAGGGAGGATGCCAAAGGAAGGCTGCGATCGGTGTTCATGACGCCGCCCGTACCGGAGAAGGTTAGGGTGTTATCCCCGGCATGGTATAGGGCGGCAGTGGAGTTTCAAGGTAGGCCGGAGCAGGAGCGACTAGCCTTTTGCTCATGGTGTTGTTGTTATGGAGGGTGTAATTTGTGCGCGGATATAAGCAAATACAACATAAAAGGACTTAAGATATATGGAGGATAATAATATGGAGATGGAGGAGCTTAAAAATAAATATAGTTTTTCCGATGGGTTGATGGAGAAAATAAAACACTCCATTGAGGTACTAAGAAAAGGGGAAGAATTTGCCCTAAGATTTTACGATAAGGGATATTATCTAGCTTTCAGCGGAGGTAAGGATAGTCAGGCTCTTTACCATATAGCTAAATTAGCCGGCGTTAAATTCGAGGCTCATATGAATATGACTACAGTGGATCCGGCGAACATAGTATCTTTCGTGAAGAACAATTATCCAGACGTGATAAGGCATGTTCCGGATATCAATTTTTACCAACTTATAAGAAAAAAGAAATGTCTCCCATCAAAAACTCAAAGATATTGTTGCGAGGTACTTAAAGAAAGAGGAGGAGGAGGTACGGTAACTTTAGTAGGGATAAGATCGGAGGAATCAAAAACAAGATCCAAAAGAAATGAGATCGGAACCAGTAAAAGAAAGTATGATATATCATTCGATCAGTTCGATGAGCATAAAGAAAAGATGGTATCTTGCGTTGGAGGAAAGGACAAGGTGATAATATCTCCAATACTTGCATGGACGGACAAGGATGTATGGGAGTTCTTGAATAAGATGGGTATCGAATATTGTGATCTATATGATAAGGGGGCGAAGAGAATAAGATGTATATTATGTCCGATGTCTAGTATCGGAGAGATGATGAGATACCCATTCGATTACCCTCATCAGACAAAGAAGTTCTTGAATGAGATAGAAATACTTGTAAAAAAATGGTCACTATCAAGAGCTAGGAGAAAATCCAAATATGGTATTAGCATGGTATTTATCAAAGAGAACAGTGGATGATTTTAAGGGACTGGTGAGAAGAGTACAATCCGGAAAATTCAAGCCTAATAAAAAGAATAGAGAGCTATGGGATAGATTCATAGATTATTTTGATATAAAAAATGTAAAATTTTAAATATGACAAAAAGAGAGGCCATGATATTGGCGTTAGAGGTATTCGCTCAAAGCGTTGATATTTTAATAGAATCGGATAAGGTAAGTAGATCGATACGGACCACGGAAGATTATGATTTGGTAAATATAGCTTTCTATGATTTAGCGGAAAGCCTTCAGAAAAAAGCTGATGGAATGAAAAAAGTCAATTAACTATTAATAATTATTATTTAATTTAATTCAAAAACAAAATGTCTACTTTTGTAGACACATAAAAATTGCATATATGAAAAAGAGTGAGTTTGTAAAGGAGTTAGAGAAGATCATCGATATGGTTAAGACCGAAGATGATGGTTTCGAGTATGGTGGCAAAGTCATTTTCTATAAAGAAGATGATAGTAACTATGAAGTCTCGGTAATGAACATTGAGATGAATTTGGAAGTAGAAGCCAATGTTATGGCTGGTATGGATGATATGGATTTTACCTGCCTTATGAGTGAGGTTTATAAACAAAAGGAGGTAAAGGCTATAATGATGGAGAAGGATGACGATGAAGACAATTAATGAGATGACCGATCAGGAGATATATGATCTTACTGACGAGCAGATAGATAGATTGATCATAACAAGATGCGCTAAGGAGGGTGTTAGGTTTGTGGACGAACCTCCAGTTATGAAGACATACGACTACAAACCTATTTCTCCATCTAATTTCTTCTACCTTTTAGAAGGATTGAGCATAGCTGTTTTTAATCAGGATGATGCTATTAAAATAGCTAAGTTCTTAAGTAAGTTTGATTTATACAAGACTACATACGATTTCACTATATCCCATGAGAAGATATATAATAAGTTGGATATAATCAATATCAAACATATTCCAATGTTTGATACGAAAGATGAGGAGTCCTACAAATATATAAAGGACAAGAATAATAAGATTGAGGAGGAGTATAAAGATCAGGTGGATAAATACAAGAAGGATATAAAAAGAATGAGTGAAATCCATGCCGAGATCTGGTCGAAGGTAATCGATGTAAGAAATAAGATTGATCATATGAATCATCTTAGATTCCTTTTTGTAAAGGAATATCTTCCGTTGGTGGATCATGACACGAATACGGCTATGACGTTTTTTAAGAAAGCTTATGATGTGGATGATGATACGGAAAGATATATTCGTGAAGGGATAAAGGATTACCCATTGTTTAACAATAATATAGATTAAGATGCATAATTGGTTTAAATGTACGGTTTCTTATGAGACCGATGCCGAGAACGGCATGAAGAAGAAGGTAAAGGAAGAGTATTTAGTGGATGCCCTTTCTTATACAGAGTGTGAGGCTAGAATTATAGAGGAGATGAAACCGTTTATCTCCGGTGAGTTTAGCGTTGATATCAAACGATTCCGGATAGCGGAATTATTTGCCATGGATGGAGACCGGTTCTATAAGGTCACGGCTGATTATATTACGATAGACGAGAAATCGGGCAATGAGAAACGCAAGGCGTTTAACTACATCGTTCGGGCCAATGACCTTGATCATGCCAAAAAGAATTTCGAGGAAGGCATGAAAGGAACCATATCAGATTTCGTTGTCACTTGTATCAAGGAAGAGAAGAAACTGATGGACTTTTACGAGTTTGATGGTAAGATCAGGAATCCGGAGAAAAAATGAGGATAGTAGGCAGTAAAGCTAGCTACGAAACCACGTCGTCCATAGCCGAGAAGTTGATGGAGATAAGTAAAATGGAGGGTACGATTTATCGTATCCTCACATTGTCTAACAAAACTTATCTAGCTTCTAAATTAGGATATAGCAGATCGGGGTTCTATAAGAAGATACAAAACAGGAGTTTTAATATCCGGGAACTAGCTCAGATATTCGACACGATCATCAATTTCAAGGATCAGGATTGGGCGGAGAGTAAGATAGATAGGCTTAAAAGATATGGGGCCATAAGCCTTATGGAGTTCAATAAGAATTATAAACGAAAGAAAGCATGAGAGGTAGGATGTTGCCGTGTGAGAGATGCGGGAGGATGGTAGCTGTCAGAAGCAAAGGGTTATGCCAAGTATGCAGGGCCAAGGAGCTACCGCCAAAGGGAAGGACGGCGATACGGGCGAAGGCCAAGCCCAGGGGTAGGAGCCTAGCCGTGTTCTTTGGCGCCCATGTGACTAGATTGAGTATGACAAGGAGATCTGCTACCGGCGCATATATACCATGTCCTGGGGTAAGTAACATCTGTCACTTATACCCTAAACGGAAATATAAATCGGTCGCCGAGGATAATGATAACATTATCTACTTGACGGCTGATGAGCATACAAGATTCGATTATCTATTAGATACGATGGATTTTAGCCGGCTCTTGGATGAGTTTGGTAACGTATGGCTGTTGGCGGCCAGAAGGATGAGGGATCTCGCACCTAGAGTCGAGGAGGATGGTAAATTAAAAACCAGATTATTATCATGGATAGAAGAAAACAAAGATTACTTTTAGGCCTAGGATATAAGGCTATAAGTGACACGATATATAGTTATGGGACGATCATGGAGGTCATAAGCGATCAAGAACTGTTTGATGACATGAGAGTCCGTTTATCCGAGAGACACAATGTGGTTATCGAGGATAATGGAGAGATAGGAGGATCGGGTTTAGGCAAGATAAAGGACGTGTGTCCATCATACTACTGGCGATCATCACTTCCAATATTAAGAGCATATCATACAGATCCTAAATTTACCGCATTCTTTGGCATATTAGACGTTTTATCAACGGTTCCGAAGGAAGATATCTATGAGGGAGAAAAGCCTGTTGACGAGCCTAAGAAAGAACCTGATGAGGAGATAGAAATTGAGTATGATCTGGAGACTGAGCAACAGTATTATGCCGCTGAATGGATCAAGGATATCCCGACACCAGTCTTATACAGAATGACCGTGGCTGGCAAGCGTGTTTATTATGAAATGGGAGCTGATGGATACCCTATCATATATGATGGGGCTACCAATAATATTGCGAATGGGTATTGTGATACTTCCGGGGCATTAGAAAAATGGAAAAATGAGATGAGACTCAAGGGTAAGGACCCAGACGAGTATGCCAACTACCGGGCTGACTTAGGAACTATCATGCATTATCTGTTTGGGTTATATCTGACGGGAGTTAAGATAAAACTGATTCCAACATGGATAAGAAAAGCTGTTAAGGAAGCTAAGTTGAGAATAGACAAGTATAGGATGGAGCGGATATTAGTGGATAACATTGATGAGCTAATAGAGGATCTAATATCATTTGCCATATTCTGCAAGGAAAGACATGTAAAACCTGTATTGATCGAGAAGATGTTGAGGTCAAGCAGGTTAAAGGTAGCTTCTTCGGTGGACGCCGTGGTGGAGATGGACAGCGAGCCGGAGACAGTGGAGATAGAGGTCGAGACAGGAGAGTTCTATAAGACTGGAGCCAAGAAGGGTCAACCTAAGACAGAGAAAAAGAAGATAAAGAGATGCAGGAGGATATTCGCTATATTGGACTTCAAATCAAACAGGAAAGGCAATTTCTATGATGAGTATGCTTTTCAACTTGAGTTGTATAGAAGAATGATAATGGAGAACTACGGAAAGATATTGGAGATAGAGGAGATATATAACTTCGCTCCGGGTGATCCTACCGCAAAGACCAGCCAATATAAGTTGAAGAGACAGACTGACAACCCTATATTGAATATGGCTACCGTAGTATATCTTCAAGGAAAGTATAAGTTCGAGAAAACTAATTATACGGTTACATCAAGAATCGGATCCTTAGATATAGAAGGCGAGTTTGATGTTAATAAGTTGGTAAGGAAAGAGCCGCTGAGGGACTATATATATAGAGTCATGAATGAGAGGAGAGGGTGATGGAATTTAGGGAGTTCAATAAGAGCGTTCATCGGTATGAGCTGGATCATAGCAAACCAAGGAGGAAGCTGACGTGCCCGCAATGCGGCAGGGATAGATGCTTTACGCCGTACGTAGATGTAACCACCGGACAGATAGTAGGGGAGCAGTTTGGGGTATGTGATCACAAAAATAAATGTGGTTATTTTAAATATCCAACAGGCAATGAGCTTGGGAGCAATGATCTTTTTACCGATTCTAACAAAGTGCTAAGAAGATACAGGCCTCCTGTGAACCCAGATATAGCCAACTGTATCCCAGTAAACAAGATGTTTGAGACCCTTAATCCTTTCGAGACATCCGATCTTCAAGATTATCTATCCAATATCTTCGGATCGTATCATACCAATAGGGCATTTAACTTGTATAAGGTGGGGATGATGAGATTCGGAGACTGGGGTAAGTGCTGTGTGTTCTGGCAACTGGATAAGAATTGGGTGGTGCGGACCGGGAAGATAATGGACTACGGGCCTGACGGGAAGAGGGTAAAGGTTCCCATGGATCACGTATGTTGGGTGCATATACTGGACGGTCAGGATTACCTGCTTAGGCAATGCCTGTTCGGGGAGTTCCTTATCAACTTCTATCCCAATGACGCTCCGGTGTATATAGTAGAGTCAGAGAAGACGGCTGTTATCTGCAACATCGTGTACCCTAGTAGGTTGTTCATGGCCTGTGGCGGTATCCATATGTTGAAGAGGGAGATGGTAGAGACATTGGGTAGGAGGCGGATAGTCCTGTACCCGGATAAGGGCGACGCTTTCAACGAATGGAGAAAGAAGGTAGACAAGGATATGAGGGGGATGAATATAGAGATAAGTGATTTTCTAGAATCAAAACCCAATATAGATGAGGGGATGGATATAGCGGATTATTTTATAATTAAACAAATTTACAATAATGGCAAAGGTAGTTGATAATTACAAGGGATTCAAGGTGCTTGAAATAACAAGACAGGAGATGATGGATAAGCTTACCAGATATGGGTGCTTAGGTATTTGCGATATGTGTAACAGACCTACATCCGTAGGTTATTACGTGGCGGTGATCAATCAATGGATGTGCAAGGACTGTTACAATGATTTCATCAAGTCAATTGACAGGCATGAGGAGGACATGAAAATAGAAAACAAGAATTTTAATAGATTCTGCAATCTATTTAATGTTAAGATAGAAGAAACGGTATGAGAGAGTTGTCTTTAGCTCAGAAAGCTATGTTAAACGGGTCCATATGCCCATACTGCAAGAACCCGTCCACTATGATAAATACGGTAGAGGGGAAGCAAGTAGGGTGCGAGAAGTGTGGGGCTTGGATGAGATCCGATCCTTTTGGAAAGCCGATGGGGAGGCTGGCTAGGCCGGATCTTCTTAGAAGTATGGATATGGTAATGACTGAGATTAATATATTTGCGTATAGGACAAAACGGGATGTACAGGATATTTACAAAAGCCTATCTGGTGAATTGGATATACCAATAGAACATGTATCTCCATATAAGATGTCTTTGCCATCACTACTTAATACCATGAGATATATTGAAAAGTATAGCGATAATCATATACGGATATATGATAGAACCATGGTAAAGAAGGCTTGCCCTAGGCACGGAGCGGTGGTGATCGGGAGCAACGCCTGCCACGGGTGTCCAGAGTTCCTGTTCCATGTGACAAACAACACGACCGATACGGTGGTGTGTGATATGGATATGAGCTATGGCGACTGTATAAAAAAGAGAAATAAATAAATTTGATAGACAATATTAATTATATAAAAGATGAAAGTAATTTTTATTCATAAGCCAACAGGATTTTATGTAGGAGGATCAGTGTTTAACAAGACATGTGGTTTTTACAAATGCAGAGATAAGATGATAGAAAAAGGCATAAGCGAGGATAAGGCCAACATGCTTATTGATATAATAGGTCCGTACTTATGTGTGTGGGAAATAAAAGATGGGGATGATCCTTACGAGAGCATGAGAAGCAGACTCGGAGATAAAGCCTCATATTTAGATGGAGAGGATATTATCGTAGAGGATTATGATTATGACGAGGAGGACGAGGATGGGGAGGTCGACTGAATATTATAGGACACATCCGGAGGCCAGAAGAAAGAAAGCCGAGACGGATAAGAAGATCAACGCCCGCCCTGAGCAGAAAGCCAAGAGACGGGAGTTGGGTCGCAAGAACTACAAGACCGATAAGTTGAAAGGTAAAGCCTATCGGAAGGGAAAGGATTTATGCCATACGGCTAAAGGACTTAGATATAAATCAAGATCAGCTAACAGAGGGTCTAAATCCGATACGGCTGGCGATAGAAACGCAAGAGGATGAGTGAGGATAGGATATGGAGGTCATCCAAGGAGATTATCATGGATGCCTATGAGAGGATAAGAAAGTATCAGTCGGGAGAGCTTCTCCCGGCTCGTACTGGATACGCTTATCTTGACAAGGCGTTGCTGGGCGGGTTCTACCCACAACATGCGGTGGCTATCGGCGCTAGGCCCGGAGTGGGCAAGTCTTATTTGGCTCAGAAGATTATGAGCAATGTAATGAATGTTAATATCAATCCCCAAGCTGATGATTATGTATGGCTCAGATGTGAATTTGAAATGAATCCAGAGGATTTGATGTTACGTTCACTATCAAAAAAAATGGGAAAGGATATACAAGATATTCTCCTTAACGAGATGTCTGATGAAGAGATAAAGGAAATGCAGAAATGTCTTAAGGAGGAAAACTCCAGCAGAATAACATACATCCCTAAACCATCGACAGTAGACGAGCTTCAGAACTTCTTATGGAATAGTTATATGCCAGCGAACAAGGATAAGAAAATGGTATTTGTATCCATAGATCATACAGCTCTTATACAAGGCACGGGTGACGCTAAGAGGAATATAGATAGTCTGATAACCATGTGTAATATAGCTAAAAGAACTTTTCCCAATATATTCTTTCTTATAATATCACAACTTAACCGTGATATTGAGGGAAGACGGGATCCTAAGGATCATATGCCAAAACAATCTGATTTCTATCAATCAGATACATTGGGGCAATTGTGTACGGCTATGGTAGCGTTGAATATTCCAAAAAGATACGGCTATTCATCATACATGCAATTCCCGCAAGGCTGGTATCCTAATCTGGAACGTTTTAAGAGTGAATCAAGGCGCTCTTTCCGTGTAGATGGACTTATATTCCATCATATAGTAAAAGTCCGTCAGAGATCATTAGAGGAGATTGACGCTATACATGTAGATATCATGAAAGGATATGAGCGATATTATCCTGATGGAGGGGTGGTGCGCCAAGAAAGACCAGGAGGCTCGGATGCCCCTGTGGGTAGCGGCAAGCCGGACACGACCGTGGTGACACTGCCGCCCCCACCTCCCAGTATCCCGTTGGAGCAACAATATATACCGCCTAGTGATGATTTCAATGTAGTACATGACGAAACACCTTATTAAGCATGAGATTGAGAAAAAATTTTTTGCTTGTCATCATAAAAGGGATGGAGATGTTATTAAAAGCCAATTTCTCCACCGAAAACAAGATGGGCATACGAGAGATCATATCCTCATTAAAGGAAATGGCCGAATACAGTATCAGGTATATCATAAACCGGGACAGGGAGAAGGAGATCATGAGCATCTGTGATGAGGTATCCAATAAAGTACAGGAGTATAAAAGAATGAACGATAACTCAATGGTATTGGAATTGGAGAACTTGAAGCGGGAGGTAGTGGCGGTAGAGGATCTTCTTAGCTCTTACAAGGGCGTTCTTGACGCCGAGCTGGTGATAGCCGAGGATGATATCAGGATCATACGGGATAAGATAGCTATAAGTTTGAGGGAGGACGGGACATGCAAGAGCATGACTGACGCCGATAAAAGGGCTAGGGTGGACGTAAGATACGAGAGGGCGTTAGAGGATTATCGAATCCTTCTAAGATGCGCCAATACGGTTAGGGCTAAGATGTCGGTTGTAGGGCATCTTAACCAATCTATAAATCAATCTATATCAGTTGGTAGGGTTGGTATGGCTAATGAATCTTATACAGTAAAACAATATGAAAAAGGGAAAGAGATTATCGAAAGCAGACGCCCTTAGGGTGTTGAGAAGAGCTTACAATCTAATAAAGAATGATAATTATGCGTTTATATGCATAGCAATAGAAAGGACAGCGGTTGAATTATCACTTGCTGAAAGATCATGTGTGGCGTGTTATCTTATACCAGAACTGAAGATGTTCAAACCTGTAAACAGAAAAAATGGAGATTTTTGGTTTCATTCATCAAAGAAAAACATAAGGTTACATATAATAGATACGCTAATAGATATATATAACGGAAATGATCATCCCGATATAGTCGAGAGGGTAGCCAGAAAGATTAGGTCAATATTTTAACTTATTTACATATGTATATAAATTTTGAACAGATGATGACATCAGGATTAACGATGTCTGATGTTGGATATCTTTTGATGATCCGGCAAAAAGAAGAGATGGCTAACACCATTCCAAAGGAGAAAATAGATAGTTATAAAGCATCTGGTTATATTGAGCTTCAGAAGAATGGGAAGTGGAAGATAACGCCAAGGGGAGGATCGCTGCTGATGCTGATAGAGACACCCGGTCTGACACCGGAGGTCGAGGGGATCCGGGACCGTATCGTTGGGGTATATAACGATACGGGTAAGGATACAGGAGCTATCAAGGAGGTGGAAAAAAGGCTTATCTGGTTTGTGGCTAACACCAACTTCAAGGAAGAACCTATAGTAAGGGCCGTAATATCCCACATAGATCTTAAACGTGAGTATACGATGAGATTGGATAACTTGATCTGGAAACCATCAAATGTGTATAGCGTGCATATGAGTTTATCGGAATCAACGTTATTCGATACGATCATAAAAATGTATGGCATGACGTCTGACTTGTATCTTAGGGAGAACAAGAACAAGGAGCTGGCATGGTTGTTCGCCATAAGCCGGCTTCCGGATCCCCCAAAGAGAATGGATAAGGAATACGCTATCACAGGCGATGTTAAGATGGATATCGAAAGGATATCGGATATAAAAAAAGAATTAGGTAGAAGATTGAAAATGTCGATTTAGTATGGAAAGAAAAGAAGTTGAAAAAGTAGTCAAGGAGGCGATATTCGAGAAGATGGGTGAATTTAATGGTCTTGATCATGCCGCTCAGATAATGAACGAGGATAAGCTGGATACGGATATGGCTATGGATTCCCTTGATTTTGTAGAAGTCATAATGGAAGTGGAAAAGAAAACGGGTAAATGTATACCCGATGAGGCACTTAACGTCAAGCCTTATCACGAATTGACGGTAGGAGAGCTTATGGGTATGTTGTATGATTATCTAAAAGACAAATAAATGGATTTCGGATATGATGATTGGGAAGAGGGGCTAGAGACCCCTCTTGTCGATGATTGTGATGACGATCATGAGGAGGAAGAATATGATTTCAGTTAAGGAGTTAAGACCGGGCAATCTTGTAAAAGACAAAGCTGGTGATATATGGAGAGTAGGGTGCGTTACCGGTATGCGTAATGAAAGTGGATCATTAATCCTTGAACGTGAGGTTGATGATGGGATAATGAAATGGTATTCAGGGGAAGATGATGTCATGCCTATTGAGATAGACGATAACCTTCTTGACGCTATCGGTTTCAAGAGTGACAAGAATAGGGACGTATATCGTGGACACGGGATGACCATGGAGGTTTTTGGCGACGAGTATTATCTCGGACTTAGGGATATGGAGGATGACCTGAGCGAGCTTATCCAGATAAGGTATTTGCATAACCTACAGAATATTTCGATGGATTTATATGAGCGTGACATAAATACGGAGAGGCTTTATGATCGTTCCGGAGAATAACTTGCTATGCAAGACGATAGGCGGTGAGAAGGTGCTTGCCGCATCCTACTCACAGATAGACACGTTTGTTCAGTGTCCGTATAAGTGGTATAAGACTTACGTGGAGGGTCACAGATCCACGGAGAAGCATGAGGCTACGTCATATGGTACGGTTATCCACCAGACGATGGAGTATTTCTTCAAGAACGGATGCAGACCTTCTTATGAGGACATGAGTAAGGCATTTAACTATTACGCCGATATAGAGAAGATACCTTTTGATAGCGTAAAATCTCAGATCGAGTCCATGCAACATGCGGCTAGGTTAATAAGATGGATTGTGGGGTTGTTTGAGAAGGATGCTGCTGGCAACTATAAGAAAATGTGGTCGGATCTTACGCCAATGGAGAAGGTGATCCGGGGGTCGAGACCGGCCGGCGTGGAGGAGGACTTCGTCCTGCCCTATAAGCTACCCAAGCCCCTTACTTTGGATGGCGTGACGTACGATAAGGTACATATCATAGGATCGGTGGACTGGCGTGGAGAGTATAAGACAAAAGACAGGATAGCCATGTATACGATAGACTGGAAGTCTGGGAGAAAGTTATTCGATGAGGATAAGCTGCTTCACAATCTCCAGCATCCGATATACGCCTTTTACATACTCAGAAAATATAAGGTATTGCCGGATATGTGCAGCTATTTCTTTACCCGCATGCTGGACAATCAAAACGTGAAGGTAGATAAGGAGAAAGTAGAGAGATCGGTCAAGGAACTTAACAATATTCTCCTTGACATGTATGATTTCGAGACAAATAAAATAGATAGCTATCAAGCTCACGTTTGGGACGACGCCAAACAGGGGTATAAGTACGAGAAGCGCTACCTCATGGGACGCCAGCCGGCCTGCCTTGAACCCCGCCCCAAGCCCTTGTGTTTTTGGTGCGATTTCTCGATCCACAAACAAGGGACATGCAGGTACTCATCGGACTGGGATGAGTCAAAAAGAAAGAATAAAAAAGATTAACTTTATTAAAAAGCCTAGGTAAATATCTAGGCTTTAATTATATTTGTGTCAATAAATAATTGGTTATGGATAGAAACGAAAGAGAAAAACAGGTATTGGATCTTCTGATGTCTAGAAAGGATATCAGGAAATTGGTAGAGAAATCAAATGAATGTTATTCTAAGATGGATTTCGTTGGCGCCATGAAATACCGGCAGGAGATAAAGGATATCGTAGACCGGGAATCGAAGATCATGTTGACAAAAAGCGAGTCTTTGGTGAGTTTGATGAATAACGCTGATAATGAATATAAATTCAATATGCTGGTATGGCTACATTCCATGATGTGTATGGCGGATGTATTTAACGGGATATTGGAGGATTTCAAGGATGGGGTAAGGAAAGCCAACGGCAACTCCAAGTTCGTTAAGTTCGATAATCTGGATCGGTTAATGACAGAATGTAAAAAGGAGATTGATTACCTGATGAAAGGCGCAAGTAAATCGTTCCAAATATCTTTCGCCGTAAGAAGCGATGAGCTAAGGGAGATGATAGAGAATATGGTTGGAGACAATATCCGGGAAGGGTATGACATATTCAAGGAAGAGGCTGAGATGGTGAATGAGACAGATAGGAGCAAGATAGAGGAATTTAATAAGAAACTAGATCATGATTAAATGCGATATAAAGGTAGGTGATATAGTCCATACCCAGGTGGGCACGGGAGAGGTGATAGCTATAAGTAAGACGATGGATACATTGATGGTAAAAATGTTTGACGATCGTGAATGCCCAGTGAAATTAAAATACGTAAAGGCTGTTTTTGATAACTATAAATCCAAATGATATATAAACTAAGACCATATCAAGAGGATTGCGTTAAAAGCATCTCTGATTACATAAACTCTGATAGACATGATCCGGTATTGATCGTAGGGCCTGTAGGTTGCGGTAAATCGATCCTCATAGCAGAAGCGGCTAGATTGATGGGAGATAAGACGCTGATTTTACAACCATCAAAAGAATTGCTACAGCAGAATTATGATAAGCTTACATCATATGGCATACCGGCTACCATCTATTCCGCCTCCTGTGGCAAGAAAGAGCTGTCTAACATGATATACGCCACGTTAGGGTCTATCAAGAAGGTTGTTGGTCAGCTTAAGGAGATGGGAATCAGAAATGTATTGATAGATGAGGCTCATGCCGGATACAGTCCTGAGGATGGCAGTGAGTTTATGACATTCATGAATGAGCTGAAGCCGAGAAAGGTGATAGGGTTTACAGCCACGCCATGTAGACTTAAAAACATGTCGATAGGACAGACATCATATTCCCAGCTTAATTTCATCACTCGTATGAGACCGGTATATTTCAAGAACCTGATTCACGTGATACAGGTAGAGGAGATGATAAGGCAAGGATTTTGGACACCTCTTAAATATGAGACATGGGATTTCAATGGAGATGCCCTTAAACTTAATTCTAACGGCTCTGAATATACGGCTGAGTCTATTAGTGAGGCGGTGAGAAAAAATGGCTTAAACAACCTTATTTTGCGCCGATTGATGGTGTTAAAAGATATCTGTAGATCTATACTGGTGTTTATGGATTCTGTTGAGAGCTGTAATACTGCCGCCGAATGGATAAACGCCAAGATATGTGCCGGCATGGCGGAGGTGGTTCACGGAGGCACGCCAAAGAAGCAGCGGGAGGCTATAGTCGAGAGGTTCAAGTCAGGTGGAACGCAGGTGGTGTTCAACTATTCCGCCCTCGGAACCGGATTCGATCATCCGGGTCTGGATTGTGTGATAGTAGGAAGACCAACATTCTCATTCTCGTCGTTTTATCAGTGGCTTGGGAGAGCTGTCAGGATAAAGGGCGGTAAGGATAGCGCATTAGTCGTTGATTGTTGCAACAACTCGTCAAGGTTCGGCGATATAAGGAAACTTAGTATAGAGAACTACAAAGGATATGGATGGGGGATGTTTATCGGCGATAAACTAATCACTAATATCCCGATGGGGGATAAGGTAACGAAAACGGATCTGGATATCAAAGCCGCCAAGAAAGACCGAAGGAGGGGGCTGGCGCAGGGCATTACCGCCTCCCCTGTACCCGGGAGGCCGGATCATCCCCTTGGCTCTACGGTAATGACATTCGGGAAATATTGTGGATGGATGTTGCATTCGATCCCAGTATCGTACTTCAAATTCATAAACGAGACATTTGATTGGGATAATGGTCGAAACAAGGAGATAAAAGAGTACATAGATTTTTTAATCAAAAACAACAGATTATGACAGGATGTATATATCATGAGGCTGATCTTGACGGAGTAATGTCAGCGGCTATAGTAAAAAAGTATGGTGATTATATATAATTTTACACTAAAAAAAATGACATATAAATAGGAATTTATAAATATTCTATTTATATTTGCGATATGTATTTGGTGGAGCAACATATAATTACTATTAACGATAAGAGATATAAGGATTTAGATCGAATATGTTTCTTATCCAAGAATCTGTATAATACGGCTTTGTATATAATAAAGCAAGAGTTTCTTAGTACAGGTAAATGGATAAGAGCTGTAGATCTTAACAAGAAGATGGTAGCAGAGAATAACATAGATTATAGAGCAATGAGTGGATCATCCTCTCAGCAGATTCTTATGGCTTTAGACAAGAATCTAAAATCTTATTTCTCTGCTATCAAGGCATGGAAGCGTGATAATAAGAAATTTACTGGCTGTCCTAAATTTCCAAAATATAAGCATAAAACAAAAGGCAGGAACGTATTTTCTTATTCTTACGCACAGTTTAAACATAGAGGAGATTTTATCTATTTCCCTAAAAAGGAAGGATTATCTCCTTTAAGAACTAATTGCAAGGAAGGAACTGTAAAACAGATTAGATTTGTTCCTAAATCCGATTGTTATGTCATAGAAGTTGTATATGAGTCAATTGTGAAAAAGCAACTTGATGATAACAACAGGATCATGTCTATTGATCTAGGTGTAAATAACCTCGCTTCTATCGTGACCAACGTAAGCAATAAGCCTATTTTGATAGATGGAAGGAGACTTAAATCCATCAATCAGTATTACAATAAAAAAAGGTCAGATATTCAAAAACAATTAAAGAAAGTAAATGGAAAAGAAAATTCGAGACGGTTGATGTCCTTAACAAGAAGGAGAAACAACAAGGTGAAAGATTATCTTCATAAGGCGAGTAAGGAGATAATAAATACTTGCTTGAAGGAGGATATAACAACATTGATAGTAGGTCATAATGATGGATGGAAACAAAATGTTAACCTTGGTAAAAGGAATAATCAGAATTTTGTTTCGATTCCATTTGAGATGTTTATATCAATGTTAAGGTATAAATCGGAAAGACAAGGACTAAGATTTGTTGAAGTAAACGAATCTCACACGTCAAAATGCAGTTCTTTCGATTTAGAATCAGTAGGTCATCATGATACTTATGTTGGTAGAAGGGTAAGAAGAGGTCTTTTTATGACAAGAGATGGTATTCTTATTAACGCTGACATCAACGGAAGTTATAACATCATGAGAAAAGTAAAGGGGGATGCAGCAATGCCACTCCATACAGGGTTTGGGTATAACCCAGTTAAGAAATTTATTAACTAATTATATGAGTGCAAACTTGTATATAATTACCAAAAGTATTTCAAAAGGGACATTGATCTTCTTCCTTACAATTACGGCAAGGAAATACCTGACGTGAATAAATATGATAAGGTGTTTGTAGTTGACGTGTCATTTGGAAACAGAACAAGATTCCTTTTCGATGAGTGGAAGGATAAAGGTACAGATGTCATATGGATAGACCATCATAAGACAGCCATAGACGATATGAGGGATTACGAGGTAAAGGGCAAGAGGTGTATAGGGACGGCGGCCTGTGAGCTTACGTGGGAATATCTTTTCGATGACATCAAAACTCCTAATGTGGTAGAATTATTGAGTGCTTATGATGTATGGGATCACGACCGGTTCGAGTGGAGTGACGTTCTTTCATTCCAATATGGGATGAGAGGATATTGTGGTCTTGACGTGGATATGGCGGCAAGTGTCATGGACGGCGATCATGACTTCATATATGACATGATAAGGAACGGGGAGGCGATACTGGAGTATATCGTTGAGAAAAACAGAGGAGAGATGAAGATGTTCTCATTCGAGGCAGATATATTTGGATACAAGGCTATATGTATGAATACCACGGAGTTTAACTCTACTACATTTGAATCTATGTATAACCCTAAGAGACATGATCTGATGATGCCGTTTTGCTGGAACGGAAGATTCTTTAGATGTTCATTCTATACCACCAAAGAGGAGGTGGATGTCTCGGCGCTGGCACGTAAAGCCTATCCCGGGGGAGGAGGTCATAAGGCGGCGGCAGGCTTCCAGCTTAGCGCAGAGGATATGATGGAGTTTTTGAAAACAAGGAAAATGTTATGATTGGATTAGGATCTACCTTTATAATAATAGCGTGTTCTATCTATTTGATAGTAGAAGGAAATGAAAAGAATGATTCGACTAAATTTTATGGAGGACTAATAGCGACAATCCTATCTATCGGTTTGATGTGTTTAGTAATACAAAATATAAATACAAAAGATATGGGAAAGGTGTATAAATTCAAGAGACTTAACGAAATGAAGCTAGACGATTATGGCTTCGGTTTGTTCGAGTACAATGGTGCTCTTTATTTCAAGGAGGCAGATGAAGGGAGATGCTTTGATGTAAGGAGCGGGAATGAGGCTATTATCGGGAAAGATAAAATTGTAACGGCCTTGGAGGATTGATCATGAGAAAACTTGACGACACCAACAGGACAAGGAAGAGGAGCGTACGGCACTCGTGGGTAAAGGCAGGCCCGGGGATCCAACGCTGCGCTATTTGCGGGATTACGAAGCAAAGCGAGTGGAGGGACGGGAAGACCTCGCATTGCGTATATCTATCATCTGGTGAGCTTTATTCCATAACAGGTGAGACACCAGAATGCAGGGATCTTAGTGAATTTTATTAATAAAACAAAAAGGAGTTTGAAATGAAAGAGGAATTTAGCAAATACGAAAAGGTTGTTTATGACGGTGAGGTATTTGAGGTACTTGAAACCGCCGATCGTACAGGAATGATGAAAATAGAACCGTTATTTGATGAGACATATAAATTCATTTGGGTTGATGAGGAGATGGTTGTCTCGTTAAACAGGGCTATCAAGTTAAGGCTTATTGATGATGAGACAGCGGATGAGGCGATGAATTTCGGGAAGCCAAAAATAGGAGACGCAGTGGTGGCAAGCGGGCCGCTCGTAGGGAAAGACGGCAGCGGGAAGGACGACCGGGCCGACGGTAAACTCCGGTGGGATCTCCTTCCTTTGGCTGAGATAGAGGACATCGTGAGGGTATATACAGAAGGTGCCAAGAAGTATGCTGATAACTCATGGCAAGATATACCTGATGGGTTCAATCGTTATCTAGGTGCACTCATGAGACACTTGGTCGCTTATACGAAAGGGGAGAGATATGATAAGGAGGGATTCATGCATCTATCCGCCGTATGCTGGAACGCCATAGCGTTATTATATTACGATAAACATAACAAAGGGCTTATAGGATGGAAAAGTCAGGAGAAAGAATAGTAGATGAGATATTGATGGCTATCGATAAAAGAACCGGTAAATACGTTAATGTAATTAGGCGTACTATTGATGATGACACTCCATTCTCGATAGTTAAGTACCTTGGTAAGAATCATAAAGAGCTGAATTATGATTGTGTAAGGCATCTTAATTTTGATATAGACATAGATTGGGAGTTGAGAAGATATCAGATCGTGAAAGATTTATTATCTAACAGTTTCGATGGAAGGAAGATGGGTGTAGATGAGATAGATAATGCTATATTTACTGCTGATTTGATTATTAACAGATTAAAAACTATTTGAGATGGTAAGAATTGATTTTTTCACGAAGAAAGACGCTGAGTACAGCGATTACATGCGATATATTATCGCCAACACGTTACAGGAGTATGAGGGTGAGGTTACGTTGAACCAGATCCCGGAGAACAAGGCCACGGAGGAGGAAATATCCAAGTACGGTATAGAGGTATATCCTACTATCATCGTCAGCGGAGATAACATGGATGGCTTTAATAAACTTGAGGGGATGGCCAGAAAAGCTGATCTTATTAACGTCATGTCGTTATACGACAAGAAATAGGCTTATGACGATAAGGGATAAATATTTTGGTTGGAAAGATATATTCTTTGACAGGTTCGTGCATTGCTGTAATGAAAAAAGCGGCCAACCACAAGGGAGTAATATACCTCTAGCCAAAATAAACTTCGATAACAAGACAGGATATGTGGAGGACGGGACTATTAATATAGCCGAGCTTCTTCAATATCTTTGGATAAATAATAAGGTCTATGGGTGTGAATATGCACCCATAGATATATCCTCTGTCTTGCAAACATTGATTAGATTGACCGAGAACGCTAAGTTCATATTTGACGACCAACCCGGAATACATGATATGATCCCATATAGAGGTTTTTTTCTTAGAGATGATTTTTTACCCGGGAAAGATTATTCACTTGATTTGGATAAAATAGTGAGCGGGATGGGAGGATGGTATGGCGAGGATGAGGATCCTTGTTATTCGATGTTCGTCAGCCAAGACCAGATATGGAACTTGAACCCGATATTGAAGGTATTAGCTGATGAGGGATCGCCATTAGCTAAGAAGCTTGGGTATGAGATAAACTCATATGTAAGTGATAATGGATATACGATATACAACCCATACCTTTCATGGATCAATCATTACTATCATTATTGCCCGACATTTAACGAGGATAAATTAAAGCCTTGGGATAGGGTAGAGGATAGGAAAAATAAGTTCAAGATGACGGATAAGGTTAAGAGAGGCGCCAATAACTGGTACTATTCAGGCGGAACTATATCTTGTGTGGATAACTTCATGGGGAAAAGATACAGAAAGAACCTGCGAACCTTTATCTATCGTGGAATAGTATTCTTCCTTGACCGGATATGGCATACGCCTTTATTTGAGAAGATGGGTGTGAAAATGAAATACAACGCTTATTACTGTTATGCCGCTACCTCCGGTATTTGGTACAATAAAGGATTCAAGGAAAGACTAGCCAAGAGGTTTAACAAGTCGCTGGGCGGCGACGGGGAACTGTTCGGGGCTAACCTAGCCTGCATGGTCTGTGACCGGCGGGATATCGATTGGGAAGCGCTTCGTCTTTGGCTTGACAAGTATGACGAGCCTAATGATAAGGGTATGGTGAATAGCCCTATCCAATTTATGTATTTATATTTATATTACTATTTTAACAAATAACTTGAAATGAAGAAGATAAATGACTGGGTTATAAGAACATTTGGGCTGAGAGGTTCATGGAGCTGGGCTAAGAAGCAGATGTTAAATGGAGCGATCATTAAACGTAAGGCTACTATAGGGACATATAAAATAACTGTTGATAATGACAAGAATCAGTTGCTTGTAGCTACATGGGATCATCTAGATCAAAGTCCTGTATGGGAAAGGTGTCCGCATAGTTTATTAGATGAAGATGCGGTTGATTATTTTGTCACAGCTCATAAGGAATTATCATATGGGGGCATAAAGATCAGGATGAAAGATGAATTTAAGGATTAAGCGTGAATTTCCCTGACTTTAGGCGTGAGTAGTTCACTTGTAACGATAAAATATTAAAAGCATGAAAAAGATTACCGATAAAGACGTAGAGGCTCTTAAAGCCGGGAAGAAGGTGACAAAAGGCTTTATCCATATGCAGTTGGATGATAAGGGGAGATTGAACATGTGGGCTGATATCAATATAACTGACAAATATAGGGACTTTGAAATAGACGCTAGCAAATTGTTTGATCATGGGATTCTTACTGAAGAATATGATAAACTTAGAATTATAAACATACATCAGCAAGGTAGAAGAATATGAGAAGAAGGATGATAGGTGGTCAAACCGTTACAGATAGCAAGGAGATAATACAACATATGATACATGGGGTCATATACGGTAAATGGACTTTTGTTAAAAGGGGAGAAAATTTTGGTATAAAATTGGTTAAGGTCTTGCCGGGTATACATAAATCTATCATGCGGATAGCCGAAAGGGAAATTTTCAGGTCATGAATATATTATCATTATTTGATGGGATATCATGTGGATATCTAGCGTTACGGAGGGCCGGCATACCTATAGATACTTATTACGCCTCGGAGATAGACAAGACATGCATAAAGGTGAGCCAGAAGCATTTCCCTGATATTATCCGGTTAGGAGATGTCAATAACTGGAGAACGTGGGATATCCCATGGAAAGACATAGATCTGGTCATGGGAGGGTTCTGTTGCCAGAGTTTCTCTAGCTCAGGTAAAGGTAAGGGATTTATGGACGCAAGGGGAAGGCTTTTCTTCTGCTTCTCGGACATCGTAAAGCATTTAAGGAAGGAGACCAAAGGTAAGGTCCTGTTCTTGGGCGAGAACGTCCGGATGCGGGATGAGCACCGCTGGGTGATTACCGAGGAGCTTGGCGTGGAGCCGGTGGAGATCGATAGCGCCTTGGTATCGGCGCAGACCCGGCATCGTCTTTATTGGTGTAATTGGCCGGTAGAAATGCCGAAAGACAAACATATATCGTTGGATGATATTTTAGAGCATGACAAGGGCTGGAATCCGGAAGCCATAAGAGGAAGATATATAGGAGTCATTGTCGGTAGAAGGATAGGAGAGGACGGACACCGAAAGGACTATGACAAGAACGTGAAAATCATACAATGTCTGGAAGTAAGAAAAGACAAGAATACTACCTCTATTAAGAAAAGTAATTGCCTTACAACAGTCATGAAAGATAACGTGATATCATCATTACCGCCCGGAAGATATCCTAATGCCTTTGACATGAAAGATAAGTTCAGATACCTGACCCCTGTGGAGATGTGTAGGCTACAGACATTGCCGGATGATTACCTTGATGGGATAGCCCCGAATACGGCCATGTCTTTAGCGGGAAACGGATGGACAGTGGATGTGATAGCCCATCTGCTAAGAGGTATAGAGCGTAGGTAAAATTTAAAACACAATTACAACGATATGATTATAAACAAGACATGGTCGATGCCGAATAAAGAGACATTCAGCATAAAACCGATAAGAGAACTTATAGATAGATATAAAAAAGACGGAATGGTTATAGTAGATCCATTCGCCAGAAACAGCGATATAGGGACGATAACCAACGATCTTGATCCTGAGACTAAGGCTATGTATCATAAAGACGCCACGGACTTCTTGTGTCATCTTGATGATAATATAGCTGATATGGTATTATATGATCCACCATATTCTGCGAGACAGATATCTGAGTCGTATAAAAGACTTGGAGGTGCTGTTGATATGCAAACAACGCAATCCAGCTACTGGGCTAGGCAGAAGAAGGAGATAGCTAGGATCACCAAGAAAGGCGGGGTGGTCATTACCTGCGCGTGGAACTCCGGCGGTATAGGGGCAGGGCTTGGTTTCGAGCAGCAGGAGATTCTTCTAGTGGCTCATGGGGGATGGCATAATGATACGATAGTTACAGTAGAAAGGAAAATGAAATTATGAAGGAAAGGATATTCACCACAAAAGAACAGGGGGAGGGTGCTGGTCGAGGCCGGCCTCCCTATCTCCACCGCCATCGGTTTCAGAGACAAGTATCTGGATCAATTACATTCTATGGAGGATGACGCTGGTCGTATAGGACTGATCGAGGCCGTTACCCCGGATATATCCAACCCTGTTTGGGATGTAGGGACGTTACTGAATTTACTCCCATATGAGATAGAGGGTTCTACATTCGAATGTTATAAGCTAGAAAACGCATGGTTTGCATTATATAGGGATATAGATGATATTCCTATATATTGGGGAAAAGAGAAACATCTTATAGATGCGTTATTTTCACTGATGATAACATTATTAAAAAATGGATTATATGAGTATAAAACAAACAGCAAGAATAAGGTACAAAACGGAGGATAATCCGCCTATGGAAGATGTCCCTCTTATAGGATACAGCAAAAATATGACTGTTGGGTAGCGTTAGTATACAGAAAAGGGGATAACTATTACACCAACATGGAGTGCGATGTTGAATATAAGACATCTCCTCCAGATGAATACGAATACGTATATCCGTGAGAACTAGAAGGGATATATTTATATTTAAGCATGATTAATATTATTTTAATATTGTTCATGCTTTTATTTTTGTTTAAATCCTATCTTTGTATCAGTATTAAAAACCAGATTGTTATGAACAAATTAATCTTGAACGATATCCAAGACCTGTGGAGGTGGAGGGAGAAGATAAACATTGATGACTTCAAAGAGGATCCTATGGCTGAGGATATGCCATTATATTTCCCGTGCGCCGTCGTATGGCATGTGAATTGGGGTGAGCATGACGCTGATAATTATATATGTTATGGATTTGTTTATGTAGCAGAAATATTAGGGATATGAACATTAAAAAACAGATAATTCTTGACGATAAAGACTATGAGCAATTAGTGCACGATGCTAATCTCAGTGATGATGAGATAAAAAGCAAAATTGCCAGCGCTCTAACCACCGATATAGTGGTTAGTTTCGATTTCGATGTAAATAAAAAGGTTACGGGGAATATAAGGATCGAAAGCGCCGCCTATAATCTAGGATATAATGAATATGATAATATCGTAAGGGCTAGAGACAAGAATATTCACCATGCTGTTTATACAGCTATATATGATTATCTTGAGAAAATAAAGAGAGATAATAATGAGCTAAGCGCAAAAGATTGGATATTATTCACGTCTATAATCTTATCTGTTTTAGCGATGGGATTTGCAGGCGGATGGTTGGCATTTAATTGATTGAATTATGGGTAATTTAAAAGACATAAAACATGAATAAAAGAAAAATCAAAAAGAAACTCCATTTAAATAACAAAGGCATTGATGGGAAGATAGCTAATAATACGACATTTGATTTCGATTTCAATGTTGAAAAGAAGGAGAGCAATAAACTAAATACAGAAGATTGGGCGCTGTTATCACTTATGATTTTGTTTATTTTTGCGATGGGAGTTGTAAGTGGATGGTTGGCGTTTAATTGTTCAAATCATGGATAATTTAAAAGATATACAAAATATGACCAGTAAATTACTATTTTTCGATTTAGAGACAACCGGGGTTAAGTTCTGGAGAAACGGGATACACCAAATAGGAGGGATCGTGGATATCGACGGACAGGAGGCTGAGAGGTTCGACATCCGCCTAGCCCCGAACCCTGCCGCCACGATAGAGCAGGAGGCGCTGGACGTGGCCGGCGTTACCTTGGAGCAAGTGCAGTCGTACCAACCTATGGAAGACGGGTACAGACAGTTAGTTGGTATATTATCCAAGTACGTGAATAAGTTCGACAAGAGGGATAAAATGTATTTGGTGGGATATAACAACGCCGGGTTCGATAACCAGTTCCTACGGGCTTTATTCCAGCAATGTGGGGATAAGTATTTCGGATCATGGTTCTATCCTAACTGTATGGATGTATATGTTATGGTGACACCATTCCTGATGGGTGTAAGAAACGATATGGAGAACTTTAAGTTGATGACCGTGGCTAAGACCATGGGTATTGAGATTGATGAGAATAAACTCCATGACGCTACTTATGATATTGAGCTGACTAGGGATATATTTTATAAGATAATCAACAAAATGGATGTCAAGCTATGAGAGATGTTCTAGAGGCCATACATGATTACCCGGATGAGGCTCTTGGGTTATTTTTCTTTTTGATAGTGATTGTCTGGTTATTGTCAGGTGTATTTGAGAAAAAAGATGGATGATAAACTCGATGAGATACTGGATCTCCTAAGATCTCAAAATGAGATGATTAAGGATATTCACGACTATGTGAAAGAAGTTACCAGCGAGAAATATATAGGGGAGTCTAGGATGACCAGCTTCTCTATCAATTTGGCCGCTGATATACTTACCGAAGCCATTAGCCCTAAGATAAAAGGGATGATGGTGGATTTATTAAGGAAACAGGGATGGAAAACCGAATGAGACATGGGAACATATGAGAAGAAGGTAAATCAGTTAAAAGATTTGATGGTAAGGAAATACAAATCGGCTTACAACAAATCCAAGGAAATGGACATAGATATAAGCTCGATGACATATCTTCCGAAACCAGACGCGTTTAACGTCATAAATATTGAAAAAATGCATGTTATTCTTGATCGGGTCAATAAGATCATAGATGATAACAAGGATAAGCTTAAGAATCCGACTTGCTCTACATGCGTACATCTGCATGATAATGATTGGGCGAAAAGATACGGGAAAGTATGTTGCTCTATTTGGCAAGTGTGTGACCATTATATAAACCCTAACAGTAAATATAACAGGAAGCAAAAGACTTATGTTAGACGTCCAAGCAACAAAGCTTGTCCTAATTATGAGTATGGTGATGATAATTTTGAAAACAGAAGAAGATGTATAAAAGAAAAGAATACCCAATAAAGAGCTATGTGCCGATGCGCACCAACAAGGATAGGACGTGTGTCTGCTGTGGCGATACGATCCCAGCCGGCAGCAGCAGGATGATACCTAGACACGCCAAGGCAAATCACGGTCTATGTTTCCCGTGCTTCAGGAAATGGAGAGATACCGGAGGAGATCTTAAGCTTATGGACAACCCCGGAGATGCGAAGAAAGAGCATGTCATACATATGTCTAATATCCTGAAAGGAAATTGTGATATAATAAAAGGCCGAAAGCTTTATGTGGCTTTTAAAAAGGCGATAAACGGCGGAAAGAAGATCGTTATCAAATTTGACACTGATCAACCGATATCTATGTCAACAAGAGTCATGAATCCTTCATTCGGGGAGATTATGGATGAGTACGGCAAGGACATATTCCAAGGTAATCTCAAACTGGTAGATGTCCCAAAAGGAGTTAAGGACTTGATAGTTAACTATATAGAAAGATATAATTATCATAAACAACAATGAGGATAGTAAAACGTATGAACTTCAAGACATTTATATTCATGATCCTGACATTCAGGAAAGTAGATCCTATACCTAAAAATATAGGAATCATGTTAGGTGTAACATTTTGGATATCCGTAATATGGATAATATCAAATTTTACTATACTGATAGCTAAATTAATAAAGTAGGCAAAATGAAACAAGGCGATGTGATATGCGAGAATGGTATGAGGCTGCTTGTAGTATCAAGTTACGACCATAAGGAGCCATGCATGGGCTGTTTTTTCTACAAAGATGGAAAGTGTGGATCGAAAAAATTGATAAAATGTTGGGATTGTAACAAAGAATACATATTTACGGCTATAAAAAAATGAAATATTATGCAAATGAACAGATCAAACAAAATAGAAAATTTAGCAAACCGGTATGTTGAAAGACATATAAAGGATAAGCATCTAAGCAATGATACGATAAAAGAGATAAAAATAGCTTATATTATGGTTATAAAAGATTTTATAGCTATTGTCGATAAATCTACATCAATGAATGAAGATGATATAATATACGTCGTTAACAACATATCATCAATATTATATGAACCTATAGAAATCTCTAATACCGATAAAAAAATATTGGAGATAGGGATAGCGCTAGGCCTAAAGGGTGCCATATCATGTATATTTGGTTCATTATTAAAAGATGACTGCAATATAAAAGATGAGATAATTGATATATCTAAACATATAAAAGAAAAATTAATATCAGATAATCATGGATAATAAACAACTTTATAAAATAACGTTGACAAGGGAACAACTGATGCTTATATCCCGGTGCGTGGAAGACATAAGCAGATACGCAGCCGGAGACATGGATCTTCAGCATACCACGGAAACTTTGATAGATGATATGGACAGGACGGAGTCGCTGGGGATAAGAAGCTTTATAGCAAATAACTCGATGGCTATAAGAAGAAGGCTGTTCCCGGATCTCGAAGACTATGAACATATAGGGTATGATGGAGGCAGTAAGGATAAGATAAATAGAAAGAGGCTTATCGGAAACACCTACCAGATATATAGATCTATACTGCATCAATTGGCTATTGACGAGAACTGGAATAACGTGTATAGCGATATTACGTTACCTTCAGGTGATATGGGAACAATTAAAGTGGAGAGGGTTGATGATGAACGGGAAAGTAAGGGCGTTTAACGGGGATATGGGTATGGCGATGTCCGTATTCAAGGATATGGTAGGGAAGGTAAGATTTGTTTTTGCCGACCCTCCTTATAAGATAACCCAAGCAAGATACGACAAGGAGGGATTTGATTATAAGTCGATGTGGGAGGTAATCCAAAAGATGCTGTGTCCGGACGGGGTGGTAGCCGTCACCTGCTCCCTCACGGCGGCGGTCGAGATCATGAGGGTCGCCCCAGCGGGATGGTACCGGTACGATCTTGTTAAGATACTTGATACGAACATACACGAATCCGGGAGATGCGGTAATGGATCCGGTAGCCGGGAGCGGAACGACAGGGATAGCGGCTTACGAGGAGGGAAGGGACTCCCTGCTTGTGGAGATAGACCGTCAATTCTTTGATGAGATGATAAACAGATTTAATAACAATAACATTAAAACAGATAGAATATGAATAAGATTGAAGAATTAGAAGCCCAGTTAATGGCGGAAAGAATAAAAGTACAAATTGATCTAAAAGAGAAATATAAATGGGTTATTGGAAAATATGTTAAACATGACGATTCTTTTATGATAAGAATAGATGATATATGTCATGTCTATACATCTTGTATGAATGGCTATGCGGATAATTTAGAACCAGATGATTCTATTTACATAAATGGTACTGTAGCTCATTGCGATGTCAAGAATAATTACTATTCTTTATCAAAAGGTGAAAACATCCAAGTGCAGGCTAAAGATGTAATAGATATACCTGATGGGGAATTTGAGAATATGGTAGAACGGTTGTTTAATGAAGCAAAAAAGAACTTACTATGAGCCTGTTTGTATGCGCTAAATGCGGTTGTGTAGACAATACCGCCACGTCTAGCTACTGGATGTTGACAAACGAGTATATGGTGGACAAATTCGACTATGCCAAGGAACTACAGCCGTACAAGGGTATGGGGCTGTGCAGCGAATGCGGGAGGCTGGCTACCAGCCCAGACGGGCGTGATGTCGTGGTACCCGGTAAATGGCACGGGAAGTTCCCGAAGGAGAAAGCTACCGAAGAGCAGTTAAAGAAAGTAGGATATAAAAATCTGATAAAATGAATAAGATAAGAAGAGGAGAAGTTAAAATATATAAAGGGGTAAAATACATAGCTATCCCTGAGATAGAAGAAGAGAGTTGTGAGGGATGTTGTTTTTATGACGAAGGAGTTTGTTCAATAGAGCATAATAATGATCCTAATTGCCTTCATAGCGGCATGATCTGGACACAAGAAGAAAATGGTATGAGCGATATCAAATAAAAGGCTATTAAATTGGCTATAGAGGCCATGAAACCTATCCCGGTATATTCATCACCATGTTATAGCATAAACGACAGCAGATCGCCTGAGGAAAAGCATGAGGAAGACATGAGGTTTTGCAAGGAGTTTAACGACCTTAAATGCGAAATGCTTATTGACATGGCCAAGAAAATAGAGGAGTATTTATTATAAGGATACTATATTGATGATCGGGGACGCTTCCGGGAAAGAAGGACAGTTCTCCGACTCCGATAAGAAGACGGCGGAAAACTTCGGGTGCGAGTATATGGATGTGGATGATTTTGTGAAGAAATATAAGAGCTGATAACAAAAACGAGAAGGATAGGATGATAATATCCTATCCTTCTATTATTATGTAAATCCATTTTTGGATTACATTAAGTATCAATAGTATAACTATTTGTTTATATTTTTAACACTACTTCTTAGCCTAGTAAAGCCATATTCATTGATTATATTTTCTATGTCTTTCTCCGACAAATTAAACCATTCTCCATTTACCCTCTTAGAGCTAAATTTCTTATGCAGTTCATTCTCTATATCTCTATCAATGAAAGCTATTATTTTGAAATCAGCATTACCAATCCTTATAGAATCCTCTCTTTTACTAACATCCCTAGATTTACCTATCTTGATATAACCATTGGAATTTCCAGATCCTAGATACGTATGTACAATTTTATTATTATCATCCTCAGAATCTAAATCAACATCAATAATTTTTGAGAAGACATCATATATTTTAGTTATGGCAAATCCAATATTATGCCAACTGATACCATCTCTAAAGCCTAGAATGTTTACAACATTAAACGCCATAGCTTTCTTCTTGTCAAGAAATTTACCAAACAAATCAAATAATTTGGTAGACATATTTACTTTCCTATCAATAGGGCAAAAAGCATCTATCTCATCTATTACACAGTAATCATATCCTGTTATTATCCTTATTGAAAATTTACACCCTACTATATTATCAACAAGGAATTTATAAAACAAATTCAAACATCTAATAAACCCTTGAGGAATATCCTCACGCACATTAATATCTCTTGCTTGTAACTTATACATATTGTCATAGGTTATAAAAGACATATTTATGTTGTCTATGACCAGATCCCTTTCGGTCATATTATTCAATCTTATATTATATGTATATCCATCAAGCTCCCCATTATCATTCATTTTGCATATCCTAGATAACATAAGACCGAGTAACGGGAAGGAATCAAACAGCCCTTTCGGATCAGGCTCATGAATCCCGTCATTATAGCTACTCATAAGCATGCGTGTCAAGGAATAATCATACCCTTCCTTTAGATCTGATGATATATCTGGGTAATAATAATTCCCCCTGTCTATCATAGGGTCGTCTACATGACAAATATAAGATGATTTGATAGATAATTGAGTTAACTTATCAGGCATGATAATTTTTAAAGATCCCATTTCGTTGGATCCGGACGTCAAAATTCCATTACTATTGTTCGTGGAATCATGAAAAAGATCTACATTTGTATTCATAAAATAATTACCTATTCCCATCCGTCCGGGATGGATAGATGGGAATACAAAAATAGCCAATCAAATTGTTTTAAACAATTGACCGGCTATTTTTTTTGTCATACCATATCAGTTATCTTCCCCTGTCAAAATACCAATTAGCGTCCTCCCCGGACTCATCCTTATCCCTGCCTCCTAAGAAGAATCCCATCGTCATGCCGTTGGTCATCAACCAGTAGTCGGATGTCTGCTTAATATCCCTAGCCGTCTTGATATTATACCATTGCTTACCAAACGAGAACTTCATGAGCTGTCTCCACAACTTACTCTCGCCCTCGTACACACCGGTCTGGACAGTAGCGAACGGGTCCCAGTTCCGGGGATCGGTGAGATCGCCTAACTTCCGGGCCGTAACCAGCGGATCTTGCAGCATATCTATGGCGTTAAGCTCCATGAACGGGGATGTCTGGGAAGCGATCTCATTGATCGTCCTGAATCCTATATAGGTAATGAACTGCCCGAACCAGCTATCCTCATTATCCTCCCTATATCCCATCAAGGCCCTTCCTATAGCCATCATCGTGGCGAATACCGCCATATTGATAATAGATCTCTTGATATTAACCTGCTCATAAGGTGTAAGCTTATCATATTCCTCCTTAAGCACGTCATACACCTCTCCCATACGACCCTCGGACATCGTATTATAGACATTCCCCGCCAATCGCCATAATGTCCTCATATATCCTTCCTCGAACTGGTTGGTCTGGAAATTAAAACCGGCTTTCTTATATGCCCGCTGCACGGCCAATATAAACCATCCACGATGAGGAAGCACCATGTTAAGGATAGCGTTCCGGCTAGCCCCCACCCGGTTCTGCTCATTCAAGGCGCCGTCGCAGATCTGCACCATGCTCCTGACCCTACTGGACAAGGTAGGTATGTATCTTTCTATAATATCCTTATTAGCTTCGTTTTTAGCCACGATCTTCCCGTCCTTGACATTTACTAAGTTCCATATGGAATAATCCCTTAAACGCTCCCAATCACGTTTAGCCTCATTAGCGGACATATTCCTGTCTTTCATCATCATCTCCTTGAAATTAGAATATGACCAGAACTGACCCTCATACAGGCGGGTGTCATCCATTACCGAGATAATAACCTGCGGGTCCAACGGGGAGTTAAGAACCTCCATCATCTTAAACGGCAGATCCCGGAATAAGGTTCTCCAGATCTTGTTATACGCCGCCGATCGTACACGGTTGCGGACATTAAACACACCTAGGGCCTCACCGACAACATATAACTTATTGGTACGATTTATGTCCCCGATCTCAGACACGTACGTACTTAACTGTTTCTGGGCTTCCCCATAGGCGTATTTCATGGAATCCTTGCTTATATACTGCCCCACCATACCCTCCAAAAGGAAGTTGGCCTGCCCGGTAAGGGCACCGGTAGCCGCGACGAACGGGGAGAAGCCTAGGTTGGATTTGGATACGAATTTGGTAAACATAAGAGCCAGCTTATTAAGATCGACCTTATAATTGCCTATATTCCATTCAGTCCGCTTATTGTTTATCCTAACGTCATAGATACTGGCGTTAACCCAGTCCTGAAACATCCTGTAGGCATGAGTGGCTTCCGAATTCTTTCCCCCATCATATTGTGTCTCAAGCATCATATTCCTATATCCCATGACATCATCCAAGGCCGCCCTCTTATACTTGTAAGCGGTAGCCTGTAAGGATAACATGGAATAGGAGTAGGCGAAGTCATGGGACACGTCGTTGGCGTTCTCCAACTTACTGAGATAGTATTTGGGGATCATACGATATTTGTTATCGTTCTCGTCAAGCCCTCCTAGGTCTTGTCCTTGACCGTGTATAGGATCATCCACCCTCTCGCCAACAATATCACGTACGGCATTGCCGATAGCCGCCTTCGGGTCAACCCCGGCCTGCACCATCCTCTCCACGCCGCCCTTGGATATTTGTGGTATCTGGTAGATATTCCTGAACCGCTCATCATAGTCCTCCATAGCCTTACGGCTTATGTTAAGCAATTCCTTCCTCATCTCCCACTTATCCTTATTGATCGTAGCCTCCTCCCCTTCGTTGGTAATACCGTATTTCTTGAAGAAAGCCTCGTTCTTGTACTTATCGAACCTAGGCGTATGATACCCATAACCCAGATCGGGATTATAATTAGGATTACGGAAAGAACTCTCGGCGTCGGCCTCATCAAGCCACTGGTTGTTGATCGTCAGGTCGATCATATTAATATCGAACCCGAAACGGGATACGCTCTCTTCCTTGGATATACCATTTTCCATCGCATCAAAGAACTCGGATACCTTATACGTACCGTTATTTATCTTCCTGACGAAATCAGAATATCCCTTGGGAGAGTATTTCCTCATATAAGGATACAACCGGGTTCTGGCGTACTCGACAAGGATCTCATCAGTCTTACCCATCGCTATGTCGTTAGCTAGCTTATTATTGAAGTCAGGACCGTATTTCCTTCTCAAAAACGATACCTCCACGGTCGTCCATGACGGGTTCTTCCTAGATAGCTTAGCGGCCATCCTATCCACCTGACTCCGGGAACGAGCAGACATATGTTCCTTGGCGAATTTAATCTCATCCATGCCCTTGTCGTATGCCATGGCATCCCTTAAAGCGTTACGGTAAGAATCCGTGACTCCACTCTCCACCGTATCAGGCATATCCATCTCAATAGCCTCAGCGGAAGCGGCGGCGTTAATAACGCTCTTAGCCTCAGCCAGACGATCATATAACTCGTTTATCTTTCTTAATGAGGCGGATCCACGTAACCTATCGAAATCATATTCCCCGTATCTCGTGCTATCCCGGTACTGGATAAGCAAAGGCCTTAGCTGGTCATTGATCTCGTTTATTGTCGCCATCGCCTCCTCTACCTTCTCTATTCTTGATGATGATACAGATTGCTCCGTGATCTTATCAACAAGATTCTCGTAATAATCACCCTCCTCGGATCCCCACATATCCTTGGAGAAGCCAAGATGACCGCCAGCTAGCAGGAACTCAAACGCCGCCTTGCCGCCCTCGGACCGCTCTATCCCACGAAGTATCTCCTTGAACTCGGCGGAAGCCTTACGACCCTCGTTGGTATTCCCGAACTCCTCGGCCCATGCCTCGTCCCAGGCCTTGATCTCCTCGGACATCATCAGAGCCTCTGATCCCTCTTCCTTTGGTGTCCCATCGGAATACCACTCGCTCTTAGCTATAGCCCTGTCACGTAAAATATCCAGATAAGATCTCCAAGCTATAGGATCGGATTGAAACACCTTCCAATCGACCTTCCCGTTCCTCACGAACTTATCCATAGCCACATACCGGCTCCTGCGGATACGGGTCATGAAATCGGACGTGGCTTGCGATACCCTACGACCCAGTCTTTCCTCGACCTTCTTATTAACTTTCTCGATCTTATCGTAATAAGCCTGCACCATAGGTTTCTCTTGGTTCTCATCCAACCACCTATTTATCGCGTCGAGATATCGTTGCTGATCCTCGAACGTCATGTCCGAGATATCAAAATTCTGGATGGTAGGTTTGAATACATGATATACCTCCTTCGTAATAGGCTTATCCCCGTCATATCCTACTATGTCGTCACGGGTCTTCACCTTAAGGCCTCTATCGGATAGAAGAAGATAGATAAGTTGTTTCTCGGTCTTACCCATGACATTTTTAAGATCATATATATCGATAATAGCCTTAGCCTGCTCGGTCCTGTATAGTAAATCGTATTTGGCGAAATCACGGGACGAGTCAAGGTAATCAGAGTTCTTACCGTTTATCTTCTGTATAAGATCCTCATTATCCTTTATCCCCCATCCACGCTCTTTCATCATCTTGGTCATCTTATTGATATTAGCCACGCCCTCAACATGAGCATCGTTATAAGCCTTGGCAAGACGTTGCCCTAACATGCCTAAGATAGCGTTCCCGCTATGTTCTAACGTCCCGAAAAACCGAGACATAACATTGATATCCTTATGGATGTTATTTATCAACTTCTTTATCCCATCCCAGAATCTTTCCGGAATGTTAAACATCCGGAGCTGTCCATCCAGCCAATCCTCGTTACGATCACTACGGAGGGCGTTTATATCGGACATGGATGTCTCCGCCATCCGTAATATATCATCCATATCCTCTACCATGCCAACCTTATTGCTGCCATAATAATCAGCCGCCTGATTATTGACGAATCCACGAAGGTTCCTGATCAGAGGAACTATCTCCCCATATACGTTATCGATAACCTGTATCGTCTCATAATCCAATCCTTTTCCGCTCTTACGTAGGCTACTGGCGACAGTGACCAAATACTCCACCTCAGCCTTGGCGGTCGCTATGACACTCTTGGTGGATAGCAGGTTGTTGTTTTTATTAAGCTCACCACCGACTTGTCTCACCTTCTCGCCTATATCACGAAGAAGGGAGATACTCTCACCGATCCTCTGGCTTTGGCTTGACCTCATCCTCTGCAATCTAGTGTATAGCCTTTCCAATGACCTACCGTTCTTGATCAACTTATTAGCCACGTCAACGTCCGATAACGAATACATGAGATGATTGCTATCCTTTAGCAGAAGCACGTCAAAGGCGCTTGGATCATCAGCTAACGCCGACTCCTTTATCCTATCAAGTACCTTATTTAAATCCGATCTTTGGCTGGAGAAGAAATTACGTATAGCTCGTACCATCCTGCCAAACAAGGAGAGCTGGGCGTCCTCAGACGAGGCCAGATCCTCTACCGCCTGTTCCATGCCCGGCACGAACCGCTGGGCCAACGTCTTGCCTAGGATCTCCCGCTTCACCATCCGATCCAACTCCTCTCCTTGGTATTCCTTTCCATACACCTCATAGTAACGACCAGCGAACTGATTCCATAACGACGTACCAACAACAGAATCCAGCACCTCATCAATCTCCTGCTGGTTACGATAAGTATCGATCAAGAAATGAGCCACCTCCTCATTGAGATCCTCTACCGTAGCCCCCTCAGCCAAAGCGATAACCCCATTAGCCATGTCAGACAAGGCCCTAGCCGAAGGATCCACGCCATTACGCATCTTATACTTATCCATATACTCAGACATACCCATCACACGGATGCCTAACGTGGATAAGATATTGGTGATATCAGTCCTATTCTGGAGATCTTCCGCCTTCTCATTCTCGATAACCCCACGGACGTTACTCCCGTACAAAGCGTTATCCTCCATCATCAACGACAAGGCTAGCTCCATGAATCCATCATACTTATTATTAAGCTCCTCGAACTTACCTTGCCTTAACATACCCTTGATCTCCGGTCTGCTTACCGTAACCTTCTCCCCGGACGTAGTGATAAGATCAAGATCATTACTTACCTCCGTATCAAAACCTATAGAACCCAATACGTTCATCTCAGAGGATTGACTTCCAAACCTATTCCTGAGGCTGGATAAGGCATTCATAGCGTTATAGATCTTAAGACCATCAGAATTGCCGGCTCCAGTAAGATAATATCTATCCCCTAGTCTTATACGTTCCCCACTCAACATACCTTTCTTGATAAGGTAATTAATAAACCCTCCACGAGTACTTATATCTGAGTTTGAGCTAATACCAAGGACCGGGATAAATGACTCACTGTTATTGAGGGTTATGGAGGAAGAGCCAAAGGAGATGTCAGCCGTACCGGACGGGACGTCGCTCTCCTCGACACTGCCGGCCAAGAACCCGGCCTCGACCCGCCCGCCGGACGAGCCTTTTATGGCGTTGGCGTAAGAGTCATGTATCTTGCCGTCATCCGATCTAAAGAACAGGCGAGGCTCACCGGAATCATATACCAATCTTGAAGATGGAGGCGTATAATTCTCGATATCATTTAAAGGCAAGACATTACCAGAAAATATGATCTCCCCGTCTATACTCCCGCCTTTCACCCTAATATTAGGTCGTTGCCCGGTAAAAGCGCTTTCCACGGCCTTCCATAACATACGAGCTGTCTCCTTAATATCTATATTCTCCCTGATAGCCCTTATATCATCCCATGACGCCTCTTTCAGTATCGTATCGCCAATATTATCCTCGTTTATGGAATCCAGATCCACCTCCTGTACCGTGGACGTATCTACCACAGCCATATCATTGACATCACCTACCTCTCCGGAGGTAAGATAAGCCACGACATTGTCGCTATTCCCAAGGCTTCTGGCCAACGCTGGGGCATCCATGTCGCTTATGGCGGACAGGACCTTGGCTGACATAAGTTGCCCCCACTCGCTGGCGCTAAGTCTGGCGCTTATGGATCTGGCCGCCTTCTTATTCCTTGGCACGGATCTCGTCCAGTCTCCGAACTTAGACCTGAACTTATCGTTATAAATAGTCATATAAGCTTCAGCGGCCTTATTAAGGTCACTTACGGTAGCTATACCCGCTATCTTATCGAACAAGGTAGATACCTCTCCGGAAGGGGTCAAGACACGGGTTATCTTACCCTTACTATTTCTTTTAATTACGCAACTTGACATAACTTCATGTTTTTGACAAAGATAAACAAAAAGCCCCCACAAATAAGCGGAGGCTGATATTCTTATATTTCACAAATGGATCTATATCTATTCTGTACTATTACTATAGAGAAAATCATAAGCACAACCACCAGCGAAACCAGCTATATACGCTGCGTGCTCATCCTCTCCGACCTTAAATCCAAGCGACATATTACAAAACTGACATACACTCATGGCTACATGAAATGACTCATGGCAGGTATTTTTTATCGTTATATCATCATCGCTCGAAAAGTTCCAAAGTATAGCGAATCGACCATCATCATCCCTATCCTTTACCAAATTCACAAAAGACGCTTCCTTGCCCATATCCTCCTTATTTCCCCATTCCCCATTATGCTCAGGTTCCATATTCTCGAAACGATCACACAACGTCTTATAATCTAATCCAACCGTGATAATCAAATCCAACGGATATATCACGAAATCAAATTTCTTTTCTCTCACGTTACTAAAATTATTAATTTTATTTATCAAATTCACATTCGTATCACAAAATGTTTACTCTAACCGGGTTAAACGCCAACCCGCTACCGATTATCCTACTTACGTAAGAATCACCGAATACTTTTCTTCCGATTCCAATAGTTCCGTTAATATCAGCGTTAATCAATTTCCCGATAGAACTTTGGAACAATCCGCGTTTCTTTCTTTTGCCTAAGTAAACATCATGCTTTCCCAATTTTTCAAAAGCCAGATGATCCACTTTGGAGGTATAGGATTCCTCGTGGACTTGAAAGTCTATTCCAACCAACTTACACTTATAGGATATCTTTTCAACAAGTTTTGAGAATGGAATCTCAACGAACTTCTGGTTTATCCTCTTCCCTAGATTTACTCCATTCTTCCATCCTTTATTCAAACCCACAACAAGACTTCCGATATTGTTATCGATACAATGGTTAACAATATATCTACTGATCTTATGGATATGATCATCTATCCAAAAATTCCTATAATTATTTAGCTGTCTAAGTCTCCTTGAAGTTCCCTTATCTCCAATGTAAGACATCAATCTAGCTCTCTTCTTATTATACCACTGATTAAAGGACTTGATAATCTTGCCGTTTACAATGAAAGGCTTGATACCTACATCGCTTATACATGAACATAAATTATTCAATCCCAAATCAATCGAAAGAACATTATCCTTATTCAGGTTTAGATCCTGCTCCTTCTTCTCATAAATCACCTCGACCACATAGCATGTGGCTTGAGGGATTATCCTAACCTGACATAATTTGTTATCTCCTATTCTTGTTTTGATTGGTGAAATTATATTTTTGACAAAATGGATGTAACCATCACTCTTAAGCCTGCAAGCAGAAGTCGTAAAGACTACCATATTCTGCTTCTTGCCTCGTTTGTACTTCGGCAATTTTGGTCTTGATAAAAATTTAGAAGGATTCTTCTCATATTCCTTCTTTGATCTGATCCAAGATTTTGTTACCGAAAACACTTGAGCTACGACTTGTTGGGACACTACTGATGGTAGATTCCTAAAATCAACCTGATTCTCCTTACATAATTTAGTAGAAAACTCATATTCATTTATGTAATCTCCGGAAAATATACCTTGTCTGACGTTGAAAAGAACATAATTATACAACAACCCTGATTTGAGGCATACATCCTCAAATCGGTTGTCTTTTATGATATGTCTTTCAACTAATCTCATTTTTAATATCTTATGCCATAAACATAAACATTATTTATGAAATAAATAATTCATTCAACTATAATCCCCTTAATTTTTCTATAACCTCAAAACACATCTTACACTCAACTCTACGATACAACTGCCTTACGCCATCTACCGTAACCCAATAACGATCACCATCACGGTGCAGGAACTCACTCATAACCTTGGTATCAGCCACATCATGTAAATCGTATGAACTGAAACATAACTTACATATATCGTCAAGATCAAAATAAGTAACCTTATCAATCTGTAGACAACTGATTTGTCCGCCATCAGGAATCTGAACATCGAAAACATCTATCTTCTCCATATTAAAAAATCAGGGATGCCGATCCCATCACAGACCGATATCCCCTTATAATGAATTAGCGACGAAAAGCATGGTGATGGACATGCGCCACAAATGTAATTACAAATTTTGTAAAAACAAAGCAGTTTCATGGCTAAATGTCCCTGATGAACCGCACGCGAAAGCCCGAGTCTTTATAGGGGTAATAGTTTACGCAGCCATTTTTGAATTTTATCCACCAACTGGCACTTAATCCATATTCTGAACTAGACCAATATCCTTCGGAAGTATCGAATTGTTGTCCGCCAATAGCCGATAATGCGTCATTGATACTCGTCAAGTGCATATATATCAAAGAGAGCTGGGGACATGACGGGATATACCAATCATCGTATCCTTTAGCGTCAGCACTAGCTAAGAATGCGTTAAGCACATTACCGATTGTCGTATAGTTATTATTTCCACCACTTTCAGTTACGATCTTTAATACCTCGGAATTTGATTTGCCTTCCCAATCTGACAATACCCCGCTTGTCCATTCAGAGATGTTTCTGGATAAACATGGTTGGATACAACTTCCTGAGTCTCCTCTTACGTAAGCGATAACATTCTTTCCATCTACGCTTTCATAATTTGCGATGCCGGTCTGATCCGTATTAAATTCACCCCAACTAAACAGGGAAGCGCTGGGCCATCCATCTATTTTATAACTTTCATTAAGATCCTCATATTTCTCAATCATAAATCTCTTACCTTGAGCGTTAAGGACAACACCTATACAATCATTGGAAGGTGTGTACGTTACGCTCCCATCAGGACGGACATAAGAAATAAGGCAAGTATCGTTGCACTGACACGGAGCGTCACTCTTCAACACCCCATACACCCGATTGTCGCTAGTCAGCCACCGTTTCCCGTCGCTCGTGATATAAGCTTGCCTACATCCCTCCTGATTCACCGTAAGCGTCTTTTTAACGCCTTTGGGGGTTGTTATTTCCAACTCAAGGGTACGATCAAGACCTTTGTTCATTACCGAACCAAAAGAAACAGCGGCGTTACCGGTCCCGGACCCGGGGCTGACGGTCAAGTGCTGGTCCGTCACCTCGCCTACCCCGTCTTTCCAATTAATATCTATATCATTCATCCTATTTAATGCTTTTTGTAAATACTCATCGCTTAATGTCCTATCATAAATATCAAGAGCATAAAGAGCTCCATTCCACACATAAGCTTGAACACCCCTAGAGAAAGTGCCTATATATAAATTATCCACGGTTGATGTATAATTTGAAGATACAAGATCCATCTCTCCATTGTAAGACTCCTTAGTTACATAAACGATCGATAATTCAGGGTTATATATATCTTTTACAGCAATATCCTTACTACCAAGACGTACATATACATTTTTGGAATACGCTAATTCACTACAAAATTGCTGAGCCTGATTCGTTGATACACTTTTAGATAAAAAGCAATTAGTGGATTTAGAAGGATTCAAATTAATTCTTTTATATACAAACGTAAAATCATTGATGGCCGGGAAATTCTCGCATATACCATAATCATCAATACCATCAAATACAAGAGCGCCACCTTCGTATCCAGAACCAAGCGTAAACCCAAAATTCTTCAACACAATATCGTGACCGTTTCCAGACAAGTCCTTTAACACGTCTCTATCTGCGTCACTGTTGCCCTTACCATTACATCTATAAGAAGCCACTAAATAATCATCTATATTAGCCATAATCTTTTTTCTTACAAATATACTAAAACAAACAAACCCCAATCAGCTTAAGTCGATCGGGGTTTGAATAAACAATGAAAATCGATTATAATCTTCCTAACATCCTCATCACGGTTCTAGAGGCAGCATTTTTCCATGTCCACTCATCGTTAGATGTTACGTTAACTGTCTGAGCGGAACCGTTAACATCCAAATTGATAGTTTCCTTATCAATCTCAAGAGTAGAGTCACCAGCGGCTTGAGTGATGGTAACTTGCGCCTTTTGTCCACCGGCAGCCGTTACGCTTAGCATAGCCACCAACTCCTCGATAGAGACATTGGCAGGAACATTGGAGATAGTAATACTCCAAACAAACTCTCCGGTAGCACCAGGATCGTCAGCGATAATAGCGCCGTTAGCTGTCTGCTTACCAGCCGCCGTATAATTCTCGGGGAGCTGTAAAGTCAGACCATTCTCCTCCGCCGGAGTAGCAGCGAAAGTAAGCTTAGTACTATTAGACTTACCTGTGATAGTTACATTACCACCGGTTTTAGCGACAGTGGCCGTAGGACTATCCGAAGTCACGGACTCAGCGGCGGCGGCCTGATTAACTACCAACGCTTTTTGAACGCCACCGTTAGTAACGACAATAAGATTAGCTGTACGCCCAAGACGACCTGTATATTTATCTCCTGATATAGATACCGCCTGATCACCTGATCCTGATACCGGATCGACTGTTACAAAACCAAATTTTTGTGATGCCATATTCAAATAATTTTAAAAAATGTCCTTTTATTATGCCAAAAATAACTTATATAATGTTAGCCACAAAATATGGGGGGGTAGATCGCACTACGGCTACACCCGCTCCACGTACAGACCTATTAAATCCTGTAGATTATGGCTGAGAGGAGTTCCGCTATCCCTAGTACACTTATACACATCAGCGTTCTGGATGTAATATTTATCCTTGAATATCTCCATTGGAGGGAAATACGGGATAGGATCCCCTATGGTCCCGGCATGCTCCTTATCAATGACCTTGTATAAGGAAGCCGTATTTAGTCCGGGTTCCCATTCCGCTGACAACGTATGTGACTGAATAACCTCGTAAAGGATATCCGTATCGTCCTTAACCACCCTGAGGCAGAATCCGGCATCCACCGACAACCCGAACTCCGCCCCTTCTTGTCCCCATATAGGGAATAGGACCTTAATATCCAATTTCTCGTTAGAAGATAAAGATATGGCCTTATTATTAACTACCATCCTAGAGAATTTGGCAGCTACTTTCTGGGGATCAGAAGCGTCCTTCTCCTTCGCCTGTTGCTGGATGTACGCCGTGGTAACACTTACCTTATCAGGATAGCCGGACTGAACATCGACAGCTCTCACCTGTTCTACGGTAGTGGCTATACTGATCTGCTTTTGCTTGTCCCCTAACGCCGTTGTCAGATCGTTATCGTACTTATCCATCATCCCGATCAAGATCTTGCCTTCCGTCATATCGAACTCCAGACCCATAATCGTTATCTTACCGACTATAGCCCCATCAGCCAAAGCGCTACGTCTGTCATATTCAGGAATATAAATATCTTGATCATCCAAGAAAAACTCATGGAGATTTTCAGTCTCATAAGATCTCAGCTCCTCATATTTAGCCGATTTCTCCTCGTTAAGAACCCTTGACTCATCTAATCTAGCCTCAATGATCTCCTTAACCGTGGCTTTAGGATTAGCTTCCTTGAACGCCAATTGCTCCTCTCCCAGCTCTATCCATGGAATCGGATTGCCATTAATATAATCATCATAGCTATTACCCTTAGCGTAATTATCATCAAGAGGTTCGTCTAAAACCAACATATTGGGATATATTTCCCTGTTTATATATGTATATGCCATAATCTATTCTTTAATCTTGTTCTTTAACGGCGATGCTATACTTGCCTGAAGCGTAACACCAGATATTTATCTCGAAAGGCTTGTTAGCTGTAGTGGTTATAGAAGTACCACTCATGCTTACATAAGCTCCTGAATTTGGTATGGCTTGAGTAAAGGCCGCAGACGGGACACACCTGATCATCAGCTCCTCTCCTATCTGCATACCTGACGCCACGGATAGGGTGGTAGCCGCTGATAGCGTGGCCGTGATACTTCTCTTGGTGATAGGCAGGTTGGCTAATGTCGTGACCGTATTAACTCCTATAAGCCTATTCACGGTCTTCTTATCAGCCGCCGCCATCAACCCGTTAGTAGACTCGTTGGCTACGGCGTATGTCGTGTTAGGAGGTGTGGCCCAAGTGCCATCTCCACGCATGAAACTGGATGTACTACCATTAAGCTGTCTCAACAAGCCGTTAGCTGTAGTAGAGGCCAATCCGTATGTGGTATTGGTAGGTACGACCCATGTTCCGTCACCACGAAGAAAAGACGTCTGTTTGCCCGCAGCGGGGGCCGGTACCAATCCCGCAGCACCAGCCGCTGAAGCCGTAGCTGCCTTCATATTGGCGTAAGTGGTATTAGTGTCTTTATAATAAGGGACACCACTGACAATAGGACAGGCGGTATAGCCAGAAGCGCTGGTTACCGTACTCCCGTTCTTTACCAGACCTGTAGACCCGTTAGCTCCTACAACACCATACGTCGTATTAGTGTCTGTCCAAGGCACATTAACATACATCTTTCCGCTACTATCCAGCTCTACCGGATAATTCTTGCCATTCTCCGCATATCCGATCATTACCAGCCCAAGGGTCGATGTATTGGCCTTGGCGTATGTGGTATTAGTAGGGACAACCCACGTGCCATCACCACGTAAAAAAGAGGCTTGTTTACCCGCAGCTGGAGCGGGAACTAATCCGGATGTTCCTGCCGCCGATGACGTAGCTCCACCCATGTTATTATATGTGGCGTTTGGAGGTGTCTGCCACGTTCCATCGCCACGAAGATACTTACCTTGCGCTCCAGCGGCAGGAGCGGGAACCAAACCGGCCTTTCCCGCAGCCGAGGAGGTCGCCGCCCCCATATTGGAATATGTGGTGTTGGTGTCCGTCCACGGAACGTTCACGTACATCTTGCCGCTACCGTCAAGAACAACGGGATAGTTCTTGCCATTGGCAGAGTATCCGATCTTAACAAGACCCAGATTATCGCTCGTGGCTTGGGTGTAAGTCGTGTTATTGTCAGTCCAAGGGACATTCACATACATCTTACCATTAGCATCCAAGGATACGGCATAGTTCTTCCCACTAGAGGTATAACCGATCTTAACCAATCCTAAAGTGTCAGCCGTGGCCTGATTATAGGTCGTATTATTATCTGTCCATGGAACATTAACAAAAGCGTTACCAGAAGCGTCAACCTGTAACTTATAGTTCTTGCCAGAAGTCGTGTATCCTACCTTTACGCCACCTAAGGTGGAGGCCGCCGCCGTAGGTGGAGCGAAGGTGCTAGGTTTGCCGGTCACTCCAGACCATGGCACAGATGACGCCGAACTTGCCGTATAAGGCTCGTAACCATCCTCGGTATTCAACTTACTATCATCCTTGACCAGATACATCTTATTCGTGGCCGTTACCTTAACCGTGTCCCCGACCTGAGCCGTGGCTGTAGTAAGTTTAAACCTTGCCGTATCATCAGCAACCACGACCATTCTCTCTAAGGCTGCTTTAGGCAACCTGTCTATATCAATGGTACCGGACGTGATCTTAGAGGCGTCGAAGTTCGACAATGTCGTGGAGATAGTAACATTACTTCCAAAGTCCGATGAGACACTACCGCTAACAGCCCCGGACAGCACTATAGTCCTAGCTGCCTGTAATTTTGTGGCGGTAGGGGCGTTATCCGTCTTAAGAGCATATTTGGTAAGATCAATATCATTAGCCTTATCCAAAAGCTGCTCTATCTGCTCGCCATTGTATTTACCTTGAAAATCTGCCATATCATAATTATTTTTGCTCAAATATAGCTAGTTAATTATATACCATTTTACACCACCTATGTTTTAAAACATAAAGTAAAATATAGATAGTATTACTTTAATACGTATCTTTGCCTCGTAAAACAATTTTATCATGCTGAGATCATACAAATATAGACTTAATCCCACCAAAAGCCAAATCCGGTTGATGGAAATGACTTTCGGCTGTTGCAGGTATGTCTATAACTGGGCTTTGCAAACAAGGATCGAAGCCTATCAGCGTGACAAAAAATCAATCTCTGCCGTTGATCTTTGCAAGATGTTGACTGAACTGAAGGAAGATAAGGCTTTTCTTTATGACGTATCTAATGAATGTCTCCAGCAGTCAATCCGGAACATGGATCAAGCCTTTGTCAGATTTTTCAGGGAAAAGAACGGCTTCCCTAAATTCAAGTCAAAGCACAGGAATAGGCAGTCATTCAAGAATATAAACTCTGTTCATGTTGATCTTGAAAACAGCAGGATTAAGCTACCGAAGCTAGGATGGGTAAGGTTTTACGCCAATCAGACTTTCAACGGCAAGATAGGAACTGTTACGGTATCCAAGACCCCAACAGGGAAGTACCTCGTGTCTATCCTCGTTGATAACGGCGCCGATCTACCATCCAAACCTGTTATCGATCCCGACAAGACCGTAGGAATCGATGTAGGAATAAAGGACTTCGCCGTCCTCTCGAACGGGGATGTGTACCGGAACCCGAAACATCTGGAGAACAGTACCGTCAGACTTAAGGTATTGCAGAGAAGGTTAGCTCGCAAGCAGAAGGGAAGCGCCAGACGTAACAAGGCGAGATTAGCCGTAGCATCCATACATGAACGGATCCATAACCAACGTCAAGATTACCTGCACAAGGTGTCCTCTAAGATAGTACGTGAGAACCAAACTATTGTCATTGAGGATCTTAATATCAGCGGGATGATGAAAAACCATCGCCTAGCCAATAGCATCGCTAGCGTGTCGTGGAGCGAGTTCTTCAGGATGCTGCAATACAAGTCGGACTGGTACGGACGGAACCTGATTCGGATCGGGAGGTTCGATCCCAGTTCAAGGATGTGCGAATGCGGGTACATACATCGAGATCTTAGGTTGTCGGACCGTGAATGGGTTTGTCCTGAGTGTGGCGCCGTAAATGACCGGGATCTACTTGCCGCTAGGAATATAAAGAAATTTGGCCTAGAGAAAACTAATCTCATAGGCCAAACAAAAGATATCTCACCGGTGGTGAACCGGGTAGGGGACGTGGAGCCGTCAACATTAGTTGGGGCTACGAAGCGTCAAGTTATATCGGTGCAAACTGGTATATAATCACCTATAGATATATGTATCAACCCAAAGAAATCGAGGGGGGGGTAGATACGGGCAGGTGTTAGAAGCTGCCGTCCCCATGCAGGAACCCGGTACGGAATATAATAGCCTTGTCTTTAAGTTTCTGGACAGACTCCCATTCCCATTCACCCTCACAAGGCTTAACGACATACTTATTCCCCCATGTCTTAAACTTCCTCTCTACAACAAACATCTCTGGGTCTTTTAAGACATGGAAGATACTTCCGACAGGGAAATACTTATCAGTCCTCAATATAACACGATGATGTTTCTCGTCATATTCAGGATCGCCTACGATACGTGCCTTATAAAACTGGAAATCATTCAACGCCTGATCCACTGGCTCTATCCAATAATACCCCTTACCCATTGCAGTTTGTATTTAATTATCTATATTTGCGGTGTAGTAACTCATAATGTTTTAAGTGATTTTCAACCAAAGGGGAAGGGTGTCCGTGAGGATGCCTTTTTTCATTCCCGCCCACCCTTCCTATGAACAAAAGATCTACCTCGAACAAATGTAATCATAATAAGGCTACGATCAAAAAGAAACCCTATCGGTATTCTATTGCCGACAGGGTTCTCCAACGTTGTATCAAACTAAATCATATCACTCCATTTGATTGTGTCACCGACGAAGCACCGCACCGCCAGATACCTTACGAACGCCGTCCCTTCCGGGGCGTCAGGGTCTTCCAGATAAGCCAAGACAGCCTTGACTATTTTCTGGTCGCAGTCCAATACCTTAGGAAAGTAGTCGCTATAGAACATAGCGAACAGATATTGGACATCTCCCCAAGTGGCGTTATCAGGTTTCTTGGCCCCGCATTTATCGAACATCTGCTTAGCATCCTCCATCGTCCATCTTCTCTTGGATCCGTCGGCGTTAAGCATCTTATCGGCGGCCTCCCTAGCCAACTCCTTGGAAAAGTGATATCCATGGGTGTCTATATACCGCTTATAATCCGGGTCATCAGCGTCTGCTCCTCAGTAGTAACGACTTCTCCTACCTCTACGCATATAAGGTTCCGTACCATCGTACTCATCTTATTACTTTTGTGGTAAAAATAATTACAAAAATCATGATTTCATATAAATACAACATATACAAATCAAAGAATACCAAGCATTTAGATAAAATGCTTAGGGAATGTGTATTTGTATGGAATCATGCTCTGAATTTGCAAAAACGTTATTACAAAAGATTTGGTAAATACATTTCGATAGGTAAATTAAAGAAACATTTTGCAAAACGGATAAGAAGAACTTTATTAGGTGCTCAAACTGTTCAGGAAATCCTTGAACGATTAGATGATTCTTATAAAAGGTTCTTCAAAAAGCTATGCAAAAGACCTCCTAAGTTTAAAAGAGCTAATAAATTTAACTCCTTCGTTTTCAAACAGGATGGATTTAAATTAAATGGAAATACGTTTACAATCAACAAAATAAGCAAACGTTTCAAATTCTCATATTCTCGTCCTTACAATGGGAATGTAAAACAAATCAGAATTTTAAGGGAAACATGTAATAGATATTCTATTGTCATCGTAACAGACTCGAAATCGAATAAGACCTATGAAAAGTCACGTAATGGTGCATCCATAGGTATTGATTTTGGATTGAAAACCTACATGACGTTAAGTGACGGAAAATCTATTCAGTCTCCTTTGTTTTTCAATAGACATCAGAAGAAAATAAAGAAATGCAATCGTAAACTTTCAAATGCTAGGAAGGGATCGAATAATAGAAAGAGAAGATCATTTGAACTTCAACAAGCTTACAGGAGAATAAAAAATCTACGTTCTGATTTTCAATGGAAGTTAGCACATCAGTTGTGTAAACAATATGATTTTATTTTCTTAGAAACTCTTAATATAGAAGCCATGAAACATCTATGGGGTAAGAAGGTGTCTGATCTTAGTCATTCAATGTTTATTGATAAATTGAAATACGTAGCGTCAAAATATGGTGTTACCGTACATCAAATCGATAAATGGTATCCCAGCTCAAAGGTTTGTAAATGTGGTTATATCTATAAAGACCTTTCACTTAAGGAACGCAGCTGGGAATGTCCAGCGTGCGGTTCCAAAAATGAAAGAGATCTTTTAGCTTCTCAAAATATTCTTCGGAAGGGCATTTCCGAATTGGAGAGTATGGATAAATCCAACGGTCGCAAGACTGAGGTCCCGTACGTTATTATCCAAGAATCCCATTCACTTCAGTAATGGGAGTATGTCAAAAAATTCAATGTTTCAATACGTCTCACGACGTCAAAGAGAGATTAACCACACGAAAAATATCGCATCAACTTATTTGTATTAGCAGTGTATTCATTAACTATCTTGCTGGATGAGGGATTATCCTCTATCCTTGACAGGCGGTTATCGTCACTCCTTACCGTAACGTCACCCATCCTTCGTACCATGTTTTCTTGATATGATGATGGATCGGAGTATATAAGATCATCAACGAACCTGTATATCGCACCATCAACCGTCTCACCTACCTTCTCATATAAACCGGATTGGAATGACACGAAATCATCATACCTTCCACGAGCCAAGAACGAACCGTCCGGTCTCGCCTCGACGCCGCCGTTGACCTCCCGGAGCAGGCCCGGATTCCTTTGGTACAGATACCTATAAAACCCGGCATCCATCATCCTATCCTGTCTATCCAGATAGAAAAGGTTTCTCATGCTACTGTCACCGGACTCGATAGCCACGTCAAACAGAAGATCCCTTACCTGACCTTCCGGCAACGACATCTCCATGCTTTTTAACGTACTTCTGTCATGGTGGTTCAAAGATACATTATAAAATCCATTAAAATCAAGGAAACGTAAGACATTATTATATAAATCCGATTTTTTTAACCTTTCCTTGATCTGGATCTTCCTCAACGATGTACAGGATTTGATCAAATCCCGACTCTTCCCCTGTCTGGCCACATATCTCCTAAACTCCCGATCGATATCGACATCATCCACCTTAGGGGTAACGGGATGTTGATATATCAATCTGGTAAGGATCATACTTTCCGTATTGGAAGATGAGATGTTGTCCATAACCAACTTCTTGATATTATCCTTGGCCACGCCAATATCAGATCGGGAAGCCCCTTGGGGAACCACGCCCGCCGGCAAGTACGAGGGCTGGGCTATCCCGATATCAGCTAACATCTCATAGGCCTGATCGGTGTCGGTTATCGGAACCGTGTTATGATACGTATTCCTACCCATATGCAACATACCTCTATCATACATATCGGAAGGAGAGACCTTACCAGATCTTACGTATACCATCCTATCCCCAGTGGAATAAGTATCTTGAACCTCGTATATCGGATTCCCTTTCCCTGTTATCCTATCAAGATCGGAAATAAAGTCATCATATACCGGATCACCATTCTGTATAGAAGATAACATGACATCTAACGATGCCATAAGATCACGGATATCCTCCGGTCTGGATATAACCATCTCATCGCTGATCGCCTCGCTTATATCCACGCCCATGTCGGCAAGATCCATAGCTATGTCATATAGACGTCCGGCAACATCCTTGATGTCCTTAAAATCGTCCATATCGATTATCTCCCCAACCTTACCCCTTAGGGCTTTCATGTCCTTAGGCGTACTGATATACGGTATGGTGCTATTGGAGCATGAGTCGGTAATCGTATTCCCTTCCTGATCCCTAACCTCCATACGGGTCATATTACGATACGTGTCATACATCCGATCTGCGTAATCCTGATCCTCCTGATACCGGAGTGCCAAGGAAGGGTATGGGATGGAGGCGAAAGCCTGATCGAACTCCCGGCGGTCGCTGATACCGCCTACCGCCCTCATGATCGTATCCCTTACCTCCATTGGATTCAAGACTCTTCTCTTTCCCAATGAATCATACACATCCTCATATATCATATAATCATCACCAAGGCCTGATTCGGAGGACAAGAAATATGTATCCTTCTCATTGAGATCCCCCTCAGACATAAAATCGACAATCCTCCTCATCATATCCCTTACCTGCTCATACGCCGATCTGTTGGTCATGATATTATCAATCTCATCAGCATCATACATCCCGGATCGTTCAAGATTATATCTGTTGATGAATATATCACCGCCGGAAAGGAAGTTAGATACGATCATATCATTAAGATCATTGATATTATCAACACCCAAGGAAGTAAGAGTATTATTAATATCCTTAACCTCATCGGCCATGAAATTGCCGGCGAAATAGTTCTTCCGCTTGATAAAGGACATGACATCATCATACCTAGGTTCCCCGTTACTATCCAGATCATATTCTGATGGCATGGACATCCAATCGCCAAAGAAAGACACGAAGTCGGGGGAGTAGGCCGTACCCCAGACCGATAAGGCCTGCTTCTGGTCGCCAAGCACCTCCATAGCCCTTTGGTATAACCCGGATGGTTGGTCGTTCGGGGCAAGGACATTATCTACCCCACCCTCCTTATTTTTTATAACATAACAAGATCTACCCATAGCTAAATCGTTTTTCCACAAAGATATGAAAATCCCGCCTACTCTCACGAGCGGACGGGACACCAAAATAACAACATAATAACAAACCTTATGTTTCTCCGAAAAGTGCAAATCTTTTTGCCGATCCTCACGAACAGGCAAAAACTCAATCCTAAATTATAAAAAATGGAGTTTATCGTTTAGCGAAAATATCTTTATCTGATCTACTCAGAACCCTGCCTTTCAATTCCAAGAACCTAGGCATCCATTCTTTAGATATCTTAGACACAATCCACTGAAATCCCTTAGGAGTCACATAGACAGTATTAGTGCCGTAGAACTCGTCATCATTACGATATCTGTAACGAGCATAACCGCTGTCTATCATCCTTTGGGAAAGCAACCACCTCTTACCGGTCTTAGCGAAGAACTTCTTATCCTCAAGCAATATTCGAAGATTCTTCTCGGCTATATCATAACCATGAGCCTCTAGCTTTTCCCGAACCTCCCTGATCAACATATCTGTTTCCTGAGCTACTTCTGCTGTCTTAGCAAATTCAACCATAGAAGCCTGTTCTTTGATAATATTATCAGATATCCTCTTAGCTTCTTCTGCCACTTTCTTGGCTTCAGCTAATGCCTTTTTCTCCTTCTCTGATTTAATTAACGCTTCTAATGCCTCTATATAATCGGATGGTAGATCTCTTCTGCTTATATCAGAATTACTCCTATTTATTGATGTATGCCCTTTCAATAAAAGTTCCTTTATTTTATCTGTACACCACAGCTTAAAATCTACACTAAGCCACTGGGCAAAATCTATAGCTATATCCTCATGCAACCATACCCCACCTCCAAAAACCGGCATTCCAGTCTTCTTTATAACTAACTGATTTTCAGATTTACCAGTTTTTCTGGTAATTGCCTTAACTAACTCATTAGTAGATACTAACGATAAATAGTCGTTTGTTCTCCTATTAAAGTATTTAGCCATCTCCGTGGCATTAACATAGGTTACATCATCAACCGTTTTAAAAGTTACATCATTACCATTGTAACTAAAAATCTCAGATAATTCACTCATGATATAAAAACAACGAGAGCCATTGGCGTCCGTTATTCCACCAATGACTCTCATCTATCGCCTACGCTTAGGCGAGTTAATTTCTTCTTATGGCCCAATAACGGATGGACACCGCAAATATAAGACCTTATTTTGAAACTACAAACAAACAGAAGATATTTTTACAAAAAATATAATCAGTTATATTTATCTATCATATAGACGAAATATAACTGTATCTATCCTCCATCATCATCACCACCTTCTTGATATCAGATAAGGTTAGTTTCTTTATCTCCATATTCCTGCTATCCATTCTGACAAAAGAGTTCTTGAACTCCTGCTCGGTTATAGCATCCAACCTAAATAGATTGTATTTTATAAGTAACTGGCTTACGTCAAATATCAGGATATTAAGATCAATATCATCCTTCAACTCATTAAGAAGATCACGCATCATGGCTTTGATAGCATCAGTATCAAGTTCCAGTTTCTCGGCCTCCTTCATCAACTTCTTGATAATACCATTGTGCTCGATTATGATGTTAGCATTATCATCATCGGTAGGTAGAAGGATATCCATCGTACATTTTATACCCACCTTATCACTAAGTCTTTTATTGAACTCAGTCATATAATCAAAAGCCTGATCCCTGCTTAATGCGTATGTATGATCAAGTAACTGCTTTTGTCTGACCTTGACAAAATAGTTACTGGTGTATAACATCATCAAGACCTTTACTCGCTGGATGCGTAGGTCTTGCATAATTTTCCGATGTAAAAAACTATCTAACTGCATAATATAAAGAGTCCCCACCGGGGCCATCACACACCCGACAGGGACCAACTTTTAAATATCTTACTCGTCAGGTGATGGACTGACACCGCAAAGATAAATCAAGATAATTTATTTAGCAAGGATTTTCCGCTTCATTTTCTCCAGATACGACATTCCCGTCGGAAACCAAAGACTTATCCTCGGCTGCTTTCGTAGGCGAGGCGAACTCCGATTGGGAACCGGGCGGGTTGACGAACGGGGTCTCCGTATCCTCGAAGAACGTCTCATCCCTCCTAATACTCATCCTGAACTTAGGAGCTATGAAAGGATCGTTATTAAGATCAATGTTGATCGTAACGTCATTCATCAAAATATCCTCCTTAGTTCTGGAATCACCTATCCATCCTCTTACATCAGCGGTCATAGGCATCCTGCTAACCGCTTCCTTGACAGCTTCAAGCCGGCCTTTGATAACATCCACATCTCCCGCCAGCAGAATCATATATGTCTTATTATCCAACCCTGATCTGGCTATAGCGTTGTTAAGATCCATTATATCATCAATACTTACTCCACCACCTAGACCCTCTATAATTCTGTCAGCCATCGATCCGATCATAGATGAGAATGATGATGTATCCTGATTTTTCAATCTTACGGGGTACAGGTAATTTCTTCCATTTCCTGTCTTTATAGCTACTACCGGGATACGTGAATTTTTATAATCACCATACTTATCCCTGACGATAGCCGTACAGAACGGGAATATATTATACTTAATATCATCCCTCATCGTAACCTCCCCGTTCTCTATATATCCTACACTCTCGACCTTACCAACCGTCTCGTTGGTAAAGTCATTCTCGGATACCATCAACGTCCCATTATCATCACTTACGCTAAAATTAGGTCTTCCCGGCAAAACACTGGTGACTGTGCCTACGAACGGTATATCAATCTCGCCAGCGACAGATCCTACATTATCCCTATACAACTCAAAGGCCATACTCCTTAAATCAGCGTTACTCCCTTTTGAGTCTGGATCATTGGCTTTTAGCACCGAGACAAAATTACCGTCACCATCCACGATCTTAATAACCATATTATTAACCAAATCACTACGGGCAGACTTGGTCTCGTCAGAATTAGGATCAACGGCATAAAGGCTATTGTATTTATCATACAATTCCTTGGTATAAGGATCTAACATATCTACCTTGAACCTCACGATATCGTTCTTACGAAGACTAGCCGCAGCTTCTTGATTTATCGACTCATTATTAGAGCCAAATGCATCTCCTGTATAATAAGGAACAACAGATCCATCCTGCCCCTTGCGATACACCATGAACCAGTTGGAGGTCGATAAGGCGGTCTGCCGCCCCAGTATGACACCGGTAGCGTTCTCGAAAGCCTGAGCGTCATCCTCGCTAATCATCCATCTTGAGTGGTTATCTGACTCTATAACAGTAAATATGTCGGTTCCGTTGGTGAAATCCATCACCCTTCCATTATCAGTATCAGTGGCGTCAGATCTTTTAAGCCCAAGACTGTCCATAAACCTGTCAAGTCTCATTCCGCCAACTTCATAATACATAACCCCACCGATCTCTCTCTTCTGAGCCATCAACACCACCGGATTCTGGGCGGCGTTAACTTCCGTCCTGCCGGTGGATGTCCCGGGTTCGCTCTCTGTGAGGACATCACCCATAGGTATGGATTTATCGTAATCCTTGACAGCTATACTTCCGTTATCATACAACCTCATCCATTCCACGAATTGAAGAAGAGGCCCATCGGAATAATTATTGATAATATCAATAGCCTCATTAAGCTTATCCTGATCAATCTCATTGCCATTGTCAGCCTCATTCATAAGATCATTATAAGTCTTTATAGCTTCTTTGATCTGATCCTGATCAAGACCATTGATATTCATATCTACAATATCATCAACAGCGTCCTTGATATTATCATAAATATTATCATGGATCTTCAATCTATCTATTATCGATCTAGCCTTATTGATCCTTGAAATAGGATTATCCCCAAACCCGTTAACTAGACTATCGACACGAGGCTTGTTATTATCATATATCTGTCTCTCCCTAGGAGATAAGACATCCTCATTACCGTTCCATATCTTTATAGCTATATTATTGATTCTATCGTCAGAAGGATTTATGATATCCTCATCATCAGGAACCCTCTCGACTATATTACCTTCATCGGTCTTAATCTCGTTCTCCATAGATCTGGCTATCATATGATTATATGTCTTGAACATAAATGCCTCATCCTCCCCTATAAGACCATCTTGGTAAGCCTTGTCTATAGCTTGGTCGTTGGCGTAAAGATCATTGGCATCAGGATTATCAGTATTCCTGAAATCATACTTGCTATCATCCTCCTCATAAGTCTTACCCCATACGTTCGATAATATCTTCATGAACCCGCGCTCCTGCGCCCGGATGAATCTTCTGTCACGCATACGACGAAGAGACTCGTTTATATTCTTATAAGCCACAAGATTATGACGATACTCACTAAGCAATGCCATAGCCTCCTTATAATTATCAACCCCACGGATAGATACGACGTTCTCAAAATCAGCTATAGTATCATAAGCCGCCATAAGATCAGCGGCACTGATCCTTGAATCATTTCTATTTAAGAACAACTTAGATATATCAGCCTCTGAGTTAATTAACGTAGTTAATTTCCTCTCCAATGCGATCCTATCCTCTGTTAATTTAAGAAGCCTATCATTCTCCTTGACCAACTTAGCCTTATCAGATTCAAGAGCGTCCTTCGACGCGACACTTTGTTGAAGCCTCAAGATATTCTTCTCCATCCTCTGTATATCATCCGTAAGCTTCCTGAGTTCTTCAAGATCCCTGCTCGAATCAGGATTAAGACGAGAATATATATCTAAAGCGGGGCCTATATCCGTATTGTATATCCTTCCTAACTGATTAGCGATATCATCCAAATTATCCTTAGCCTCAAGACCGTTATAAGCCATGTTAGAGATGTAGGTGTTAAATGATCTATTGGATATACCATCGGTAAGGGAGTCGGCAAATCTGCTGGCCATAGTAAAATTATCAACCTTCTTATTGAACTCACTGATAAGGTTGGACTTATACTCATTTACCTGCTCATCTGTCATATTCATATCGGAGGCTATATCGCTATTAGGTATAGACTCGATGACTGTCTTGAAATTCTCCTTAGTATCATCTAACATCCCCATTTCCTGATCATAACGAAGACGATTGAATACAGCGTCACTAAAAGTCTTATCTACGATTCTAGAATTAGGTATATCGTCAGCGTTATTATCCGTACTTAAGCCTGATAATTGAGCGTTCAGGGCCATGCTGCCACGAATAGCACGGATAGCGGCGGTAGTCAAGGCGCCGGCATTGGTGTTGTAAGCCTCCACCATCCCCTTGTTCCGGGACATGTCTTGGCTCCATTCCTTTATACCACCAATAGTTTTTACTCCCATAACCGATCCAATAATCATACCGATGCCGATTTCCTTCCATCCCTGATTAGATCCGTAAGTCTCCTTGAACCCGTTCTTTATAGCCTCCATATAGCCTATATTCTGACGAATAGCCATAGGATTGTATCTTGATTCTACCCAATCCTCGGCGGATTTACTAGCCACTCCCTGAAGACCTTCCTCATAAAGACCTTCTGACACTGGGCGCTTGATAATATTGAACGTATTCCCGGCTATTTTCTGCCATTTCTTTGGCGTTATGGTTCTTAACATACCGTTATCCATCCTCTCAGCCCCTACGCCAAATATATTGCGTTTTATAAACTTATCCACGCCAAGATCCATGCCGAACATATCACCGAACATAGCTATATTGGATAATGACAATATGCCGACGTTGGCGGCGAATACAGCATTAGCGGCATTGGCATTGTCAGCCCTGAACTTCATAAGCTCCTCATATGGGACTTCCCTTCCATAAGCGTTACGGTAAGACTGCCTGAAATTCTCCTCAGCCTCCATCAGCATGCTTCTGGCCTCGACAGACGCCTCCCACGAGGTAGATGTGTCAAGGAAAGCGAGGGTGTCCAGTCCCTTGCCTATCCTCCGTCCCGTACGGGCGGCCCTAAGGTAGACGCCGAACGCTTTCTTGGTATCCGAAGCCGCTTTGCCTATCCTAGCCAAAGCCACGCCCGCCCTAGCTCCCGTACGAGCTAAGTTCATCAATCCAGCGCCGGAATATACGGCTGACGATAACATGGCTCCAGCGGTAAAAGCAAGACCGGATAAAAAATCGTTAGACCAGAAATTAGCCGTGGTCATGCTTTGAAGGAAATTCATATCCCGCTCCTCACGATTGTAATAATGAGCAAGACCGTAATCCATCTTCTTGTCCTGATCATCCAACCATCTCGTGAAATCGTTATCAAAAACAGCGTTAAAATTACCTCTGGATACACCGGCGTAAATACCATAAAAAGGCTGGATAACGCCGCCTAATCCGTATAGGGCAGTCTTACCTACAAATTTTCCCAAACCTCTCATCCATTTTTCAGTCCTACCTTGACTCCTAGATAAACGTGTGTCATTATCTACACCAGGGATATAAGACTCGTATTTAGGTATCCAAGTACCGCTACTAAGTCGATACCTTGAATCCTCCAACGATATCTCCGGACCAGTAAGATTAAACCTGCCCTTATAGCTTTGATCAGAAGCCATATATCCTAATGGGGACATATGTTTCATATCATCATAATAATTTGTCTTAACAGTATTCTTGATCCTCTCCGACAATGACGGTATCTGGGACTTTGATCTCTCGGAAGCGGAATACGGATCCAATACCGGAGGCAGGTCACGATCCGGTATATCATAGGGATCCGTACCAATAGCCTTTATATTATCTACGTTTATGGTAGGATATCTGTACTTCTCGGCAAGATCCTTTCCGTTAGAGGTATTATTATAGATTTCCATTGTTTCCATTATTTCCACTATTTCCGTTATTCCTGTTTCTTATCTCCTGATCAATCATATCAGCTATGGGCGAGATGAAGCTCTCGAAATCATCAGTAGTAGATCTTCCCTCGCTCCTCCAATACACCTCATTCTCCTTGCTAAGTATCTGTTGCCATGCCATGACCAAATAATACTGCGGGCAGAAGTCGATCTTCCTTGCTACCTCATCAGCATAGTTAACGCCATCCAGATCAATTGAATACAACGGGGTATTACCCTCTCTAGCCCCTCCTTTGCTATATATATCAACACTTATCCCAGAAGAACCATTATTATACTTATATCCGGAAGCCCTTAACTCGTACATAGAAGCGTTATCGAACAACACGTCAGTAGCGATCATCATCTGATTCTTCCTGATATTACCGTCATTTATATTCGTAAACATATCTATATAAGGCATCACCGTGTCCTTGGCCCCGCTAGCGTAAGCGAATGGAGCTACCAACAATGACTTAGCCATCTTCCCATAAGCGTTGTTGCTTGAGCTGGCGAAAGATATGGGTACGACACCGGAATCATAGGTCTCGGACGGGATGCTTACATCCTCTTTGTAGAAAGTAAGTCCATTCGCAGCCAGATCAGCCTCGCTTACCTCAACAACAGATCGACCATCACCTCCATTATTGCCAATGATCTGATAATTACCATCACCTATAGGGGATATGGTAAACGTTATCTTCGTATTGGCATTATCCTTATCCTTGGGGATAAAACCGCCACCACGGGTGAACAGGTCACTAATCTTTATATAATCATACTTGGCTTGGCTTTTAGACGGATAATCGCCGGAGAAGATATACTCACGCTCGGCGTACTCATGACGATATTGTCTCAAGTAATCCTCGCCAGCGCGCTTAGCGTCATCAGCGATCCAGCCTAAATCTCCACGACTCCATTTATGTCTTAATAAATCATTTCTCTCTTTATGCGCCTCGTCATATATAGCGGTAGCGACAGCGATCGCTCTATTATCCCCAGCAAACCTGTCTTTTATTTCCTCGATATGCCTATTCTTGTTAGCCCCAGATACGGCAAGAGACATTATAGACTCAATATCATCAAGAGAAAAAGATGTTCCCATAAGATTATTTACACGATCCAAAAGAATACTTGACTGACCTGAACCCACCGACACATATGGAGCTTCTCCTTGAATGCTACTATTAACGACGTTTATATTATCACTTAGCAAAGAGCTATAAGCGGACAGCTTAGCCCAATCATTCAATGTTATATCATTTATCCCATCTATATCAAAAACCTTATCACCGTTGTTGTTGATATCCTCAAGATTGAATGTCCCAAACCCGTAACTAACATCTATGCCTGATCCACCAAAAAATTTAGCCTCTTTCTCGACTATAGCGTCAACGCCATCCAAAACAGCATTGCTCGCCTTATAGAATCCATCATTGATCTTATTATACTTCCCTCTTTGGGTATTTAATCCAAGAAGCTTCAAATAACTATCCTGACCATTGTAATCAAGCAACTCGTTCCTTGACCCTCCATTGGCCTTGAAATAAGCCATGATAACCTGATCGTTATCCATATCCTTGACCACGTTACTATTCTCAGGATCAGACGCCCATGCGTCGATCTTCCTTCTAGCGTCATCTGATAATGACTTAACGAAATTACCCATGCCGGTAGTCACCGCCTTCTCGTTGGCTATGAACCCGTCCATGAACTCATCGCTTATGCTCACATCGTCAAGGTTTGCGCTCTTGGTAACCACGGTAGGCCCGGTCATGTCATCGCCTCCACCATTTCCATTCTCCGATTTACCTGATTTACTAGCTCTTATCAAAGCGGATTTCTCCATGGCTAGATTATGCCTTTTTGTCTCATTGAACTTAGCCCTCTCCATCATCTGTTGATTAGCCTTGAAATAATAATCATCAACACCAAGCGTCTCGTATGAGTTATTATAAGACCATCGTAACCCCACGCCACGAAGGAACTGCTGCCTCACCATGAACATGCCGGCCCGCTCCGGACTGTAGTTGCTGCCGATAACGCCCTCAGCCTCCTCCACGAAATCATTTTTCTGCTTGGTGATATCCGCCAGCTCTGACTCCAACCTAGCCTTTTTGACCTTATCATTGCCAACGCCCTTTAGCTTTGCCCGTATAGATTCTTCCTTGGCACTAAAATCATCAATATACCCTTTAAGGAAATCAGAGGTACTCTGGACATTGAATAGGTCAGGATTCGTCCTAGCCATATACCTACCCTCTAGTTGCATCTGAGCTTTGCCGTTCTCTGATATGGAAGCCATGGCTATATCCCTGACCTGAGCGTAACTCATCTCATCTATATACATCTCACGCATCTCCCCCGTCCTGTTACCATTAGCATCAACTACCGGCACATTGACTTTCTTCCCCTTGTTAAGGGAGATGAAGTTCTTCATCTTCTCATCAATCTCAGCGTGATAATCCGTATAAGGAGTGTAATGTATAGGGTTAAGACGTGTCCCTACCTGACCGTCATTCATCCATGCCACGGCATCGGCGAAAGCCTCAGCCTCGTTTATAGGACTATACATCTTAGGATTATTCAATTTCATATCCTCCATCTTCTCGCTAAAAGCCCGGATCTCCCTAGTACCGGCAATAGCATTCAACACACGGGTATCCAGAGCCTCTCCAAGACGATCCTGTATACTTCTGGCTATACCATCAGAAGCCAAATTAGATTTACGATACACGTTATTCACATCCTGTATCAATCCATTTAACCTATTCTGAAGATATTCCCTATCCTGAGGTTTTATAATGTCAGAATTGATAATATAATCAGCATACTCGTTTATAGCCTGCCGATTGGTATCTATCTTCTGCTGCATGTATCCCATCCCCTGCATCATGACATCTATGTTGTAGGGTGATACGTACTTGCCGTAATTCCTTAATATACTATATTGTGAAGCCATCCTTTATCCTTTCTTGCCTTTAGTTACTTCCTGAGCGGGATATAATCTCCTATAACTCAATATATCTCCTTGAGGATCAGCGATTAATTGTCCATTGGGACCAATCTTTACATCCCCGAATATAGACCTTAATGTATTCATGGTCGTAGCCGTATTCCACTTCTGCTGGATCTCGTCATTCACGCTATCGAAATACCTAGCCCAGTTCTCGTCATTAATAGCCAACCCCTGCAATATCCGTTGTTGATAAGCCTGACGTTGGGCTATATTCTTATCATACGTGTCAGCCCAAGTACGAGCGTTTATATTATCAGCCCAAGTTCTTTGAGCCACGTTACCTTGCTCTACCTCATTAATGTACTTACCTATATTAGAACTCATTATAGCCTGTAGATTAGACGATAATGCCCCTCTTTGGGAATCCGGGACATTACCCATCTGATCCAATTGTGATTGGAAAGCACGATTAGCCTCAACCATATACTGATCAGCCGATCTCAACACCGGGTCCACGGTAGGAGCGTAATGTCTTTCCAGACCTTCCGTTGTCACGGCTCCCGGAGTCATCCTAAACACCTCAGGGAAGTCAAGGCCACCACCCACTATATTCCTGTTCCCGTTACCATTATTAGTCTTACTGGTGTTAGTACCGGTATTGGCATTGGTATTAGGGAGCTTACTGGTATCAACCAGCTCCGGCATCCCAAGATCTACATCAGGTTCCTCCACATCACCTATATCCATAGGACCGGGAGCCACCTTGTGGGGATCGAGTATGAAGTCAAGACCTTCCATGCCTTTCATGGATCTTAACGCCTGCATCTTAAGCATATCCTCCCCAAGGATCTTATTAACAATATCTTTATTCTTGTCAGAAAACAGTTGACTGAAATGAGTGATACCAGCGTCATTAAGAGCTTTATGTTGATCCTCTGTAACTACATCCAAACCAATCATAGGGCGAGATGACGAATATTGACCAAACTTATTATCTCTCATTCTATCATGATATGCGGCCTTCTTGTCTTCCGGGTAATTACCTTGACTATCCTCACCGCCAAAAGAAACGAGCGTCGTGTAATCCCGAAGTGCCTCCGCGTTGGCGATGATCGGGTTTTCCGCCGTAGCCAAGCCCATCCACCCACCAGTAGTGTTGTATATAGCATCCTGAAGAGCCTTGGCAGCAGTAGCCTTCGGAGCGCTCATATAAGCATCATAAGCCAAAGGCATGAATGTCTTATAATATTCCAGTCTCTCATCAGCATTAATGCCGCCATAAGAACCGTCCTGACCTTGACGCTGATACCCGAACGTATTATCCTTATTATTGTACTTATTCTCTACAGGGCGGAAAGTAAGGAGATAATCGAATAAAGAGCTACCACCTTTCTCCATCTTCTGACGAATACCAGCAACCTTCCGGAGCAGTTCTTTCTTAGCCTCAGCTACATCATCTTCTGTAAGGCCATATTCTTTCATGGATCTGGATATGATGTTATCTATCTCACCACCCTTGGCGAAATACGTATCCTCATCCTTCTTCATCTTCCGGTCTTCCTGTTCCTTGTATATAACATTAGCGAAATCCGTAAATCTTCCCTCTAAGCCATTAACGGTATCGTTACTATCATTTATAGCCTTAGATAATATGGAGGCGTTTAAACGCCTTGTATTCTCGTCATCTATCTTATCGTTTTTCTTCAGCTTCTCCAGCGCCTTTTTCTGATCATCGTAAGCCGATTTAAGACCGATCTTAGCCTTATACCTATCCATTAACGTGGCGTACGTATCCTTTGGTGTAGCCTTAATACCATACGTATCCCTAATGTATTTAGCGAAATCCGACTCTATGGTGGTATCATCGGTGATAACCTTCGTACCTTCCTCCAAGAAAACGGGGGTTCCACCATCGGCGTGCTTCTGCCCCATAGCCTCCATCGGCGCCTCTCCGGGCTGCGTCACGTACTCACCCTTCTCGACCTCTACGTTGGCTTGATCTTCCATCGACTTAGGTAACGGATACAGGTACTCACCGGTAAGGCTTCCGCTATCGAACCTATTATTAGGCCCTAGATAAACACCACCTCCATCCTTATACCGCATCTGGGATTGCCGTCTCTGCCTAGCCTCTCGCTCTTGAGCTAACCTGATATTAGTACGAGTGCCTTGCTCTGACGCCATTCCTGAGAACACGTTCCTAGCTAACCCTAAGACACCGCCGATGCCTGACATTACAGTACCCACGACATTAGCTGTCTTAGCCCCGGTGGATAAATCACCGTATCCCTCGCTTCTCATACGCCCTATACCACGACCCATCTGGGTAAACCTAGATCCTATATCATCAGCGCCATAATAAGGTATGGTGGTAAAGTCAAAGACATCCGTACTGCCAGACTCGTCAACCTTCTTATTGCTGTCAACGATAGCGTTCAAATCACTTGTATCAATGGTATTAATATCAGGCTGCTGAATATCAAATCCTATCTGGGTAGACGAAACCAAAGGCTCCACTCCAATACCCTGAAGACCAACAACATTACCGGGCATAATAGGGGTGACTTCCCCAGCCTCTTGATATTTAGGTATCTTCCTCTTGATTACATATTTGCCCATATCAAATTAATTTCGTTCTGACACAAAGATAATTTAAAAAAACAGAGACTCATCATTTCACAACGATGAGTCTCTCAGCAAATGCTATTATTATGTACAGAATTAAATTCTTTTTATGAATAATGATCCTATAGCCTTAACCAAATCATAGAAACCGGCAGAACTGAGACCTACAGCCACTCCATATAATAGAGCCTCCCACCATTCACTCCCTATAAGCAATGGAGACACCTTTAGAAACCACGCTAATATACAAACCAGCATACCTATGACTACGGCGGATAGGACTTTAGCCCACTTATGGGTGTCAATATACGGCACAACCTTGGCTAACTGCGTAGCTGACATCGTGACGAAAGCCATGATGCCGGTGAAGGTAGTTAAATCAATGGTGATAGCCCCTTCTGATGGGATTACCTCTTGCGCCATCAAAGCGAATGGCGTCAATAACATAGTAAATAAAAACAACAACCTTTTCATACTAAAATATTTTTAAAAACAGACAAATATAACGAATTAGTCCAATATATCATTAGCTAACCCTCCTAAAGTCACGACAGGATTAGCTATATCAAGAATATCATCCAATCTATTTCCGATCCTACCCATCACGTTCGTATTTCTTAATATATCCATACCACCTATCAATTCAGCGGCCGCACCCGCCACCCCTAGTATATTCCAAAAATTATCATCATCCGGGCTTAGTGCCATCTGAGAAGAATCAACACCTATTCCTGATACACCAGATATTTTTTGGACAGAATTACTATGGGCTATATTATTCAATAACGGATACAATCTAGCGCCTGATCTCTCTATTAACCTCAAGAATCCAGGAGATGCTGTGGCTATATCACCTATTGTAAGTAAAGTATCAGCCATAAGCTTATAGGGATAAAACCTCTCCTTCCTTTTTATCTCACCCTCTTCTGACCCCTTTTTAACAGATTCTCCAAACGTGTCGTACATGGCTGTATCAAAAAGACTATTCAAGAGATCAACATCCTTGTTTCCGCCTCCTCTTATATTATCACTCAATTTAAATATAGGAAGATTATTCATCCTCCTGAACTGATCCTCATCTATAAGACCCTGTTGAAAAGCAGATCTTGACGCATTTAGAATCTTATGCCTTTCCTTGCTTAATGCTCTTATCGCCTCTTGCTTGTCCACGATGCGTTTTCGTTGATCCTTATCATAAAACCATTTATCATCCCCAATAGGACCTCCTTCGGATTTTATTGACGACATTCCTTTTATATTCAGCATCAACCCCGGTATCATATTAAGCACCAACTGTCTTTTCGCCTGTTCCTTACGCATACGCTCAGCCTCCGCTATCTGCGCCTCTGATTGAGAATCATTCTTAATATTATTAGCGATGTCCTCTATAGCTTTCTTGTTAGCGCCGGATTGAGCTAGCATCTTATATAACAGGTCTTGGCCTTCCTTCTCCCACCAAATATCCATAGATGGGCGAGAAGCCAAAGAAGGATCGGCAGGGGCTACCGTCTCAGGGATAGGCTGCTGACCTCCGTCCCCCGTGCCCGAATCCCGCTGTCCGAACTCGTATCTCATTGGCTCGTTCTCCGGGACACCGTATCTGTTGGAGAACATATCGGCGAACTCAAATCTCTTCTCATTTCTTAAGGTCGATCCAAGAGGCCTACCGTATCCTTGATTCCATGCCACGGTAGCGTCCTTGTAGTTGACGGCGTTATCGAAATCGGATTTAGAATACATATAATAGTTATACTCATTCCCCTGAGCGTCCTTGTCAAAGAACTTGCCTTGATTGATGTAATTCCAACCTAACCCCGGAACCTTGCCTTGATACTCATCCACGAGATAATCCAGTTGTTGGGTTAATGTCGGTTTCCTACCATACCTACGCTGCAACTCTTTCTTCCTAGGTCCAAGCCATTGCTGGATTCCAAAGTCACCGGCGGCGCCTAGAGCTTCGGTGTCCCCTCCGGACTCGGCGGCGATGTTAGACAGGATGCCGATCGCTTGTGTTTGTGGTATCCCCTTCTTATCCGTCAGATAATCCCATATCTCATCATATACAGCCATTTTGCTATTTTCTGATCTACGAGGATCAATCACATACTTTCCAGAACCATAATCGCTCCCTGTATTTATACGACCTCCTTCAGCCTTGTCCTCCAACTTATTCTTAGACATAATAGCGTTACGAATAAGAGCATCCCTACCACTCTCTGGAGCAGGATTATAATCCTTGAAAGAGCCTCTCTCCTCAAACTTATCACCTATAGCATCTAATACCTTGGTAGCTATATTAATCGGGAACTCTTGATCATTACTATAAAAATCATATACATCGTAAACGCCTAACCTTCCATCCGGACGTCTATAAATTGTAAAATTACCAAACCCTGATAACGGGGTAAGCTCACCAGCAGCTTCGGGATAAAAATCGTACTCAGAAAAAACCGTAGGCTTTCCAGATCTTACCGAATTACGATTCTTCTCAAAAACATCTACCCATTCTCTAGACTTTTTCAAAAGCTTCAGCCTACCATAAGCATCATCTGTAGCCGGCTTATCAGAGCCATATATTTCTTGCTCCGTATCATGTATTTTCTTATCTAACCTCTTTATCTCATCCTTAGTGTCACGATTGAACATCTTCTCAATATCAGTAATGACATTATCAGGAATCCGTATCTCCTTATTATTGCCATCTAGATTATTAGGTTGAGATAAAAATCTCGCCCATAGTTGATCGCTATATTCATCAACGTTAGCCTTCCCGTTTCTGCCATATATAAACTCATTGACCTTGTCAGGAAGGCTAGCATTTGAAGCCACCACATCGGGGGTGACATTCTCGTACAATCTTCTTCTTATGGCATTACCTAAGATATCTTTTAAATACGAAGCCTTATCAGATACATCCTGTCTTACATACAACGGATCATCACCAATAGGCCCACCATCCTTATATTTAACCTTGAAATCAAAATTGCCAATATATTTCTTTACATTATTGATATAATCATTATCATCAGGAGAAGCCTTGCCGTTATTCAATAACCTTCCCTTACCCATCCATTTATAAAGCAAGGCGTCGAATTTGTCTATATCATTACCTTTATTATCCTTAAAGCCACGACCGACAACCTCATTCTTGTATATAGACGCCAAACGCAACATGGTAGCTATACCTGAATTATATGGCTTTAGGATATTCTCCTTATCTATACCAAACTTATTATATATCTTCTTTGTCTCATCATTATCACCTTCTATCTTTATCTGTGTTATACCCTTCGAGTTATAAGACCTGTCATTCCATCCGTTACCATTTAACAACGACCTGAATCTCTTGGCTATATCAACGCCTTGATCACCGATAGCTTGTTTCCCTATATATCTTGCGGATACACCAAACTTAGTCTCCTGCTCGGCGATACCCATGGCAAGCATAGCCATCCTATCATAAGTGTAGCTATCGATATCGAACTCACTCATGATACGTTCCTTGTTATATGATATAGCGTCGCTATATTCCTTTATATTGCCCAGCTTATCCATTTTGGCTATATTATCAATGGCTGATATAACACCAAGGAAAGCGTTGCTAGAATTGACGCCATTCTTTGAGTCATAAGCGTTATAAATCCATTTAGGCAAGATATCAGGAGATATATCACTATTTTTTACGCTTATATTCAATGGCCTAAAATCCTTGTTTATATGAACATTATAATCATCCCAAAGTCTCTTCTCACCGGAATCCTCGCCATAAGGGTTATCCGCTATATAATTAAGCGACCCCTCACGAACGACAAACCTACTTCCCTCTTTCTCCGGAAGTGTATAAATAAAATCACCCTTCTTTATAAAATTATACAGCTCATTCCCCGTATTCCCAAGAAGCCTGATATACCCATTAGATCCTCTTCCAGCAGAAGCCTCATGATGCATGGATGAAGCTATGTTATGATCCCATTTACCTGTCTTAGGATTAAACCTAGCTCTCTGAAACGATTTTCGACCATGATACTCACCTATACCTGATACTCTTGTTATACCGGCTGGGGTGGACATATTGCCTGCCCTGCTGACAAGTTTCCCATTCTTTGTCTTTGTGTATGTATTATAATCATCACCGGAAGCGCCTACACCTATATTATTAGTGCTATAAAGAATATCCCCACTCGGTGAATAAACTGTTAGTTTTTTATTCTTTTTATCTACAATAGCGTAATTAGACTTATGATCGACGCTCTTGATTATATCCTCATCGCTCATCTTATTGATCTCAGTCTCCATGGATATTATCTCCATCAAATCATGATCCTCTTTCTCTATTGACAGCGATGGGTCTGAAACCTTTATCTTATCACCTATCTGTATCTTGTTGATATCAGGAATATCCCTATTCCACGATACAATGTCATCTAAAGATAATCCCAATCTTTTGGCTATACCCCAAAGAGTATCGCCTTTAGATACGGTATATATCTCTCCTCCATCAGCTTTCCGGTCGATTTTCTCTCCCCATAACCCATATTTCTCCCTAGGCCATATGCCGTCTATGGCATCCACATAACCAACGGGATGCTCCCCGTCCAGACGCCGGTTCCGCCGCTCGTCCGCCGGGTACAGGGCGTTGGCCAACGGCTGCGTGATATGACCCAACCCCTTATCCTTGGAACTCGACATAGCGTCCACCACAGTCTGATATATAGGTCTTAATTTCTCAGGCAAATACAATCCCGCCTCATCAACCAGCTCGCCTATCTTCTTATTTATACCCCTAATGCTGAAATTATAATTACCCATGCCATTATTCAACGGAGACAACGCACCTCTTATCCCATTCATACCCTTAACAGCAGCTCCTCCACTAAGGATATCAAACTCCGGGGATACGTTCTTTAAAGGATCATCATTCATACCCCTAAAATACATGGGACGCTCACCTCTTACAACACGATCAAGATCTTCCTTATACAAATCCTTTATCCATGAAGGAATCTCCTCCGGTCTATTTTTCTTAGCCATAAATCACGTTTTTCCACAAATATACGCACAATCAAACGGATATTAAAACACGAGACGGGAACATGATCCACATCACATACCCGCCCATGATATCAACATAAGACCAAACCCCGCCCCATTGAGGGCGCTAGCGTGTCAACTAGCCATTCTCCCAATCCAGAAAATCACCGTCCACTCGCTCCTTCAATGACTTCCTGTCATTCAGAAATACCTTATAGGACTCGATGTAAGACGAGTCAAGTATGCCTAACTTGGCGGCGTTATAGTCGTTCAGCATCTTCTGCTCAACACCGCTACCCCATAGGGCGTCGATACAGGCCTCCAATATCTTGTTGGCCGTCAACGTTGGCCATACCCTGACCTCGTTGTAACTATAGGAGATCACGGGGGACATATCGTCACCCATCTCCCTTGTCTCCTCTCTAACGTCCCACCGGTACAGGTAGGAACCGTCACCGTCCCGCTCTATTTTAGGCGGCATTGTGTCGCTCCATGATCGCTTCATAAAACTCTGGTTTTAAAATTTTCTTAGCTAAATGCTTGCTATCGCTATCATATATCCAGCCCAGCCAACCGGCTAGACCTGCCTTGTATTCCGTTAAGGATATATTCGGGACTTTATTCAATCTAGCCGCCGCACGACATAGATTTTGCTTAGTCCTCTTCCTTATCCGTATATGCTCCTTATAGAAAACGAACCCCACGAAATCTATACCACGGCCGCTTTTATCCGATCTTCTCTCAGCGATCTTAAATATCTGGTAATTCCCTTTCAGCTCCAACTTCAACACAGCCAATCTATCGATAAGCCACGGAAGTAATACGTTTCTCAAGAAACACTTATCATGATGGAAAAAAGTCATGTCATCCGCGTATCTGATATAATGCCTTATATCTATAATCTCCTTTATCTCGTGATCCAGATAGGCGAGATAAAGATTCGCAAGATATTGGCTAAGATAGTTCCCGATCGGAACGCCGGGAGCGGAATCGATGATCTCATCCAACAACATAAGCAAGCGATCGTCCTTGATCTTCTTCCGAGCGATGCCTTTCAACACCTCATGGTCTATTGACGGATAGAATTTGCGGATATCAACCTTGAGGCAATAGACGGATTCACGATCGGACAAAGCCCGTCTTGTCCTCTTATACGCCTCCGTTATTCCTCTTCCCTTGATACATGATGTCGTATCAGCCGTGAACACGGAAACCCATATAGGTTCCATGACGTTCATTATGGCATGATGCAATATCCTGTCCGGATAATAAGGGAGCTTGAAGATGATCCTTTCTTTTGGCTCATAGATGGTATCAGTCCGGTACTTGGAAGTCTTGAACGTGCCATCCAGCAGAGACTTTAGCAAACGGCTTAGATTACCTTCTTTGTCCTTGTCGAACAACCTTATACCGTATGAATCCTTCTTTCCTCTTCGGGCTTTCATGTCCGCAAGTATCAAGTTGTCCATATTCGCTATCTTATCAAATAAATCCCCTATTCTCTTCATTTTATTGTCATTAATTTGCTTTTTATCATAGGGAGTCTTCGGTTTCCCTACCAACACCCTTTATATGGGGAGACTTTTTTCGCCAAGAGGCGAGGCCACCATCCCTGTTTGTTCTCTAAATATCTTTTCCCCTCTCTAAAAGTATAGGCGTGAACCGATGTTACGATTCGCATCGGAAGGCGCATTATTCGTATTCACGTTAGCGAGGCCTGCATTCGACCTGTTGTCCGCGTTACCGCCAACCAGCACCACCTAGGGATGATCGACCCTTATTCCGTCATTCGAGATAATACCTATTCCCGGAGGCTCGCATCGTCACTTTCCTAGGAAACTTGTCCATCTCCTTTATCTTACCAAGAACGTACTTGATCTCTTGGGAGTTCGTAAAGAATTTCTTGGCATCACTATCCTTATCCTCTAGATTCTCCTTGATCATGACAAGCGCCCTGTCTTTCCCGAACTTGGTGGACACGCCATCCATGTAATCGATTACCCAGAACGTGAGATTCGTCAACTTCTGTTGGGTGATCTCCGGACAATTAAAATGCCTTGAGTTCTTATCCCTTGGGATATTCAAGAACGACAAGCTGCCGTCATCTTTATTCTTTTCTTCTTCCATTTTTATCTTCATTAAACGTTATACAAAAAATTCCCGACGTGAGACGTGCGGCTACGCCGACGTTTTACGAAATTCGGGGAAAAAGCAAAGGCGCGAACCGAGGTCACGAGACGCATCGGAAGGCGCAGGATTCGCATTCACGTAAGCGAGGCCCGCACCCGACCCGTGGTCCGCGCGACCGCCAACCAGCACCACCTGCATGCGGTTAGCCGATGTGTAGGTGTAGTAGTAGTCGCACCAGTAGGTAGAGGAGCTACCGCCGACCTCCGTGGACACTATATCGCCATCTTCCCCAAGCAACATCTTCTTGGCATAACCGTTTGTACGGCAGATATTGCCCTTCTTATCATAGCCGGTGTAAGAGGTGTCGCTGAAATTCGACGGGTCATCGGTAGTCCATAATATGGATAATCCCGCATCGCCCGTGGTGACCTGTATATTGGCCCCGTCAGTATATTTCCATATATGGCCGAACGGGTTCTCTATGCCACGGTACCTGTTAGCCATCAATGTGGCATGAGTACCGCCGGAAGCGTTCTTCACCACATATGCCTTCTCTCCCGAGCCGTTCCCGAACTCGTTGGTATAGCCGCATGGGATAAGGGGGTTGACGTTGTTGAAGTTAGCCCAATCCGTCATTTGCGTCGGTCCCGGACCTAAGCCACCTTGTGCGAAACCGTTAGCGTCCTTCTGGGCGTTGAAAGGTTTCTGGCTGTCCAGCGTGGCGTACTCGACGGCGAATAGCCAGAACAGGATCTTGTGGGCGTTATAGGTGTACATTTCCCAGCCGCTGCCACGTTTCCTAGCGGCTTGCCGGAATTGGTCTCGGGTGAGGTTGGTGACGGGGCGGCCGAGTAGGGAACGGTAGGTATCATCCCATTCAGCGGTGTTGTCACCACCTCTAAAATTAGTTGAATTAGGATCACTTAATTTACTAGCTCCAGCCGCCGAACATAATAAATTATCGGTTCTATACATTCTGGCTTCATATGTTGAGATATAGAACTTATCTACATGTTTATACCCAGGTAATGGAATTTCGGACAACATCTTCCTAAATTTAGTGCCATTAAAATACAATTTATACCAATGTTCAGGTATCTCTGTCATAACGGCATAATCCAAATAGCTTCCACCCCATGAAAGCTCATTATCCAAATATTCTTTAACTTCACCATCTCTATCCAAAAGACACCTTCTCATCTTACTCTGCACCGGCAACTCCCTATGCAATTGCATATTACCTACTCTAACCCCATCAGGACTAGATGATGCAGTATCCCATTCAACACCGTATGCATATCTTTCTTCTAGATCTGGTATATCTTCCCAAGCTGGAGACCACTCGGTCGAAATGTCACCATATTCAAGTTTAATCTTATGGATGGTGGAAGTTGATGTGCCAGTTTTAGGAGAACTAAATACAACCATATGTGTATTATCAGCTACTGCATCTCCGATATTAGTAATCCATTTAAAAGTCTTACTGGCCTTCCCATTCACAAAGTCAGCCTTACTGAACTGAGCCATAGAACCTACCGCACCAGTAGAGTTATATATAGTGAACATTTCCTTATCATCACCCAATTCTCCAAAAATAGTCAATGTTACTTGTGTTCCTTTAGATATCGGTTCAGTTAGCCAATAATCAGCGATATTGTAATTCGAGTTGCTAACCTCCTTCCCTGATCCCAGCAACAGGTTCCTGCCGTACACGGGCAGCTTGCGGTACTTGCCATCATCCATTAAAGATTTAGTACCATCACCTGTAGTATGTATTGTTAACTGCTTAGTATTACTCCCAGAAGGACCACTTGTTAGATTTGTAAATACATCAATTCCATCATTTACTGGTATTAAATAATTCATACCAGAAGTTATAGCAACAGTTAAATTTTGATATATAGAGATTTGTATAGAAGAGTTCTGTAATATTCCCGCATCCTGTTTTATATAAAGCCAAATAGAATTATCATCATTAACATTATACCCACCAAAAATACTTGATATGTATACTCCATTATCTCTGACTGGAAATATATTAACAGCATTGCTTGGAAGTTTCTCTAATAATTTATTATAATTTTCCTGAGATATAGATAGGTTACCACTTGATGATATCTCCATAACAATGTCAAACACTGTGTAATCTGGTTTGACTACCACATCCTTCCACGTGCCATCTCCACAAAGAAACCTACCCTCATCTCCCTTCGCCGGAGCTGGTACCAATCCATCCTCCCCAGCCTGAGACGCCGTAGCGCCAACCATATCCTTGACCTTATCAAGCCTACTTTCTATTTGACCTCCATTGTACTTACCAATAAAATCTTCCATGTCATTTCAATATATAAGAGGAGGCGGCAAATACCCCCCCCATATGTTAATAAATCAATAAATTTTCTCATCATTACTAAACCATCTTACTATCATCTTGAACCGGCTCTCAATGTCATTCACGAACCTTGCCAAGAACCAATCGCCACGAAGACGATCACGCCACCTCCGGTGATAATCGACAGCCCTGGGGTCGATCTCCCGGCCAATGTCATTCACATCCTTAACCCATATCGGGAGATTGTTCGTATCGTCTTTGACCTCGTTAAAATAATCATTTATATTTATTTTCTGGTCAACCTCCGTCACCAATATCTCACGACTATCATCATTGGTTACAGGATACCTTAACCGCTGGCTCATATCGTTCTTGTCAGCGATAACCATCCGAAGCTCACCGCTGTTGTTGGTATCATTATAGAACCATGCCTTGTTGAATCCTGTAGTCCTAAGAACTTGATAATTAACCTCATCCTGATACCTTCTGGCATCCATTCTATATTGGTAGTTCGTGAGGATCTTATTCACATACTGCTCACGTACTGGTACCTCTATAACGAACGGATATAGCTTACCGTAAAATACTTGATACGATTGGTTGGTCAATCCATGAGACCATAACCCTATCTCCTGACTTTCACTTGAGTAGTTCTTTCCAGACTGGAAATAATGCTGGTGCTCGATATAATAATCAGGGGTGTAGGATAAATATGATTTCCACTCACCCTTCAGGCAGTTATATCCAACGGTGAACGAGACGTCCGTGAAATGGCTGGCGTCCTGTAGCTCCACCGCCTGCCCGTTCCTGTAGAACCGGCCGCCACGGAATTGGTACTCGCTCGGATTCCCTACCGGTATATAATCTTTCTTGGTTATCAGAACTCTCTTGAACCGATTGTCCCAGCCCATGGATAGCCCTATACCAAAGAACTTGTTATCGATATCGTAATAAGACAACTCAGCGTCCGTATCAGCGTTATATATCCGGCTACGGATGATCTTCATCTGAAGATGTTCCTTAAACCAGTTTCTAAGCCCCGGTGTGACCTCCGTAAGATTCCTACCATTAGAATCTACCTTAAACACCTGACCACGCCTTAAATCGACCCAAAAATGCCCAAATTCACAACTGATCATATCCCGGCTCTGGGTCCCGGAATATCCTAACGTCGTATTATTATACTCGATACCACGAGAGGCGAAAAGACCACCTGTCCCTAGCTCGCTATTCTCCGGGGATATTCTCTCCGCCAACACGTCTATGGCATTGTACAACCCTACCTGATTCTCAAAACGAGCCAGTATCTGATCCGACTCTATCCCTTTCATGCTTATAAGTTTCCCGAAAGAGGTCTTGAACTCATGGTAATCCATAGGCTTGTACGACAGCCAAGGATCGGTCATGCCATTCTCCGACACGTCGGCGGTGCTCCATATGACGCCGTTGGGTCTTTGGTAAGCGCAGTCCCAAAAATTGCTATCATACGTCTCTGGTAATGACCTTCCTCCTAGCGTAAAACGATTCTTATACACAGGACTTATCTTAAACACATTATCCCTTGATATAGGGACATTACGCTCCTGAGTCCATGATATATAATCCCCTACCTCCGGATAAAATCCCTCGTAAGGCTCAGGCCCGGCTATACGGAAATTGCAATTGATCTCAGACTCCACAAGAAACTGAGGTATGCCATAGAAGTATAGGAAGAAACGACCGCTAAGATACATATCCCCGGTCTTGCAAGCCATCTCGTAAGCGCTCTTCCGGCTAGGGAATGAGTATAGCGATCCGGTATCCGTATCGGTCTTATTAAGATAATCCTCCCCGGTGTCGTAATTAACGAAATAACGGGGATACCCGATGTTCCGATAATCATAATAAGGGAATGGTATCATGTCCCCCTGACCGAACTGAGTCAAGTAAAACATAGGCATCTTCCTCTTAAGTGAAAATCTTGATATAAATACATCACCTCCAAAAACAGGTTTACGCTTATCCTCATCCATCAACCCGCAACCACCTAACGATACCCATCTGATATCCTCTATCTGCCCGTATTGAGCCGGAGAATATTTCTTTATCCTCATATAGGGACAGGATACGAAAGATTCACGTGTCATAAAATGAGGCGTCATACCAGCCACCTCATCGTTACGAATATTACACTCATCCTGAATACGGCTGGTATCATAACTTGAAACCAACTCCGGATATTCAAGCATATACTTATCCATACCAAATGACATAAACAACGAATGCTCACGATCGAGGTTGTTTATGACAATAGGCTTACCACCTACGGTTTCCCCCTGCGACGAGATGTCTGTTACCGGATATAACCCGCTCTTAATATATTTGGCCGTTGACAATCCACGCAGCTCCGACGCCCCTATTTTTTGGTAAAATAAATTATAATGGGCAACAGAAGTATAATAATAAGCGTAATTCCATCTAGGCCCCCTATCTATCAAGGCCGTTAACCACTGATACCTGTACTTCCCTATATCCACGACAGACTGGGAGGTAGCCTTCGCGATACCTGTAGCCAGACGGATAGCCGTCAGAGCTATACCCACCGGGTTGGCCAAAAACATCACACCCCCGCCGACATATTGTTGGGACGCCGATTGATATGTATATTCAGCTATGGCAGATATTAAATTAGCCATAGCCTCCACCGTAGCTAACGCCGTAGCCATACTATAAGCCTTACCCCCTAATATCGTCCATTTCGGATGATCCTCTACCTCTCTAAATATACCAGAGGATTTACCCAGCTGATAACCATCAACCAGACATTCAGTAGGAGCGTCAGGTTTATTGAAGGCAATATCAGGGCTTAAGAATGAATACCAGATATTACCCTTCCTATTAAACGGATGCGTTATAAAATTCTCACGATTAATATCCTTATAAATATACATATCATCAGACAAATCGTTGTAAGGATAATTAGGATAAAGGTTAGCCGATCCGTCGGGATCATCGTACTTAAACATATCATAAGCCAGACCTGTACCAATAACACTCTTATCCAAGGCCCTATCTCCACGATATAGCTCGTATCCGATTATAGAGTCACGTCTAGCCTTATCTATAAGACCATTCTCTACCGCTATATCCAGAAACTCATTAACGATATCGTCATCAAGCATCACCCCCATAGGATAAATATAGGAGTCAACTCCATATTGACCGGTCAGTTGAGACGGATTACCCATAAAAGGAGCGACAGAGTTATCAGGGAACTTGTAATGACGTATAGGTTTCTGACAAAATGTGGTTGACGTATTGGGGTACTCAGCGTTATCCCCATTACCGGTGAAATAAGACTTACCCTCAACGGATTTAGGAGACCCATAGTATTTCGTCAAAGAATCTATTATATCCTTCCTCTTTGATCCTCCCGATGATATCCCGATCTTACTTGAATCATACAACTCAAAATTAGCCGGATACTTATTGGTAGACTCCCAATATCCAAAATCACCATACTGATATGGTCTGGGAGCGCAATCAGCGGGTTTATCTCCACATGAGATACATTTCGCCTCATATGTGACAAATCTCCTTAATTTCAGTTCTTTTGTAAAGAAGAATACGTATTTCACCTCCAGTGGCCGAATGCCAAAACAGAACGGGGCGGGGAAGATGGCGGTGCCGGCCGTATAGAATCCGGCAAGCTCCTTCATGTCCTGCCTCATGGCGAAACCGGTGAAGAACACGCATACCGCAGGCTCGATGCAAACATATATCTTATGGAAAGTAGTCTTGTCATCATTCCAGAACAAGTACTTTGGCATCATAAATATCTTATGATCCACGTAATTCACTATAACACCTTTCTTGGCATCATTAGCCAAAGGATTAGGAGCCACGGTACCTTCCTTGTCCGAGAAAAACGTTATACGAACCTTATTGTATGATGATGAGTCGCCGATCGGATAATTATAGTTACCCATCATCTCTATATACATAATACCGTTATCAGGATCGGATAAACCACTTATGTATTTCTCGTAATCCAACTCCACCCATCTGGCGTATGAGGATACATGTGGATAGAACTTGAAATAAGTCAAGTTACTTCTACCAAACCAATTGGTCTTGGCGTCAATATCATTCTGCACAGACACACGACCTTCCCAGTCAGTAGTTATACCGGTATTAAACTTAGAATTATCACCATCGCCAAAAAGACACATGGCGTTCTCGATACCAAACTGACTCTCATATTGGGGGAAATAAGCCTCCATCGTATCCATTAACTGATCAAGCATCGTCTCCGTATGCTTCTTTCCTTTCCATCCGGGATATTGATACAAATATGTGCACTTACCCAATGACCTACCTCCTTGGAACGTTGGTAGTTGCACATCGTTAATAGTAGGATTCACGTAAGGATCACCTACCGAACACCCATTAGCACATATACCCTCATCATATAACTGCCGGACATTAGACATATCCTGGCACAAGACCAAGGCGGAAGAATCTATGTCAGACGGGAATTTATCCTCATCCTGACCATCCAGCCATTCCTGAACCAGATCTATGATATTCTTGCCTCCACTAGAGTAATTATCAAAATCACACAATACAGAAAACTTCCTTTGAGACTCAGCATTACTTTGTATTAATGTAGTAGGCTCTGTCTCCGTATAATCACTAGCTAACTTATATGTAAAATCAATCCTAGAATCCACCAAAGAGTTTTTATCCAATATAGTCCTGGTCTCTATCCTCTCGATATCGTCACATCCACTAGGGAAATCGGGAGCCTTTATACCATCTTGATCCTCAGGTAACGATATAGCCGCACATAACTCGTCAGTAATGCCTACATTGGATTCTATAAGATCACACAGATTCTCTATATTGTCAGCAATATAATCAATAGCATCATCTACCGTAACATCTTCCCCCATTGTGTTGATAACGAATTGGGTCTCTCCTACCGTGGCGTATTCCTGTTCTACATATCTAAGTTGCTTGACATCTAGCTGATTCTTGCATTCTCCCCCAAAATCATCAAATCCCCAAGACGGGTCGTTTATGGTCTTTGCCGTATTCTTAAACTGCCAAAGATAACGGCGGCTGTTCCCGGCGCACTGCGGGTTGTTCTCCAATACCGAAGCCGCTGATAGGTCTTCAGAGTTGCCGTCCTCATCAACGATAACCTCCATCTCCTCCCTTGTGGCCGGACGAGGGATAAGCGGGAATCTAGCTGTCCTGTATCCCGTATTGGTAAAGAATCTTATACCCAACGGATATACCTCGTCACGCATGAAAGAGGCGTATTTAGAGCAAGCCACACCGTCTTTATATAGATTCTCCGTGGCTATCGATGTCTGCCATTTAACGAAATGACCCAAGAAATTAACGACCGGTTGAAGATTCCATTCATTCTCCACGGTCAAGCCGTATTGAAGAAGACGATTCCCGACAGACGTCATGCCTCTGGCTGTCTTATATACCGGTATTTCCTTGGATAACTTCTCCATTGTCGTACGCTCACTATACTGATCTGTAAGATAATAGATAGTCCTTTCCGTTATCGGATGTATACCTTCTATGAAATACTCAAGAACCGGGCTTTGCTCGCCATTATATCCAACGGTGTTCTGTATAACACCTACCTTATAATGAGATACCTGCTTATCTATATTGGATACAGTAAGCCGGATACCCATGTTGGTTGATTTGCCCCATAAGCCATCACGAATGACTATATCCTGACGATCGAATATCATGATAGGATTGGTCAATGAGCAATATCCAGTCTTCTCTATCCCGAACTCATCGCACAACGCCACGCAGAACTGGTAGGTCCCGGCACGCAGGCTTCCCCCGAACTCCACGACCTCAGGCTCCACGCACGGAGCCGTCAGCAACGGGAACACCAGCAGCTTCTCGCAGGCCAGCCTACACCTCTCTATTGGCTTATCATCCCCACACGTCTTATACCCATGATAATGATACCAAAAATCACCATCCTCATCTGGATTAAGAGCCTTGTCAACCATAACATATCGCTGGGGGTTATATCCATCAGTCCAGTATATAACCTTACCACACTTCTCATCCTTGATCTCTATATCGAAGATAGGATGATGAATGGAGAAATTAAGACAAGGATCATCGGCCCCATCCTCTATCAACACCTCCATCAAATCACATATCTCATCAAAACGACCATCCGACTCCTCAAGCCTCTCGCCAAGGATACGATGGATGTCCTTTCCCGATCCAGCCAATTGATCCTCCACGGTCTTGATATAATCCAATGACCGCATGAACGTGATCTTAGACGTATTATCATCCGGATTAGATAGAAAGAAATAAGTATTATCACCAGCTATGTCATTCTTATACCCAATAACCTTATAGCCATCGAATCGCTTACATAAAAGGGTACTAGGCTCGTTCTGGATCTTAAGCTGGCTTCCATCGTCACCCTCTATGGTAGCGTTCAAGGCAAAGCTGTACTCAGACGGGGATAGATCCTGTGGATGCTTATCCCTGTTCATCCCAGAGTCGGGAACCGCTATGTTAGAATTGTTCTGCACGATGTCTTGTTTTTCGCAAAGATAATAAATCCGGTGGATAATCACTTATACGCCGGATCTTAACAAAAACTGTACGATTATGAAAAAGAACAATCACTCGCCTATTCTTACAATACAGTCACGAGATTCCTTGTTATAGATCATCGTGCCTACCTTAGAATACAAGGTCTTTATATTTTGCCAATTATCCTCACCATGAGCGGATACGTTAGTGGGAGCGTCACCGGTATAAACCTCCTCGCCTCCGATATTGACAAAATCATATCCACGTTTCTCCATAGAACCGCCCTTATATGCCGTGAACCTGATAGTGACATCACCTTTCTCACGACCACCATACCAGTTGCCGTATATACCACATCTGATCTCAAGAGGTAATTTATCGTAATTATCGCCATCCAACAACGGTCCCATCTGGATCAAAGCTGCCTCATTACCTGATTCCATGTTATCACCACCGTGGATAAGATAATCACCTACCCGCTCCTGCGTGGTCTGGTACTGTTTACTCCAACCAACCAGCTTGCCGTCAACGTCCGGGAGGCCGGTGTTATCGAAACCGGTTGCCGTATCGAAGTCAGTGCCGTCCTCGTCAGCCCAGATATACCTAAGCACTAGGTAGTCGAACTCCGGGATAATAACCACCGGAACCGACTCCTGCCTGCACACGAACGTCTTCTCCTCCTTGGTGCCTTCTTTTATAACCTTGTACGTAGCCTGACGTATTTCGCCAGTCTCATTGATATCAGCGGTAACCCTAACCTCAGCAGGGCCGGTACCACTTGTCTTATCTAAATGTATCCAATCAGCCATATCATCGTATTTTGTTAAATAAGTTTAATATACTTATCAAAAGCGTTGGGCCACATACGCTCATGAGACAGCATCCTTCTCCTATTATCCTCAGCCAGTTCCCGATAATCATTTAACGTGATCATCGACATCTTAAGCTCCTTCATAGCCCTAGCGAACTTACCCGGCTCTTGTTGGGCGTATAGCTTATAAGCTTCACCAGCGCCTTGTATCAAGCCATTCACGGCAGCGTTCTCGAAGATCTTCATCTTGATATACGTCTCGACATAATCCTCAAGATAACCTAAATCCGTCTCAGGTATATATGGTAGACCATCCTCATCCTTAGGAGTAGCCCTGTATACGATATAAATAAATCCGTCAAAGCCGGTATACATAGTATTGCCGGATATAGTTATATCATAATTATCCCAAGCGTATTTATCCCGATACTTATCAGCGGCGCAATCACGCCTCAATCCACGACCTATAGATAACCTTACTGGGTGATGGTAATGGAAACGAACCTCATGGGATCCGATATAAATCTTCTCCGTGATCGTCTTCTCAAACTCTTCCTTACAACACTCGGTGCAGGAGTTCCAACGAAACCCGCGCTCCGTGCGCTCAACCCAGCCGATCTCGTGTTGGAGGTCAGCCTTAGCCTTATCGCCGCCAGGGATCTCGCAAACAAGAGGCTCACACCTGTAAGCGTCAAGCATGTCGAAGAAATCGGATGGTAATACCGCCTGCTTGTTACTGGTCTTGATAACCGCCTCAGACATGATGGCTATAACACCCCCAAACCTTTTTAAAGCGATCTCAGCCCACCTATAAACAGATGAGGTATCTATAGCCCCGCTATCATCGTATTTATGTAAATCGGCCTTGATCTCGGCCAATAGCCCTTTTATAGTCATATTTAAGTCTTTTGCACAAAGATATGTATTTGAATCCGTGATACAAAAAAAATCCAGTCTACCCTCACGGGCTAACTGGATCATAGAAACTTCTACGATTAATTTATAAAGCCCATGCTTTTAAACATAGAATCAAATTCTTTTCTGATCATCAATATATTTTTTAAGGTAATTATATACTAGTTTACACCTATATTATTATATTTGCGTCGTAAATATAGTTAAAATGGTTTCATATAAATACAACATATATCGTTCTAATAAAACGAAGTATCTCGACAAGATGCTTCGAGAATGTTGTTTTGTATGGAATCACTCCCTAGCTTTACAACGTAGATTCTACAAACTGTTTGGAAAATATATTTCTGTAGGTAAAATGCAAAAACACTTTGCTAAACGAATTAAAAGGAATTTACTTCATTCACAAACAGTTCAAGAAATACTACAACGGTTAGACTCTTCATATAACCGATTCTTCAAAAAGCTGGCAAAACGACCTCCTAAATTCAAACGCGCTGAGTGTTTCAATTCCTTTGTTTTTAAACAAGGTGGATATACCATAAACGGTAATACATTCACCATAAATAAAGGTGAGAAACGGTTTAGGTTTTCGTTCTCCCGTCCTTATGAAGGAAAAATAAAGCAAATTAGAATAAAAAAAGAAACCTGTTCCAGATATAGCTTGATAATCGTTACTGACTATAATCCCTTATCATCTTATAGAAAGACACATAATGGTGCATCTGTAGGATTAGACTTTGGTTTGAAAACGTATTTGACGGCCAGTGACGGGAACAACATTATTTCTCCTTTGTTTTTCAAGACATTTCAAAATAAGATTAAGAAACAAAACAAACGGCTTTCAAAAGCTCAAAGAGGATCTAATAACCGAAAGAGAAGATTATTTGAGTTACAACAAATGTATCGTAAGATTCGGGATTTACGTAATGATTTTCAATGGAAATTAGCTCATGAATTGTGCAAGCGATATGATTATATTTTCATTGAAGATCTAAACATTGAAGGAATGAAACGTTTGTGGGGAAAGAAAGTTTCTGATCTTAGTCATTCTTCTTTTATTAACAAACTTACGTATATCGCTTCAAAGTATGGAGTGATAGTACATAAGATTGACAAATGGTATCCTTCCTCAAAGACTTGTGAATGCGGGTTTGTTAATAAAAACTTGTCGTTGAGAGATCGCACATGGTGTTGTCCAAAATGCGAGTCTATCAACGACCGTGATGTTCTTGCGGCCCGTAATATACTTCGGAAGGGCATTTCCGAATTGGAGAGCAAGAGTAATTCCAGCGATAGTAATATCGGGGTTTCTTGCGTTTGTATCCAAGAATCCCATACGGTTTAACGGTGGGAGTATGTCAAAGTTTATAAACCCATTTAACTCCAAATACCTTACTTTCCGATTCAACTTCCCGGTACAAGAACTTATATCTCCTTCCAGACTCCATAGCCATCCTACACTCCTTGTTTAATGCTGGAGAGATATATAAATGAAAATACTTATTCCTCGGCATAAAATCCATACACGTATGGACGTAAGAATATCCACCTGTCCCACGCCTGTTTATAGTCCCGGTAAGTTTATTCAGATATATCTTACGGTTGGGATTAATCTTATGACATAGATAACCGATGTTATTTATATAAACCCCGCCCTCATTATCTAAGTACTTATCACGTATGACCTTCCAGATCAACGACTGACATTCAAGAATATCATTCTTCTCCACGATCGTATGCTTCCTCCTCTTTCCGTTCTTAGACATAATAGACCTGTAGAACCGAAGAAAGTATTGATCAAGTATTTTAAACGACTTAACTTTCATGCCACAAATATAACAATTCTATCCTAATTCGAGTAATATTTAGATGACTTTTGGTGTGAGTGTAACGGTGATAAGGCCGCACTTACCGCCGCGGCACAGGCTGACGCACAGAGACTAGCTCTCCATGTTTTGGGGCAATCGCACTCCATCGCATTGGCTCTTTCCTGACATAACTGTTTCAGGTTCTCTAGGGCTGCGGCGGTAAATATGCTATACGAATCTAAGATCCTTCTTCTTAGTATGATTCAATATCCTACTAATATGTCTGGTGCTTAATCCTGTTCTTTCCTTTATCTTATCATAGATATAACCCTTGGATACGTATGCTGATACATCTCCTAAATCCTTTATAATTTTATCATACATATCATGTATCTCGTTATATCTTATGATTGAGCTATCCCCCATTCCTCTTTCGCCTATACCATCAACTATGGCATCATTGAAACCGAAGAAATTAATTATTGACCTTATTATATTTATCATCACTGAATCTTTTGAGTTTTCTTGTTAATATCCATATCCGGATTCTCGTCCGTGGGGATCTGCAATTTGGTTATCGTCTCTCTTAACGTCTCAGATACCACATATTCCAGTAACTTATCAGGGCATATGAAATCATAATCCCATTGAGATATACATGGATCATCTTTTTCCGTTCCACATCCCCCTAGCTCTAGCGCCGCTTTCCTGTCAAGGGTTATAAGATCCACGTTTATAGCCTCTATATTTATATCAGGTATATAGATATATCCATCATTGACGTAATAATAATATTGATCTATATTACCATATTTACGTTCCTTATTATTAGCGTATTTTCTTAACGATATAGGAGTGAATATGATATCATCCATGATGTTCGATACCTTTATAATAGCCGGCCCTATACGGGTGTATATCATATCGGGAAGCCTTTTCTTGGATCTCATAAGAATCCGGCATAACTTAAACTCATCAAAACAGCAATCAACCTTCCGGACTCTCTCCATCTCCAGACAATTGATATGGGTGTATAACGATTCCTCGCCGAACAAAGTACCGTCAGCGTATTTCTGGGCTATATAAGACCTTGCTTTTTGTCTGCCTATGGATAATATCCACCTCCTACTGACATGAGCGTCCTTATTGATGGAGTTCATATCATTTATGATCCTAGATACAAATTCTGAATTTTTCATGCATGAAATACTAAGGAGGGGATATACCCCTCCGGTTATTACTTCTTTTTCTTAACCTTGCCTCCACATTTCATTTGAGGTTTCTTTTTCTCGGAGATCTTCTCCCCTTTAACTACTTTCTTTTTCTTAACACATACCATAATCTTATTTTTTTTTAAAATGATAGTACAATGTTAGTGATTTTTGTTGATAAGTAGGCAAATAAGGATGACCAAACTACAATTTACCGCCGCAGCCCTAGAGAACCTGAAACAGTTATGTCAGGAAAGAGCCAATGCGATGGAGTGCGATTGCCCGGAACCGGAATGTAGGAGGAGTGTAACCGCACGTATAACACAGCGCCATTACGGATCAGCTCCAGGAGTGACTTACGAGGTAGAGGATACTAGTACAAATTGTAGTGGAAGCGAGTGTAACGCTAAGACCGCTACCGTAAGATTCTCTTGCGGCGATGAAAGCCATACACAAAGAGTTACGCTTACCTGCGGTAGATATACATCATCTACAGAGTTCTTCTCGTCAAGTTGTGACGCTGATAGTATAACCGTATCGGCTTCTTATTAATACGAAAAAGGAGAGACTTAAACAGCCTCTCCTTTTTTATTTGTATCAAATGATGACTAACATTCACCTCCAGCACGTCCAACTATGTTAATAGTTCCACATGGATAACCATGGTCAAATGATATTACTCCACTTTTAGTTCCAGAACCAGTTGGTATAGTAATCGTAGTACTTCCGATTTCAGAACCGGAACTTGTGGCCCTTACGGTCAAACTCTTTTGTGTAGTACATTGATTACTATAATCAACTTTAAATTGTACTCTTAACGCCGATGTTCCAGATGCCATACCATTACATGGATCGCCATCCTCGTAAGCGTTAGCAGACCAGTTTTTAGTTGGTTCCGGGCAATCGCACTCCATCGCATTGGCTCTTTCCTGACATAACTGTTTCAGGTTCTCTAGGGCTGCGGCGGTAAGTGCGGCCTTATCACCGTTACACTCACACCAAGCGCCTCCATTACCACCGGATAACCAATAACTTGAGTACGTAGGAGCCTTACAGTTAGAAGGACAACCCTGCTTGGTAGCAGTCCAATCAACCCTATCGTTACATACTCTTCCACTACAACCAGCATTCGCTAACGCCTGAGCTTGGGATTTAAGTGTCTCTATCTTATCGCTAGCTTGAGCGTTGGCAGAAGACGTGCTAGATGCGCATATAGATCCAGAAGGTACATCCGGATAGGAGATCGTTACTCCACAAGGCTTATCAGATGGACAATTCTGACTAATAACAGATCCTCCTTGGAAACCAAGCGTATTACAGCAGGCTTCTCCTCCGCTAGTCCAATACCCAGAACAATCGCTACAACTTCCCGGGTCGCATTCATAGTATATCTGACTCTGACCGCCACTACATCTAGTCTGTGATGTAGGATGCCATGAATTAGAGCAACAGCTATCGCAAGAGCCACCTGAACATCCACAATCGCAAGACTCATGCAACCTGTTCTCAGTCTCGTCAGAGTGACATCCAGTGCTATCAGTCCTTCTATATCTAGCCCAAACATCACCACCTGAGCAATAGTTTCCGCCATCATAGCTCCAACCACTCCAATTAGGAGGAGTATCCTCGCAATCTCCGTTCTTATTAGCGTAAGCTTGAGCGGCGGCTCTGGTAGCTGAATTGCTTCTGAATGCCTCTTGAACCTTGTTATTGGCGTCAGCCTGAGAGACCGTTGATGTTATAGGATCTAATCCTAACGAGCTATAAGGAACTGATATAGCCACACCTTGTTTACAAGAGCCGCAATTATCCTTGTAGAAAGTAGCGCTTCCAGTACCGGTCCATACACAAGTGCCATGCTGGTTAGCGTAATCTTGTCCTTTCTGATCTAGGATCTGCTCTGCCTTGCTTCTGGCATCCGCCAAAGAAACCTTGCTGGTGATGGCCGTGCCGCCGTTGGCTTGTGTGGAGGTCACCGTTATCCTCTGGCCTACCCCGCCTTCGGCGCAGTTGTTCTTATAGAAGTCACGGCTTGCCACGTAAGTCCATGTACATCCTCCGTTCTTATTGGCGTAAGCCTGACCCTCAGCTCCACGAACGGCATTCTCAGCTTTCTTATTGGCGTCAGCCAAAGATATGTTGGAGGTGTACGGGTGTCCCGGAAGCTTGCTGCTGCTTACGGATACCATGTCTCCTACGCCGCCATCAGCGCAATTGTTCTTCTGGACCTGACCGGTATAGCTTCCTGTCCACGTACAAGTACCCTTCGAGTTAGCCACGCTCTGTCCCTGAGCCGTAACAGCCGCCAATGCCTTGGCGTTAGCGTCAGCCTGAGATACACATGATTTGAACTTGCCGTCAGAGCTAGGAGCCGGATCCGTAACATCATTCTGAGTCACGGTAACAGAGCTTCCAACCCCACCATCCGCACATTGACGGGTGAAGGCCTTAGATGCCGTACCAAACCAGAAGCATGTCTTATTACCACCAGCTATATACCGCTCTTGATTCTCAGGATCAGTATAGCAGGTATTGGTATTACGTTGATGTAATTTAGAGATACAGTCCTTACATACGGTTTCGATAGTCTCCCAAACCGGTTGCTCATCCTTAGTATGACACGTGTCATCATAGTTCTTGTTAACGAACGCCTGACCCATCCTATCGATGTAGGCCTTAGCCAAAGCGTCAGCCTCCTCTTGTGAACGGGTAGAGGTAAAGAACTGTCCCATAAGATCCGGGGTTACGGTAATAGGATCAGCGTACTGGCAAGTAGGACACTTAGGAGTGAACTCCTTACTATAATTACCGACATATATCTTCAACTCATCACAAGTACCACGATCGTTGGCTATGGCCTGACCTTGCGCCTTGACAGCGGCCTTAGCAAGCTCGTCAGCGGCGAACTGGCTCTCGTATGAGTAGAATGGACCTCCGGTTACATCAGCCTCAGTAACGGTAACTGAAGACGGGATAAGACCGGACGGACAGTTATTCTTCTCGAACGCCTCGCTATAATGACCGGTATATTTAGGAGCCTCATGACAAGTACCACGCTCATCGGCGATTTTCTGGCCTTGATTCATTACAGCGGCCATAGCCACTAAATTAGCCTCATCTTGAGATACGCAAGACTGGAACGGATGACCTTCCACCATATCTTGTGTTACGGTGAACGGATCTCCTACCTGATTAGCGCCACAATTGCTCTTCGTAAACTCGAAGCTAGCCTTACCGGTATACATAGTAGCGTTAGAGCAAGTACCCTTGGTATTAGCCAAAGCCTGCCCTTGAGCTTGTACTGCGGTCATAGCCATAGCGTCAGCAGCGGTCTGGGAGTCGTTGGACTGGAATGGGTGTCCTTCTACCATATCTTGAGTGATCATCACCTTAGATCCGATCTTGCACTCACCACAGTTGTTTCTCGTGAACTCCAAGGAAGCACGGCCAGTGTACGTACAAAGGGCATGGATATTGGCGAGAGCCTGTCCTTGGGCGTCAACGGCAGCCTTAGCCTTGCTGTTGGCATCCTCTTGAGACACGGTGGAAGTAAATGGATAACCATCAACCATCCTATCGTTTACCGTATAAGTTCCACCAGTACCAGTACCACAATTGTTACGGGTAAACGTACGTGTATAAGTACCGGTATATACAGGAACCTTCTCACACTTACCTTTCACGTTAGCCACATCCTGACCTTGGGCCTCAACAGCGGCCTTAGCCTTGTTATTGGCGTCATCCTGAGACACGGTAGACCTGAAGTCTCCTGTCACCATAGTCTCGTCTACAACAACCTTGGTGCCGTATTGGGTCTCATCGCAATTATTACGGGTAAATTCCTTGCTATATTTACCATGATATACGACCTTCTCCTTACACTCACCTTCAAGGTTAGCCTGTTGTTGGGCGTTAGCCTCAAGATCGGCCTTAGCCTTATTGTCAGCATCCTCCTGAGAGATAATAGAGAAGTACTTACCAGCGGCTACGACATAAGTATAAGGTTGACCGATATGGAACTCATCGCAATTGTTCCTAGTCACGGTCTTCTCCATTCTTACGTTATAGTAGACGTTAGTCTGACAATCGCCACGCTCGTTGGTGATAGCCTGACCTTGCGCCTCAACAGCATCCTGCGCCAGCTTATTGGCGGCATCCTGTGATACTGTAGAAGTGAACGGATAGCCGGTACACATCTTCTCATCCACGGTAAAGTCAACAGGCGTAGAACCTTCAGGACAATTGGTTCTCTGGAATACCTTAGAATACGATCCGGTAAATACCGGTATCTTCTCACAATTACCCTTGATATTAGCTATATCCTGACCCTGAGCCTCTACAGCGGCTTGTGCTAACTTATTAGCCTCCTCCTGAGATACGATGGATCTAAAGTCTCCTGTAACCATCGTCTCATTAACAACCACATCCGTTCCGTATTGAGTGGAGTCGCAATTGTTACGGGTAAAGGTCTTGCTAAACTTACCATAATAGATATTCTCCTTAGGCTTACACTCACCTTCCAGATTAGCTTGTTGTTGACCATTCTTTTCAATATCCTCAAGAGCCTTCCTATCGGCGTCCTCTTGAGAGATAGAAGACACGTACTTACCCTCAGGAACGATGTAAACATATTCCTGACCATCACTAAACTTATCACAATTGTTACGGATAAAGGTTTTCCTTTGCTCCTCGTTATACCAGATGTCAGTTATACACTCACCATGTTCATTGGCGTATGCCTGACCATTTAGGGCTATATCCTCCATAGCCTTAGCGTCAGCGTCCTCCTGTGAGATAAACGACTTGTACGTCCGCTCCTCAACCACATACAAGACAACCGAACCGTGCTGGTTAGCTAGACAGTCATCCTTGGTAAACGGCTGAACCATCTTGATATTATAATAAACGGGCTTGGCATCTTGAGCTATCATATACTCCTTAACAACACTACCGTCCTTTGACGTTATACGGAACTTAGCCGTACAGATCTGACCGGTGTAATTAGCCTTGTATACGATGTTAAGCTTATTATCGCCTACCCCATGGCTCTTGTCGTTAATGGCAAAGCAATTACCCTCAACGCAATTCTTATCTACTTCCCTTGCCATGTCAATCCTCCTCTATTCTCCATGAAACATTATCTCCGGCCTCTACCCTCACGATCTGGGTATCACCATCCTTATTAAGCGTCAACCTTTGCGGATCCACGTTAAAGGGTGGTTCCGGTTCCGGCTCCTCGCTGCCATCGCCGCAAGTGCAACATACCAGCTCAATATCATACTCAGTGTTAGACTTAATATCAATAACAACCTGACCGTTCTCACTAGTCACGTTATCAAAGTCATGATCAAGTATAATATAAGGTATATCATTAGGCTGTTGATTGATATTAACAACCTTGCCATTCAAGACAAACATCTCATGATGCTCCTCGTTATCCATGTTCTTAGGCATGGCTATAACGAAGCTAGCGTCATACAGGTCAGAGGCTCCCGGATCCTCAGGATCGGCGTACACCACGTATCTGCTATCCTCGTCAGGTATCTTAACGGATAGCCCGTTGACGTTCATAGACACCATATAGCATTTACTTACCGAACCACCAAGAGTAAGGCAGGAGGCCTTGACCGAGGCGGAGTTAAGCTTGGCGTTGATGACCGCCGTCCCGCCCTCCATGTCAAACATGATATTGGCCGGATCCACGCTCACCCGCTCCATACCCTTCTGGGTTATGGTAGCGAGTTTCGTTACCTTGCCTTTCTCGACCGCTACGTAAGTCTCCCTAGGCAACCTACCCATCCATCCCGGCTCTACCTTGATCGCCACCTTGTCGGGACCGGTACCGGAAATCTTGTCGTAGGACACCCATGAGGAGCCTTGCTCGATCTTAGCAAGAATATCTTTTAAATTATTCATATCATTCCGCTTGAGTTATAGTCCATTTATCACTCTTGCCTACGATAATCTCCAGAATCTGCTCACCGCCCTCAGGAGGATACTCGAAGTTAGTAGGCTTAATCTCAAACACGCTGGCGCCACCACAACCAAGATCGCAGATCATGTCCGGCAACCATCCCTCCTCGAAAAAACGCTCTATAAGCTCCCTGACGGCCTCTGAAAAAGAATCAAGCTCCAACCTGTCTGCTGGGACAGACCCTTTCTTAAGTGTCTCACCACATACCCAACCGTCACACTCGGAAGCCAAGACCGTATCATACACTCTCTTAGCCATAGCATGAAGTATTTAAAATATTACTATTCAATGTAGTATATACGATATTAACATCAGTGAACTCATCACCCATGCAATATTTCTTCTTAAACTTAACGGACCTGCCAGAAACGACATATCCGTCATTAGGGACGATAGTACCACAATAGGTAACGCTGAGCACGTTCAACGGCTCGTATCTTAATCTGACAGCTTGAACGCCCTTGAACGAGTCACGTTGGATGGACACCGTGGCACCAGATACGGCAACCAGCTTCCTTACCAGAGACTCGATTACGCTATTCATGCTATCACCATTCCTGATATCTGCCTCAGGGAACGACTGACCGTCATATATGATCTGGGAACTGTAGACGCTACACTCGTTCCCCGGTCTATATTCCGGCTTACATGGATTACAATTACTTCTCATATCAAATCAATTTGTTGATCATTCTTCTTAATTCAAGTATCTCGGCATCCCTATCCCGTATAGCCTTTATCATAGCGTTAAGGGTATCGGACATATCGCAATTAGGGGATAATCCTAATGATTCCACACGTACCTTATCACCGGGGTAAATACAATCGGTACTCATGTACGTAGAACACGGTACTTTCGTGTCGTCTACAGTAGGCCTGTATTGTTTTTTGTTGCAACCATTCATTACCACGTCTCCTCTTCCGTATCGTTATCCCCGCCGCTACCACCGGCGTTGACAAGCTCGTTTATAATCTTCCTCAAACCCAGGACCTCATTATGGTACAAATCAATCTGGCTATCCCTAGCCGCTATTGTACGCCTCAACGAGTCTATCACCACCGAAAGGTCCATACCTTTCTCCACGCCATCCAATTTCATCTCATCCCCGGAATAGAGGACACATTTATCATACAAGGTTATAGGACATCCATAACCAACACAAGGTTCGTCCTGACAACCCCGATCGCAAGGATCACAAGGATCGTTAGGGCATTTGTTAAGAAACCCATCTATCTTAACGCCATGACAACACTCTTCGGGACGTTCCCGTGAATGATCATGACAACAACCACCTGTATTACACATATTAATAATATTAATGTTTTTAGCAAAGATACTTATTTGGTTTGGAAACAAGACAACATACGTTATTAAACAATATAAGGGACACGTCATTCGCATCCCCTATACCCATAAACCATAACAACAAGATAAGATCAGGACTTCAATTTAAGAACAGGATTACCCCATCTATCTTTCCATTGCCTTCCCAAATCGTTTATAACGCCATTATAGTCTTTTATATATCCAGCCTTAATAGCGTAAGATATATTTCTTTCTATTGATACTATCATATCTAGCTCCTCGAAGGAAGCCCTATTTCTTATCCCTTCCTCATGTACGCCAAAAACAACAAAATTTATACCCTTAGCAATTCTTGATAACGATTCCTTTAAGTTACTTTTGTCGCTTATAAGCGAAGATACGCTGCTGCACATCTCTATATAAGCATCACCAGCTGCATTTCTTACCCCTACGATATTATCAACAAACCACATCACAACATCGGCGCAAACCTCAGGACTCATTTCCATGGCCACCACAAGGAAAAGGTAGGGGTTCATATACCACGTTTGACCATCTCCCTTACCCTTTCGGCATGCCAACCCTATTTTATTTAAATCACTAAGATTCAATGTCTTATTTTGTAAGCCGATTTTTGTCTGCTTACATAAATTCCTATTTTCTAGCCTACTTATTATTTCCCTGCATTTCTCCTGGAAACCATTATACTTAATAATATCATTAAGTTTCTTAGGAGATAAACCTTTTTTAAGCCTATCATCAGACAAGACTTTCATAGCTAAAGTGATGTTAACAAAACCATTATCACTGAGCGCAGGTATAACAACGCCCATCAATCTCCTGTCAGAAGATTTGATTTCAACCCGACTTTTCATAACTTTGAACAATATTTTAAATTAAACATAATACCTATCGGTTCGAGATGAATAGATAGGTATGCAAATATAAAATATATTCAACATATAAGCAAGTGTATTACAGTATATAAACTTATCACCCTTGATATATATACAAAAAAAATGGAGGAGACATGCAATCTCCTCCAAACACTAAATCAACTATTATGGAAAACTAAACGCGCATCATCACCAATAACATTGATCCTCTTGATCAATATTCTCAATCCATTTCTCGCACTCAAGATTAAGGTCAGCATGTTCCTGTCCCTCTACCATCAAGACCTCACGAGCCTTGGCGTTGGCATCCTCTACTGATATCCATGATCTAAACCTATTGGCTTTGATAGAATAATATACCCTACCTGATTTATATCCAAACGGACATACCTTCTCAAACCAATCACCGATCGTAGTATTATAGAATACAGGGGAGCAACTACCTTCGGAGTTAGCCTTCTCCTGTCCTTCTTTCATGAACTTCCTATAAGCTAACGTATCAGCATCAATCTGGGATATATCGGATATGACGGCTCCGACTGGCAATTCATACACAATACCTTCTTTACCTGATGTCCCAGCCTCACAATCGTTCTTGTAAAACAAGCCACGAAGAGGCTGTGAGGCCCAGTCCTCGCAGCAAGCCCCGACGGCGTTGGCCTCACCCTGCCCGATCCGTCCCAGCTCCGCCCTAGCCTTATCATTGGCGTCTTTCTTGGATACGTATGACACAAACCTGCCTTCCTCTACGCATATTTGTTCCTTAGATCCCTTACCGCTTACGCAATTGTTCTTAATAAACTCATCGCATACCTGATCATTATACCATACGGACGGTATTATGTCGGCATATGTGTTGGCGTAGTCCTGACCGTTGGCTTTGATATCATCCTCAGCCTTACCATCAGCCTCCTCCTGTGTATCGCCAAAATAGACGTTGGCCGGGACCCGGTAGTCAACAGAGCCGCCCACATACCCGGCAGGCGGGTTGTTTCTGGTGAACGTCCGTACTATTTCTTTATTACCGTATACCATTATGATTCACTTTGTCACAAAGATACAATTTAAAATCAAATTACAAAGGAAGAGCCTTTTTGCTTCTCAAAACCTTATATAGATAATCCCTTAATTGCTCCTCGGTAGTTATATATCCAAACTCAATCATTTTAGCTATATCAATCTCCAGCTCCATCAACTCCTTAGCCTTGGCCTCCTCGCCAACGGAATTTCTTATCATAGTCTCATGAAGACCGTAAACTATTATATTCAAAGATCTAGCTAAATCCTGTATTTTATCTTTAAACCTTGATGAGTCCACGATTTTAGATAAAGCGGAAGACATTCTCTTATAAGCATCACCGGCCTTATCCCTATAATCTATAAGCTGGTCATGAACAAATCTGATAACTTGAACCTCAAACCTCGGATTTATCCACATAGCGAACTTGATAAACAGAAATGGATGCATCCACACCTGTTTCTTAGGTCTTCCTGATTTACCTGGTTCTTTTACAGTAGATCTCTTAACTAATTGATTATCAATTTTTGGGCATTTTTGCCCAAAACTATCAACAGACAATTCCTCTAATAACGCATCAATAAATTCCTTCGTTTTAGATGATGACAAAAATACATCCATCTTCCTTTGTTCATTACCTTCTAAAGAGTTCCATTGTCTCACTAATTCATATGCTTCGAAATAACCATCACTAGTTCTTTGAAAAACGTTAAAATCACCCATTTTTCTCGTCAAAACATTAACCGTCTTCATTTTTTAGTCTAATTTTGAGATTAATAATTAAATAGTTTATGTCCGCTCCCTCGTGAGAGTCGGCGGACATACAAAAATAGCCAATTGGTGTGACAAACACAATCCAATTGGCTATTTTTAATATCCTAAAATCAGGACATTAATTACCCATTACAAATCTTATCCTCCAAAGCATAAAGAACTTTCGCTACGGTCTTATCACCACTTACCTTCACGCAAGACTCACCAAGATCCCGGACATCTATAGCCTCCCTGATACGGGTAAGCTCGTCATATATCTCCTCTATCACGTCAGAGATCATAACGCACTCACCAGAGTCCTTATATTTTGACCACTCTGGAAGATCGCCCTCGTAAGGCACGCAAGTGGACGGAGTTATATGTGAACAATTATACTTTTTCATACTAGCAACCTGTTAATATGTTCCTTTAACGATCTTATCTCATCCGGGCATAACCCGCAATCATTATCGCATAATGACCTTTGCAGACGAATTATCTTCCCCCAATAAGATACATCGGGCTTGTCCCCGATCCTATACCTATGATACCTCATGTATCTACCCCATTGGCAAGATAACCACTCATCTACGACCTTACATAGATCTAATCTATCAAGGTTTGATATAGATTGCGCGCCCATCTAGTATCTCCTTTCTCATTTCCTGTACCTCCTCGTCAGGCGGGCATCCATATGGCAGGTTCTTGATCCACTCACGGATCTTCTTCTGCATGTTGAGATAGACGATACCCACGTCACCTATGGTACGGGTCTGTTTGTATATGCTCACCACGTCACGCTCCATGGTCTTCAACGGATCGAGCATGACCATACAACCGGCGGTGCTCCTAGAAGCGTATTCCATATCGCTAACAACGGTAGAGGAAGTACGATTCATCATACTTCTCTCAATCCTTTCTCTCTCGGCCTTTAACGCCTTTTCCTTACAAGTATTACAACCCACGACTAAATATTTTTATGTTCAACAATCCACGCAATTAGTAGCCATCTCAAGAAGCTCTCCGACACGATCAATGATCTCATGAGCCGCCTCTATATTATCCAACCTGACGTTAGCTTCCGCTACAGTCATAAGCGTCTCCATCTCCTGTATCTTATTTATAAGATCCTTATCCTTATCCTCGCATAGGATATCAGTCTTAATCCATAGCCGATCAAGACGTCTGCGTATAAGATCCGTCTTAAGATACTTGCGACTGAAGTTGTAAGTAGAAGGGCTACCTATGATCTTGATATCATATATACCATCAGGTAGATCAAGGTACTTGACATTACAATCATCGTAATTAAAGCAATTAAGGCCTAGTGTTAGGCTAGTAAAGGTATTGACCTGATTCTTGCCAAGGAACAACGTAACGGGGTCGGACATGCCCGGCGTAGTGATCTCGATAATCGCCTTCCTATCCTCCAGCAGCCCCCACTCCGACTCATCCAGAACCTGCAACACCTTTGGATCACGTGTCTCCAGTACTTGAAACGACAAGCGGATATCGTTCATGTTAACCTTCTTGTCGTACCGGCACAAGCTATCGTCATAACGAGCCTGCATATCAAGATCAGGGACATCGGTATAATATGTTTTGACCTCATGACCGTTGATAAACACCGATGTTATCTGACAAACATGAGACCTAGCGACATCAAAAAACACCATCCTTACATTATCCTCATAATCAACGCCAGATGTCGGGTATGTCAATATCTGGGTATTATACTCACCATCATTACGTCTAGCCACGACAGTAATTACGATAGGTTTCTCTATATCGTAATCATCCATAATAATCCTAGCGGCGAACTTATCATGGATTATCTTCGGTATGATATTTATCTGGTTCATGTTAATATCTTTTTCGCAAAGATAGCACATGTCATGTCAAAAATGAAATCTATCCAACCCCAAAGATGTCATCAAGATCGTCCATGGTTTTTATAAACCCGCGGTCAAACATAAAAATCAATGACCTCATCAGACCAACGCATCTCCCTATGTTTATTGTCATCGTGTCAATGATAAACCTAAACACAGGGGAGTTAGGATTGCTAAACAAAACGGTGTTTACGAAACGGGTGGATAAATCAACAATGCTAGACACGGCCTCGCCTGTATCATCACCATCTTCCCCATAATCATGAAGAAGCTCATCGCGATTATCACGAAAAACAAAAAATGGCTCCAAATCCTCATCCAAAAAAGCCGCTATTGAATGAGAAATGTAGCATGAAGCGCAATCAAAAACAAGCCTCTTGATATCATCCCCGTCATAATCGCCCAAAAACAAGGCGATAGCCGGCATATCGATCCAAAAGGATCTTTTGGTTATAAGACACCTAAGATCTTTTCTTGAACCCAGCAAGTCCCTCAAGGCGTCCTCGCCACCATCAAGCTGGTCGAAAAGCATAGAGGCGTTAAACAGCCTGTTCTTTTCATTAAACATAATCTTAAAATCACCGGACCTGACTATTTTCATGGCAAAAATATTTTAGTTAAAACACAAACAATCACTAAGCGGCTCAGAAGAACAGACATAACCGTCAAGGAACGGGGTGCTATTATCAGGAATCCACACATCATCAGACAACGCGGCCATACCAAACTCATCAACTATCTCATCTCCAGACACATAATCATAAGCCTTGACGCCAAAGATCTTAATCCTTTTAACCTTGCCAAAAGCGGACTTGACTTCCTTTATCTTCCTATCCAACTTCCTTACCCCATCGACGAACTCAGAGAAAGTGACACCACGCTCATCTAAATAGCTCTTTATAGCCCTCTCTATGGTCTTGATACTAACATTACCAAAGCCCTTCTTCCTGACCTTGTTCTGAACCTTTTCCTTAAAAGAAATGCTCACCCCGTTGTTCTTGGAGGACACAAAATCCTTAAGGTCACGTTTCCTGATCGAATCCATGGAGTCATAAACAACACGCTTGATATCCTCTGCGCGCTTCCTATTGCACTCATGAGCCTTATAAGTAGGATTGTTCATGTTTCGCTCATCCTCTAGCTTGCGATACTTAGGAGGGCAATTGTCCCAATAATAATACCTCGCCTTGTTACTATGTACAAAAAGGTCAGGATGCTCTTTCTTCACCTTCCTCACCATAGCATAATAACCGTGGACAACAGCCACGTTAACATAACTGATCAAAAGCCACCTAACTAACTTTATCTGATAAGCGAGATTATCACCACCAAGACGATGATGCTTGATATAGTAATTAACTATTTCATTCACAAAGTAATAGAACCACTTGATGTTGTATTGGATCCCCAGCGTCCTAAACTTTATAGGGTCAAGGCATATGATAAGAATGCCTATCAGTGTCTCCGATATCGGCTTCTCAAGTATCTCTGACTTGGATGATGATTTACGCTTTATCCTAGGGTTGTCGCAACAAGGATTAGCATTGTCATTAAACAAATAAGGTAGGATGACCTTGCCGGAATCCCTCCTCAAGGCCCTATTTCCTTCTGACATCCTCTTTTTTTCTGAGGAAGAGACGAATTGATCAAATATAAGCATTATCTTTGCCATAATTAGATTATTTTTAGCACAAAGGTACTAAAAACTTTGTCATTTCAAAATGAGTGCTTGTGAAAGTACTCATTTTTTTTGTTTATGATCACGGCTTTTTACGGCGATCGCTATGGTCGAAATCCAACTTGGACATTGCGTAGGGAGACTATCGTAGGGATAGTTAAGAAAAGAGATGAATTTATTTATCCACCTTCTTTTATAAACACAGTTGTCTATTTTGTGACATGTGATATAAGAAACTTTCGCCCCCTTAAGAAGGGAGTCTCATTATAAAGATTTTCTTTATTTATCTCATAAGTTGATTGATTAAAAAGAGTTAGCTAACGCTTTGTTATTATCTAAAGTATATAACTTAATTACATTAACATGAAAATATGTAGTAGATTGAAAAATCAAGATCTCAACAATAACTTATATCAATAATTTAGTTTAGTGTATTTTTGACATCTACTTATGTTGTCTATGGATCTTTAATCGACAAACAACTACCTACATCAAACGTTAATGCATTGATATGTTTACTTCTTTCCAACGCTTAAGCGTAATATGCCAAGGGGAAAAGGGAGGTGGGCTACGAGTCGCTCCGCTCCTGGCCGGCCGTGTGGGGATACCTCCTGCCCTGCCTCACGGAGCCGCCACATTTCCTTTTGGTGTCAATAAGTGTAGACCTTGAAAAGACATTTCCTCAAACAGTATACTAGATAAGGGATTCTCTTTAAGGGATATTCTAGTTGAGTAAAAATTTGGTCAAAGAGGTTGTTTGGTCAAAGACAAAATTATATATTCGCGATACGGTCGGTTGGATGAGTTGGTTTAGTCGGTGGTCTGCAAAACCATATACCTCGGTTCGAATCCGGGACTGACCTCTATGCTATTTGCATATCCTTTAAAAACTAATTAGATAATGGACGGTGAGAGATCATAGTCCATTTTTTTATTTAGGGGGTGGGGTGAAATCAGATACCCATCTAGCCACATCGCTTATCCTGAAATTATCTATCACAAAAGATCCTCTATTATCACCATCCATTTGTCTATTAAAATCTATATTATATAACCTCAACGAATAAGTAGGATATGGTAAATGGCCTAAAAAAATACCGTCAATAAAACAAAGCAATCTATTGCTAAGGCTCCTTACTATAGCAACATGATACCATTTACCTACATTCACACTACCCGCATTGACCCCATACGATCCTCTATAAGAGGCAAAATACAAACATAAACCGTTATCATTAGCTATACCAAAATAAAAAGAACCATTATACCATTCATGACCAACGGAACAGGCATTAATGACAGCTAATGGCTTATACCAAAAATCAATAGTAAACAGATCTCCATCTCCAAACAAATCAGGCGACAATGTACTAGATGTATTAATCATCCCATAAGAATTAGACGTATTTGTGTATTTATATCCAGTTCTTATAGAATCGGTGACAAACTCTCCTTCCTTGATCTCTAAACCATCCTCGATATTAGGGGGGGGGTATCCATCAACCTCAAAATTATTATCAAATCTCATCAAGAACCTTGTATGTTCATCAACAAGACCATCATTCCTATTATTCAACATCCTTCTTCTCATAAAACATTTACCCTCTTTAATATATATACCAATATCAACAATATCATCAAGATACCAGCTACTATCCATACTATAGGCCACCTAGATTCCTTTTTATCATCTATATCCTTGGATTTGATATCTATCCTATTATCCAGATTCCCCACATCGTTCCTTATCCTATTAACTCCAAGGGAATCGGCCGTCACCGTGCTATCCCGCCGGCCGATGACGATATGGGCGTCCGTCTGGGAGGACACGGGTCGCTCCCCTGTGGCAGGATCAACATCCTTGTCCGTATCGAACTCTCTCTCCGTTATAACAATATCGGCATTAAGATCAGATGTCTTGATCTCTACGATCTTCCGATCCATGACCTCATCTATCATCGTCTCTATCCTGCTGATCAACCGGCTATCAATAGACGTTTCGCTAACCTGCCTCCTACTTCCGCAAGAGGACAGGAACAGCGACAGACCTAAACAAAAAACAGCCTTAAGACTTATCCTTAACCTTATCATCAGCAATCTTCTTTATATCGTCAAACATCTCGTCAGGTATGTTCTTGGAAAAACTAAACATCTTGAATACGTTTATCCTCTTAAACACGGCCTTGAACACCTTAACCAGATAAGCGTCAGCGAAAGCATCCCCTATCGTATTCAAGAAAAGCATCACATATCCAACAAGGGCTATATACACCCCGTATTTGGTAACGGTAAGTATCATGCTAGCCTCCTCCTCGATCGGGTATAACGTCTTATATATAACACATAATGTCATTACTATAAAACAAGACAAAGCGAACTCCTTAAGAATATCAGTGAACCTGACCTCCCTAAGCCATCTCTTGAAACTAAACCTCCTCCTACGGCTTCTACGGAGCTTCCAGCCCCTTACGCTTTGCGCTAACCTAGCCAAGAAATTCGCTATTAATACTATAAGTAATACGGTCAATAAATGGTGTACTGGCTGGAAATAAGCCCAACAAGAGGCCCCATACGCAAGCGCAATATTCCACAAAGCCCCCACTCGCTCTATCATGTCTTTGTCTTTCATTTTATACCCTACTCGCAAAGTTAACTACTATACCATTAAGTACCTAAAACACCACGGCGTGTATACCGTTCCTCGTATCAAGACTGTCAAAATGCAACCAACCCACCTTCCCTTCAAGCCGGAAAGGATATGGTAACATATCTTGATGATCCAAAATCAAGCCTCTGGCCTGTTCCGCCGTCATCGACTTGACATCGAAATCACCGGCCTTACCCAATACATGAGCGGATAGATAAACATCCTTCTTATCCTTGACGATCTGGCAGATGTTGCATCTAAGACCACGTTGGGAAAACTGCCCCTGCTTGTCCCAATTATTACAATACATAGGCTGTTTAATTATATCCCTCCGTAATATAAGAAGATTATGGAGAAACGCTGTATCAAGAAACTGCCACGATCTGTCCTTCCACTTATTGTACGTATGAGGACATACCAATTCTACTATATCAAAATACAATCCAAGTTCTTTTATGATATCATTTCTATCCATATTAAGCCGGTTTTATCGTCCATCTCTGGGCGTAGTTATTTTTTAGCACATATATCTTCTCCATAGGCGTAGCGGGAGACCCGTTGGACTGGCCTTTCACGAATCCTTCCGGCGCCTGCTCCGTGCCGGAAGGACGCTGGTTCTTGTTAGGGAATGTACTACTATACATAGAAACCGTAAGTCCATAAAACTGATTCCTTTTCCCATCCTTAGCCACGGATGTCATAGTTATCTGATCCCATTCTGTAACCAACCTATAAAAAGAATCCACGAAATCATCTGATCGCTTCTGGCTATGAGTGGAACAATCCACCCCAAACCATGTAATAGACCTCATCTCATAAATATAATCTGGTAGCTTGTCCATCCTAATACTATTACCATGATTGACTGAAAAACCCGTAAGGTGATCTAACCCCCTATCCGACATATTATCATCATTCCAATTCGTCCTCCTTTCTCCATTCATCCAGTCATCTAAAAAAGTAAAAGTATTAATGCTAGGATTTATCTTATCTACCTCGAAAAAAGGAAGGGTATTTATGTCAGAATAATTCCACATATCAGAAGGACCAGGAGTTATACTCAACGAAGTTAATTTAGGAAGATCATTAAACTCCTTTATATACCTATCCAAATAGCATGAAGATAATCTAAGCTCTTGAAGATTTTTCATATTCTTTATATTCCTTATCCCGCTAGATTCTATATCCCTAAGATCAAGCATGCCATGCATATCTAAATAATATACCTCAGTCTTGCTAGTTATAGCCTCAGGCATTACAGTCATCCTAGTACCTACATTTCCAAAAGATATACAAGTCAACTTTTTAGATCTAGACAATTTATCTACCGGTATACCATCATTAGCGTATACCGTATCATGTGCTATTAAAAATTCAAGACCCGGCGTATCCACGATCGGGAAAGCAGTCATCTTACACGTATTGATTTCAGCATAATAAATATCGCAAGTAAAATCTATTACCACGGCTCGTTGCACATCCCTTCTTCCATCAGCGTAAAGATGATTATCAACAGGGATGTACTGAGAACCATCCTCCTTTCTAAACCACCATGTCGTATTGGGATTTTTACGGTATTGTATAGCCAAAGAACGGAATATGATACGATAATCATTTCGCCCTTGGACCTTGGTCATAGGAAACTGTTCCTTTATTCCATCCCCCCAATCCACATTAGCCATACCGGGCTTCCTTGATCTAAGCTCAACATACGTATTAAAAGGATTATCAACGACAGGATCGGGTACATAATTATAATCATCGGTATAATAATTTCTAAGTGCCCTATCCCATGTAGTGAACCATACGAACTTATTTGATGAAGCCTCATATTTATATAATGTCTTAGCCATTACCTATCTTGTTAAAATATTCTACAATAACATTCCTGTCCAATCCCATAGAATCACATAAATACTCCCCTTCAGGTTGACCCCCAAACGATAATACCTTATCCGTATCATGAGCTAAAACATCTCCATTACCTACAAAGGTACGCCCATCGTCAAATACGATAAGCTTATATGGCTTATACGACCTCGTGTCAATATCAGAAGATCGTATTGACCTTAACACCGAAGCCTCTGGCGCCATACTAAACCTCCATCCATAATTATTCATAAGCACATAAACCATCTCCATAGGAGTCGACGGAGAGCCATTAGACTGACCCTTTATAAAACCAGAAGGTGCCTGTAATACGCCACTAAGCCTTTTATCAACAGGATTGGCAGCCAAATACATACTTAGATACAATCCATAAAACTGATTTCTTTTGCCATCGGAAGCAGAAGAAGACATAGTGAGATAATCAAACCCCATCACCTTCTCATATAATGTTGATATAAACGTATCACATCGACTTTGGGTTGACAAGGAGACATGCATATAAAAACTACTCATGGATCTCATCTCATATATATAATCCGGTAGATTACTTACATCTATATTACTATAGCTATATGAGGCGGTAAGGCTAGTGATATTTTCCAGCCCCTTGCCGATCATATACGGATGCCAGCTCACGACAGACCCATACCATCTATTTATATGATCGAAGGTCCTTAAGCTAGGATTTATCTTATCCACCTCATCCATAGCCGGGCATGTATTAGGGTCAAACGATGGCATGGCCACTCCCGGGGATATATATAATTCTTTTAGCTTGCTAAAAGACAGCCATTCCCTTGGATATACCCTAACCCTGCAACCTGCCAAAGATAATGTTACAAGATTAGGCCACATAGAGGGGAATTTCCTTATATTAGAAGACTCCGTATCATTAAAATCAGCCGTTCGACTTAAATTAATGCCTTTTAACTTAGTCAACCTATCCCAATCGTCTGGTATGGATGTCAATGTCCCTACACCTAATTCATTAAGTGTTATATACTCTATATTTACCGATCTACGTATCCTATCTTTAGGAATATCGGTTATATTCCCATCGCCGGTAATGGATAAGATTAAGTTGATAATACTTGGGGCGTCTAATATCGGAAATCCTACCATCATTATCCTTGCTGTTTGAACGTATGTAATATCATTCGTAAAAGTCATGGTAATGACCCGCTCTTTATCTAGCCCATCAGCGTAAGCATGATTAGGCGCAGGGATATACTCACTCCCATCTTCCTTATAAAACCACCATGGATGGCTATCCGGATTCTTACGATAACTTATATCCCTTCTCCTGAACATCAACCTATATCGCCCGTATATGGATTCGCTCCTATCCTTCACGAAAGGAAATTGCTCTTTATTCCCGTCACCCCAATCGACCTCGCACATGCCGGGGGTCTTGGAATAAAACTGTATACTCTCATTGTAATTATTAACATCCAATATAGGATCAGGCACGTCATCAGTAGTATCATTCCTGTCAACGCCCCTAAAAGCATATTTGCCTTTAGTAAAAAAGGTTATAGACCCTTTATTCGTATCCTTACATATCAACTTCATATCTCTCCCTCCTCTATTCTTCTAAAATACTCGACAACAGGTGAACTATCAAGCCCTAGATTACTACATATATCTATAGCCTCGTATTTATCGGCAAAACTGTACTTGGACATGCTTTCATCTAACACGTCTCCGCTAAACACGGATACATGACCGTCCTTTACGCCAAGAACGAACGGGGTGATCCTCGCCTTCCCAGCCCGCCGTGCCATCGTAAGGGCGGCCTTAGAAGCTGGGGCAGGAGCCAAGACCCATGTCTGCCCGTAGTTGTTGGTAAGCACATACACCTTCTCCATAGGCGTCGTAGGATTACCATTACTAACCCCCTTGACAAACCCATCAGGAGCCTGATAAACGCCAGACGGTCTCTTATTAGTAGGAGCTACGGCAGCATATAAATCTAAGGTAAGTTTATAAAACTGATTCCTGTTACCGTCAGAAGCCGTCTGTGACATCGTTATATAATCCCATGACATCATCTTATCATAAAACGTGTTAACGAACGTATCAGCCCTCTCCTGTGTATTTATAAATCTACCATCATACAAAGTCCATATCCTAAATTCCCTTACCTCATACAACCAATCCGGAAGATCATCTACCGGCACCGTGCCTGAATTACAATACGTGCCCTGAATCTTATTCAACTTACCTCCTACCAGATCTTGTTTCCATGAGCTACCACCACCCATAAAGGTAACGCCTGTCTTATCATCTCCAACCTTATCCACCTCATCAAATACAGGTATATTATTCCGATCGCTAATAATACTTATACTTTTTGCCGGAATAGAATTAAAAGCCGGATCATAAGAAGGGATGTTACACCAGTTGAAGTTAAAAGCAGTAAGATTCTTCCATTCAGAGAACCTTCTCCAATTAGAATCAGGATCATCCCCGAAATTAAAAACGCTATTGCATCCGAAATACCTCAGGTTTTTCATATTTAAAAAACCTTCCGGCCAATTACTCCATACACCAGGATGAATAAAAGATCCCATCTGTATATTACGAAGATTAACGCTCTTGCTTATCCTGTCATATGGGATATCGCCATTTTTTAAAACGGATCTAACCACAGCAAAATAAGTTATATCAGGAAGATTAGTTATAGGGAACTCATGAAGGACAATACCATCCATATTAAATTCCCCATCAATTACGTTAGAGAACCTCATCGTAACCTCTCTACGCCTGATATCGCTATACTTATGTGGGGGAACCGGTATATACTGAGATCCATCCTCCTTCCTATACCACCATGTAGCATCGTCAGGATTCTTTTTGTACTCAATATCTAAAGACCTGAATACTATCCTATAACTACCGTCAGATATCTTGACCAAAGGGTATTGATCCTTTGTCCCGTCACCCCAATCGACGTCCACGAATCCTGGATTGTTTGCCGAGAACCTGAGATTACGATTAAAAGCACCATAATCTACTATCGGATCAGGCACATAATCAGCATCCTTCCCATTATAACAAGGGAACCTATCCTCGTTAACATAAAACGTCACCGAGGACAGGGCCGTATCATATCCTACTAAAAATCCCATATCAACTAATTGAGGTTATATCATAAGACACCCATTCCTTATACCCGTTAACCATCTCATATACTTTGTTGATGGTCTTGCATACGACAGCGAATCCGATATCCACGTTAGGGAACTTCTCGTTAAGCTCATCAATAGTAAGTTCCCTGACAATACTCTCATCCCACTTCCTCATCTCCTTTACCTCCATAAGGATCGGTTTTCCGGTTACGCCTACGCTCATCACCCATTCTCCCTCACGGTTGGAATCAGCCAGATCCGGGAAGATCGTAACGCCAAAAAGATCGGAGAGGGTGAAGGTCTCGCCGGTACGGGTGAAGGACGCCGCCGCCCCAGGCGTAAGGACCACCTCGTTCACGGCCAACAGGCTCGTAAGTTTCTTGGCTCCTCCTGATACCGTGGCGTTAAACACGACAGTAACATTACCGATAGCGCTATTAACGAACTTAATCTCATCCTTATCGCTATTTATAGCTTGTAAACGTGATCCAGATACGATATTCACGATCTCATAGTTCTTGTCATAAGTGCTCTGTAGCGTCACATTACCGTATTTAGTATCGATAAGAGTAATCCACTTAGCCTTGCCTCCTACTACCTCCACAAGCTTATAGAACACGTCATTACCGTCAGCGTCAACCCATCTAGCTATAGCTCCAGGAGCGAAATTAGTCACCTCCCGATCTTGGGTATAACTAACGGTGCTTTCCGTAGGCTTATTGGCTAAAGTAACGTAAAGACATTGTTCTACGTCAGCCTCCATCTTAACTATCCCAGCTCCATCGTAATAATAATCAGGTACGTTTTTCTCTCGTATCAACAAGATGGTACCTTCCTTAAGCTTGTCGGCATTGGTAGGGTCATCCACAAAAGACTTCATCTGGATATAGGTATCAAAGATGATCGACGTACTCTTATCCTCTATCTTCTGGTTGATATCATAAACAATATTATTAATCTCATCTTTCGTATAATAAGGAGACAAATCCACCTTCGGACCTTCCTGCTCTAAAGCCTGAGTTCCATCCCACCAATAATCAGGCACATCCTGCTCCCTGATCCATAAACTATCCCCCACACGGAGCTTAGCCGTGTTCTCCTGAACCGCCAGCCACTCATTCATGGCATCGACCGTATCAAAGATATACGCCGTGTTCTTGCCCTCAGCTATACGTCTTACGACAGCCAACTCGCTCTCGACATCGCTAAGTCTTTCCTTTATATTATTGATCTCCCGCTCCAGCTTATCATAATTATCCTCCTGATCTATAGCATCGCCTATAGACATATAAACCTCATTGGTGAGCTTATTATAAGTAATACGGGCTACTTTCTGATAAGAAGTCTTATATGTACTCGCCCCCTTACTAGTATTGCATATAAAATCATATGTGTTTTGATACACGACAGATCCTCCGGTATTGATAAAGTTATACCCATCCTGTCTCATCGTACCGCCCTTATACCCTACAAGCTCAAAAGAACACTTACCAGTACCTTTGGATCCAAACCATGTGGAGTAGGCTATAAACTGAGTCTCTTCAGGTAATATATCATAATATTGAGCACGAAGATCCTTTACCGACATCCATACACATTCCTTGCCTGATCCGGTATTGTCTCCTCCCCATTTAAGTACGCTTCTTACATGATCGTCATTATTACCTGGACCAGCGAATCCTACGCCTAAATTATCTATGGTAGGAACATTCGAGTTAAGAGCCTCTGTCATGGTATCCAAATCCCTTCCTGAACTTTCGTCCCACAAATATCTGAACGTAACGAAATCCACGTCACCGATCTTAATACCACCGGTATTGCTAGGATATGTTTTAGTCACCAGCTCATAATACCACTTTCCGCCCCTAAACGTGACCCTTATTCTCTCCACTTGCCTTGGAGATATAGATACGTACGATCCTCCAACAGAGACGCTGGCGTCATCTTCGGCACGGGTAGCGCCTTCCTTTGGCTCCTCCGGGTCTACCGGAGTATAGATCGTGGCTTGCTTATCACCTGTATTAATGACAACGATATAATAGCTATCACCTTCTAGACCTTGCTCATGAGCCATCGTAACAAACCCCTGTTCGCTTTCCGGCCTCCATTCTACCACAACCATATGTTTGTCCATAGGGATACCGGATACGCTATTGACGTAGTTGGTTGATGACATGAAAACAGCATGGTCATCGTAAGCCTCATCTACACGTTGATGCTTAGTAGCCAATCCGTCAAGACGAGATATTTCTGTGGGGTCGGAAACCTCGACCCCATTATAATCATACCATTTATATCCGATCATCGTATTCTCACGACGATATTTCCTTTTTCTTATGACCTGACCTCCAGCTAAGGCATCAATCATAAAATAATCATTACATACTTTAACCATAGCCATTCAGATTAACAGGTTTGACATAAACAAGCCACGATAGTAGCGCCATCAGGAATAGAGGTCAGCGTAGTTCCTACAGGGTAGGTCTGGGAGGATGACTCAAGAACCATCACCGACATCCGCTCAACGACCATATTGTTATCCACCAACCTGCTTCCCTCCACATAGAACCGGCCATCGGCTACCTCATAGCACTCGCGCACCGGGACCATATGTCTTTGGCTTTTATCCGCATAATCACAGATCGTGACCTTAGCCCCCTCTGGAATAGAATTAAGCTCATCGCCAGCATGATAATCAGGGTGATCGGAATACACGACATACAATATGGACTTAATATCCTGTAACGCCGGATTGACCGTCCTGAATCCCTTTAAATGGATCTTATGACCACCAACCTCATAGCAGTCATCTACATCCATGATATTAAGGTCACAGCTTATTACCGTCCAGCCTCTTACCGTATCTTGGGTAGGGGTGGTATCGGTGGGATGATCAGGATCGGTTGACTCCACGATCTTATAATCAAATTCCCGGACATTAAGCTTATAGTCAATAATTTCCTGACGCCTGATCTTGACCGTACCCTTACCGGTATCGTAGCATGTCTCTACCGTATCCAAGACCCGGTTCTCCATATCAGGCATCTCGCACTCGACTCTCTCCCAGTCATCAACCATGACGGCATTAGTCATACCCACCTTATAATTCTCGTCCTCAGACTGAATGACCTCATAGAAATGGTACCACTCATATCCCAATGAGTTATATATAACAGTGTTATGGATCTTTACTCGTTTCTTGTTCTCCGTGACATAACACTGATCATAGTAAGATACATGTCTGTCACGAAGGTTTTCTAGATTGCAATACGTTCTTTCCCACTCAGAAGGGATCTCATTATATTCCTTATCCAATAAAATAGTGCCATCCTCGCTCTCCCTTACAATGTACTTAACCTTCCTATTGCCTAGATCACCGTCATAAGAAACGACCTTATCTACCTCAATACGTTGTCCATCGAGAACATAACACTCACGATATACCTGAGTGTTCCGGTCTTCCATGTCCGTGAAATCACATGGAACCAAAGAGAAAATCTCGGGGAGGGTAGCTAGGCCGGCTCCCGGGACGAAGCTGGCGTCATCCGACTCAAGGACCTCGAAACGGGTGTATCTGGCCTTTATCTTGGAGTCATAAGAAACCAGTCTACGAAGCTTGACATGACCGTTACCTCCATCGTAGCATTCAACGTAAGACCTAATGTCGCGTTCTTCCATATCATCGAAATCGCAGACAGTCCTTACCCACGTATCTGGCAAGGAACTGAAGCTGGCGCCCTCAGGCTGTGACGGATCGGTAGTCTCCAGGACTTTATAACTCTTATCCCTAACTCCTATATTGCCATCCCATGACGTAATGACCTCCAGCTTCACCTTACCGGCCGGTGTCTTATAACATTCTACAGTTACCTCAATATCCCGATCCTCCATATCCGTGAAGTCACAAACAACCTCAACCCAGTCATCACTTATACTGGTAATGAACTTACCTACCGGGTTCTCAGGATCGGTACTTTGCTTGATGCGATACCATTCCTTTCTGGTACCCATCTCATAATCAAATATCTTATATCCCTCTATCTGTACTCTCCCGGTACCGGTATCAAAGCATTTAAGAACCGGTATTATCTCCCTTTGAGTCATATCAGGGAAATCACATACTATACGATTCCATGTGTCGGGGATAGCGTCATACTTCGTACCGATAGGATTACTATCGTCTGTCGTATTCACCACCTCGTAATGGGATACCTCGGGATTCAGGCGGGGGTCAACTGACTCTACGCCCTCGATCTGGACCTTGCCCCCTTCCGTGGCATAACATTTACTTACGAATATCAACTCCCGATCAGTCATCTCGGCTATACTACAATCTATAGCCACCCATTCGGCAGGAACCTTATCTAATTCCGTACCGATAGGAGTATCAACATCCGAGGAGTTGACGATAAATATCTTCTCGGCCAGTATCTCTCCCTTATTATTCATATAGGTATGGATACGAGCCTCTACCTGACCACCCGGCGTGCGATAGCATTGGTTGACGATCGACACACGGGCGTCTTTGATGTTAATGAACTGATAGTCCTTTCTAGGGACATCGCTTACAAGTCTCTTTACTCCTTTATCATCAAAGTACACGTAACACCCGTCATTCCTCATCATGACCGGATACGTCTCCCCATTTATGACAACTCCGGAGAAGTCATCTGGAGGGGCGGAGAAACCCATGCTCCCGAATATGGAAGCAAGTCTCTTTAGATACTCATTAATAGCTGACATATTACAACATTTTAATTCTTATGCTTCAAAGGTAATAAAAAAGGGGAAAGAATTGAATCTCTCCCCTTTAGGAAATATATGAACGCAAAAAAGGTTCTTTATTTCGGCTCGGTTACGATAGCCGGACCAAGACCAGCAGCCGCCCCGATCATATTGATCATCTCCTGAACACCCTCATGAGCGCCATAGCGTACACGTAAGATCAAGTTGATAGGATCATCGGCGATAACCTTTCCGAATCCCTGAGCGTATCTATGAGGATTGAGCGTAATCTGGAAGTCAACGTACTGAGCCGTTTGCTCTACACGGCTATATTCGTTCATGAACGTCCGCCCCATGAAATCCTGATGTTTCGGGAAGCCGTTGAAATGAGCGTAACCCTTCAACTCATCATCCATCATATTGCCGCCTACGTGAGTACGTGGTGCTTTGCTGGACAATCTCTCGAAATGAAGCTGATCCCACCAGATAGGAGATCCCTCATCCAAAGAATCGGGATAACCGCCACTAGCGCCTACAATCTCCACGCTATCCTCGATATAAGTCATTTTATCCATCAAGCACTCTGATGGAGATAACAACATTTCCTTGCCACGGAAACGGATACCGCACTTACAGTTAGAGCCAAGTTCCTGAGCCGACTCCAATTTCTTCCACATCCTGTTGCGGTATGACGCCGGGGCCTTGCTGGTGAAGAATCCCTCGAACATCTTGTCGCACTCATCACACAACATGTTAGTATATACCGTTGTCTGGAAGCTATGCTGGCAAGCCGCAGGAGTACCGTAGTCAGTGATCTCCAGTTCCGGGAAAGCCTGTTTGATTTCCTCCAAAGCACTGTTTCCGCACTCATCATCCGGGATCGTGATATAATACTTCTCGGTGGATACCTTGCAAGAACCACAAGCTGACCATGAAGCGGTACGAACCGTAGGATTCTCGCACATATCGGATGTCTTAGCCACATAGTAGATAATAGCCGTAGGATTAGCCTCCACGAAAGTAGAGATCTCCTCATCCGTCAATTTCTTGGAAGTAGCGGCAATATACAAACCTGATCCCTTGATCTGGCTCATCTTATTAACCGTATCAGCTACCACATTAGGTAAAGACTCTACCGTAGTAGACATATCAACGCCGTCATCCTCCAATGAAATGGAATACAGGTATCCGCCCTTAACCTCAGTATAGCTAGGCGGGCATTCCTCGCATCCTTTCATGATAGAGATCAGACGTTGAGTATAGTCATTAGGCTTAGTCCCTTTCTTCATCACCTTATAACGTGACATGCTGCCGTTGATGCTCTCACGAACGATCTTCAATCCCGGGTACTGGGCACGAACCTCAGCCAAGGCAAGGTCATCACCAGTATCGCAAACCTCCATACAATAGAAGTTCACGTCCTCCGTCTCAGGCTCCGTAGCCTCGTTAGTACATCTTGTAACCGGAGTGATATCAATATAATCAGATACCTTACCACCACCAGCGATAGGCTGGTTCTTCATCCTCTCGATACATTTCAGGACGGCTGGCAACAAATCAACCTCCTCGCAAGGATCGCACTCCTCGCATTGATTTGGCGTATTATCACAATCATCCAAAAGAATGGCGTCATTGATCTCAACACGACCCTCCTCATAGCCAAGAAGCTCAAAGGCACGACCAGCGAGAACCAAGCGAATAACGATACGGTCTCCTTTGGAAACTGAGAATGCCGTGTCATCAGAAACACCATTGTATCCTAAGATAACATCATCGACATAAGCATGATCTTTCTTCGGCCAAGAAGCGTAGATCTCCGTGATCTCGTTCAAGGAGAATAACGGCGTGGAAAAATCCTTATCATAGATAGAGCGGGAAGCCGCTTGTTCATTACGACCGATACGGATCTCATAACGCTTGTCGTTACGAGGCTTACCGGTAAAATCAATCACGGCCTTACAACCGTTCTCGGAAGTATCTTTAGTATCGTAAATACCGATCTGTCCTTCCTTCAAGAAGATGGAATCAACATCCACCATCTTAGCGTGTGGGGATACGAAAAGTACCCGGTCTTGCGGTCTGTGCAACATATTATCAATATTTTAGTTTAAAAATCATTTACCTAACGCAAACATAATAATAAACGAGTTCACGACAATAAAACACGATCACGAGTGTATAGGCATATAAATAAATTACATTTTTTGTAAAAACATTATTTAAGCCACTTTTTCTTATACATCTTCCTCATCATATCAACAAGTTCATCGAAACTTTTTATATAACCCATATCTATAGCCCATATAAGATTGCCTTGTGTTTGCTCCAATTCCTTCAGCTCAGCTTCCGTGGCTTTATTCCTGATCATACTTTCATGGATATTAAAAACAATATAATTAAGACCCTTGGCGATCTTAACATAATCTACATCCTTAAATCTAGAAGCTGCCCTAGACAAAGCATTATACCTATCACCAGCCTCTATTCTATTAAGAATAAGCTTATCAGTTAACCACGTAACAACCTCGGCATACAACATAGGATTCAATTCCATAGCTACAAGAACCCATATATAAGGATTACACATAGTTCTCCTGTTCTCGCCCCTACCAACCGTCTTATAAGCTCCAAACTTTTTCATTACTTTTATAAGAGACTCTTTTTCAACCATTTCCATAAAAACAGGAAATCCTGTTTCTATCATATATCCTTGTTTTTCAAGAATATAATATATTCGCTCAGCACTCTCCTTGTTAGAAAGAATATTCTCTATTCTCTTATCATTCCATCCCTCCTGAATCCTTTTCCTTGTATAGGCTTCCTGTAAATCAGTCAACGACATGAAAGACGTTTTAGTGTCTTGCTTGATAGTAACACCAAAAAGATCCCTATCCTTGGAGATCATAACAACATTAGTTTTCATATTATATATATTTAATTATTTAATACGACGCAAATATATAAATAAAAGTTTTACCGTAAAAATATATAGATAAAAAATATTCCAATATAAAATCATTATATTAAATATTTTGCAAAACACAAAAACCATACTTACGATTTCTGGAGTCGGAGAAATCTCCGATTCCAGAAAATATGCATAGGATGATAAAAAAAAAATAAGCCTACCCATTTCTGAGCAGGCTTATCAATCAAAACTAACGTTGTTTATTTAAAAGAAGCCACATTATCCTTATCAAGCTGATACCTCTGCAACTCGTTCTCGTTAAGGCTGAATTGTTTAGCGACCATATCCAGAATCTCCTCCACAAGATAATCGGGCAGCTCCGGGTCGATGTCCGTAGATTGGATACCGGCGGCGTTGATATACCCCGACAGGTCCACCCTGACAGGACGGCGGTAGTACGTCATCTTAACCTCCTCGGTACGGAAGCCTGACTCGTAGACCACGACCTTCCCGTTCCCTATGGAGTAGAATGTCTCCCGATAGTCGTAAGAAGGGCGGTTATTCTCGTCTCCAAGAAGCTCATGGATATTCTCGTTCTTAGCCTCCCACATAACGAAATCAGTGGCCTCACACCCTTTGTATGAGAAAACGCCTTTTATGTTAGAGAACCATAGATAGTCATCAGGTAAGTTAAAGGACGTAGACTCAGGGTCATCCATCCTACCCGCATTATCCAACGATATCCAATAAACAAGAAGGTTTTGGATGGAGCGTATAGTCTCGTCATCCTTCCTATTTAGATAGTACTTAACCAACCGGTCTTGGGCCTCGTTGAACAACAGCACGAACCTCCCCGGATCAAGCTTAATCCCGCCATTGGCCAGATTCTGCTCGTTCTTCTGCAAAGACCTTAGATACGCTTCTTGGATTGTCATAATTATTCCTCCTTAACCTTATCACCTTCCTCTACGTCATCCTTCTTCTTAATATCCTTAACCTTCTTGGTCTTGGACTTATCATCGATATTAGACATAGATATGATCTCCTCATACTCATCCAATACATTAGCCTTTATGTTAATAAAGTCTTTCTTGGTAGCCAAGAACTCAGCGGATGTCCGAACGTCAGGTCCTATGATCTGGCCATTATATTGTAATCCGGATGGAGTCATGTTGATACGACCGTTACGTTGAAGGACGTTTACGATACGGTAAAACTCAAGAACTTCCTTGAAATCACCTTCCAATGACCGATCCCAGATATCAAGCAGATAATCAACATTGGTCTTCTTCTCATTCATCCAGTTTGATAGAGATCCTGTATAATACTCATCCTCCGTGAAATCCGGGCGAGTTACGATACCGATGTAAAGAAGAAGATCGATGACAGCCTGACGATCGTCTCCACCTTTCTTAAGGGCGCTGATAAACTTATAGCTGATGTTCATCTTATTGATCTCACGCTGCTGAACGAAATCCTTCATATTGTCTTTCTCCACGAAACAGAACATGGAGTTCATGAAAATAGGGTCACCATCCATTTCCTGAGGAGTCAACATGCCGGAAAATACAGCCAAATATAAATAAAATAGATCTACGGTATTAGCCGTATTATAAACCTTACCCATGAAGATCTTATCCTTAGCGTCATCCCAAAATTCTAAATTGGTTTGAGATAGATCCATCTGCGACATTTCCTCGAAAGGCTTCATGATATTATCTACCCGCTGTTTGACGAGCCTGTCGATCTCATTCTTGTCAAGACCATTATAGCATCTTGATCTTGGATAAAAACCGGTGTTATAGGCCTTGGAGAAATCATCCCAAGGGCAACATACGTGAGTGGCGTTCTCCGGGAACGGAGCTTTAGCTATATTAGCGTCTTGAAAGGCCTGAGGAGCACTTCCATCGTGTTTGCCTACAACCTCATATAAGGTATCTGACATGATATTGAAACCGTTTACCTCGGCCAATACCTTCCTTGATTTTAAAATTTCTTTCATTTCCTTTTTGCGTTACTTTAAAAAAAGAGGAGAGGAATATCCTCCCCTCTAAAAACCAAATTACATATGAAAAAAAACTTAGCCGAAGTAGTTCGGTTGAAGCTCGATGATCAAGAACTTGCTGTTATCCATAACCCAAGCCGCGGAAGCTGAGTGGCACCAGAACTGCTCTTTCATGCCCGGCAAGGATGATACGATCTCATTACCGTTGGCTTTGTGCGCCCAACGACCGTACTCATAGCCCCACCACATGCTTACACCTTCTGGCTTGATATAGAATACGTTGTTATTCATATTACCTAACTTAGCGTTAGCCGTATTAGGAATAGCGGAATACGCGTTAGTTGATCCAGCGTCAGTGATATTCTCGATAATACAAGAATAAGAGGATCTGGGATACATACCATTCACTAACTCACTACGATCTGTCATGTCGGCGTAATCCAAAGAAGGATCGTGCTCGAACTCTACATTTCCGATACCAGGGAGAAAAGCACCCTTAACCTGTACCGGACCTAAGATCATAGCATCATTAGTACCGGATATAGGATTAGAAGGCAACATACGGTCGCTACCCATACCCCAGCTCAAATTACTCAACGTAGTAAAGAAAGCTTCTCTAATCAACTTCTCTAAGTTGACCATAGCCATAGCTCCTACCTTGAACTTAATCTTACGCTCCGTAATAGGAAGATCTTGACGACCACGGAAAATATAAGCGGCAGCAGCCATAAGAGTATCCTTAGTAATACCCATCGGACGGCTATAGTAAATAGTGTAACCACGGCGAAGCTGACGATAGATACCTTCATTCAAATGGATAGGACCATTTTGATCCATGATAATACCACCTTCTTGCCACATCAACTGTCTAGCTTCCAGCTTAACCAACTCAGCCATACAGAACACCTCCAACGTAGAGGCTACTTTGGCCGTACGCAAATCAAGTCTACCATTAACAGTCTTACCGATAATAGCCAGATCAGGAATATTACCCTCATACTCGCTTCTCATGGCATTCATACGACGAAGGGCGGTCTCCACGAACTCTGAAGTGCTGTTCTGGGCGGCCTGCATGGACTTCATACCAGCGTACATAGTTGTCTCGCCCTCAACACCACGGTGGTTCCCTAAACGGAACTCACAAGTCATAGAACCGGCCTTGTCAGCTCCAGATACTTTAGAGAACTGAGTGCTGTACTCACCAAGAGCATGACCGATCTTCCAGTAGCGGACACCCGGACGTAATTTCTCTTTAGGGAAGTATTTAGCCTTACCACCGATAACACGACACCAATAACGTGTCAAGTCACCTTCTGTCTTAGACGGGATTTCACCTGAGATAAGGATATTACAGCCGTTAGCGGCGTCATAGGTGATGACATCATAAGCCGTAAACTCAGAGGTATTCAAAACGATATCAAACAAACTACCGTCAATACCCGGTTTTAGATGATGACCTGAAGTATCCTCTGCCGTAACGACAGCGAATGTCTTTGTAACAGGAAGATCATAACGGAAAGAAGCTCCAATACCGTTAACGGAGATCGTAGCGCCGTTATTAATCATACCCATATACATCGGAACGGGGTAATTAGCGATATTAGAGAACAGATTCAACAGACCCAAATGATTCTTATCAGGATCCTCATAATACCAGCTCGCCAATGAGCCTAAGTTATGCTCTACGAGCGAAGTCTTATAGTTCTTGGCATCGGTGAAGGCAATAACGTTATCACCATTCACGGTAGCCGGAAAACTTTTTGTCAAAAATGGATTCATTTCTATTTATTTTTAATGTTATACACTCTTTGATCCACTCAGATCAAGGAAGTTAGCCTCTATAGTATCATTATCGATATTATTTTTATTCTGCTTTCCTCCTTTATTGCCAGAAAGAAGAGTGATGGTCTTCTTATTGACCTCCATCTTAACCTTGTTAGTTTTCTGTTTAAGGAACTCGTCCTTATTCATCAAGAACAAGGCCAGATCAGCGGCCATGTCCGGATTCTTGATAGCCTCCGAATAAGCTTTATCTATAGCCGTATGACCTTGATTGTCTATCGGCTTGGTAACGAAATCGACAGCCTTACCTATCATCGTGTCAGTCAACTGGAATCCTGAGCTTATAGACGTCTTAAGACCTTTCTTATAGATCTTCATCTGCTCAATCAACTCCTGTTTCTTTTTCTCGGATTTTTTCTTCTCCTCCTCGATAAGGTTATCCATCTCCTTTTTCAGGATATCATGGAACTTATTGGCCTTGGACTCAATAAACTCATCGCCCTTGCCGATCATCATCTCCATATTATCCTTTATCTCATCTTCCGGCATACCCAACATCTTATAATAATGCTGGATAACCGCAAGCTGATCATTTTTATTACTCATATCAAGGTTATCCAACGGAGCCTGAATACTCTGATATTGGCTTAATAGTTGGCCAACGTTACCACCGGCCTTATCCACCTCTATCATCTTCTTCATGAAATCAGACATCGAGCCGGTATCAACCTTGTCTTTCAACAACTCATCAGCCTTGTCCTTGATCAATCCCTCCACTATATCGAGTAAATCATCCTCTTTCGTGATAGTAGAAAGATCGACTGGCTTGTCATCTACCATAATATCAAGGTTATCAATACTGTCGATGATGCCTCTTGCGGCCATCTTCTCCAAGAAAGATTTCCCGTTAAACCCTGATACCACGTTATTATTATCAGCACCGCCTTCGCCAAGAGAACCCGGGTATGGGTTGGTAGCATCGCCGCCCTTATCCCCGCCACCGTCAGCCGCTCCGCCGTAGGCAGGCTCTTCCTTGGTATCACCTATAGGATTACCATCCTTATCATATTTACCCTCAATATTATTCTTATCGCCATCACCGTCACCACGGTAAAAAAGCTCCTCGACACTCATGGTCTTAAAACCCTTAGCGAAATCACCCATGTCATTCATACAATTTCCTTTTTTGCTTTTTACAAAATTATCATTAATCTAATTACCAATTAAATCAAACCCATTATAGTATATGACAGAATTTTACGCCAAAATGATTACAGATTTTGTAAAAATATTTACAAAACTTGTAATCAATTCTTGTTTATTATTGACGTAAACCTATCTGTATCAGAACGTTTGTTTCTAGCGTCTATCTCCTTTTCTTTTAATTCCAACTTCTTTTTCTCTATATCCTCACGAGATCTTCGCTCAGCCTCGGCGTTAGCCTGTCTGGTTCTCATATCCTCCTCCCGGATGTCCAGATCCCGTTCCTTCAAGGCCCTATCAGCCATAGCCTCAACGTAATCCATACCTTCTGAGTTGTTCTCAGTCCTAGCGGCTTGACCGGCGGCCATTATGCTCTTACCCCGTAAATCGAAATTACCCTTGATGTAAGCAAGCTCCTTATCCTTCTCATGCTCATCGTTACGTGCCTGTTGTTCGGCCTCGGCTTGCTGCTGGACAAGTCGCTGTTTATTCTGGTATTCCTCTTGCCTTACACGATCGGCGTAAGATCTGGCATCCCTTCCGATCTGATTCATCTCAGCCGTTGAGTTGGCGCTCATCATCCTAGTGATATCAAGCAAGTCATTACCTAACGTATTTGTCTGTAATATATATTGTTTCAAATTCTCCAATTCCAGACGTTTCTTGGAATTAGATACAGCCATAACATTAAGATGACGTAACGACAAGCTGTTATCCGTAAGACTGATGTAAGCCAAGGAAAGATCGCTGTTCCTGTACATCACGGTCCAATCGTATCCTTCCTTCTGACATACTTGAGCCACGGCTAGATGAATATCCAATGTCCGTTTCTTGAAGTCATCGAAATCATTAAAGTAAGTCTGGGTCTGTAGCATAGTAGCGTTAACTCCCTGTTTTACGCCCGTAGAACTCTCGTATCTAGTTGACTGACCCATCGCTTGCTCGGATATACCTATCATCCTATAAGCCATCATATAGGCGTAAGACGCCATTTCCATACGGGATCTTATCTGATCTGTATTAGTAAGATCATATACACCGAACTGATTATATATGCTGCTCATCTGCGGATTCTGGTAAGGATTGTTCGTGTCATTACCACCTACACCCATAAACGAGACAGACTTAACGATCTGCATGAAAGTAGCCAAAGCTCCCTTCTTGTCCATCATATCCTTATATTCCGTAGGCAGGAATCCTAAGTCGCCTAAGAAGAACTTACCGATCTCCTTCTCGGCGTTATTGTATAGCTGGTTCATAGCAAGGTTATACATCATCTGGAACGGCTGTATGCGATCAGCGAGACTAGCCCCTATAAATCCAGAAACCGGAATGACATAATCATACAGACTGCTATCACCATGTATCTGATGAGGTATTGGATCCCCACCAATATATATAGGCTTATCCATTAAATTACCTCCGGTGATCTTAACGCCAAACCTAACCTCAGGGACATACTCCAAGATGTAGGTGTTCACCTCAGGATCACTGACGGCTTCGGCCATAACCCTCTTCACTTTCTTGATACCGTTCTTCTCCAAGAACTCCGGGAGAAGCTCATCTGTCACAAGCTCCTGATCCACCATCCCAGTCTCCGTCATGTAAGTTATTAAGAATACCGGTTTCATGGATACCCAATATCCCTCCATGACTCTAAAAAGGCGGGAATCTATCTCATATCTCTTGCCATCGGCCATACCGGAGTTGAAATATCCAAAGGGATGGAAGCGGGGCAAGAAGCGGGGCTGGGTGTGTTCCTCTCCGTCCGGCCCGAAGGTATGGTACTCTCCCATAGGAACACCATAGTAATCCTCAGCCGCAACGATAGATTCATAATCATGATACCCTTTCCATGGAATAACCTCATTCTCATACATACCGGTAATAGAAGGCTTCTTTTTCTTCCAGTCATACCTAGCACCGTCATTAGATACCCATCCCTCATAATCATCGTCACCTCCCATAATCCGACGCTTGTCCTTGGCCGTCATCTTATGGCCGTATCTTGATATCAACTCGACACCCTCGTAATAATGAAGACGACCTACATAAGATCCATATTGCGGGTATTTTACATCAGGATGGAAAACTTCCATAGGACTCCATACCTCCGGACGGTAGTAATCGAAACCAACGAAATGATTCCGGAACATCTTTCCGCTAAGAAGACGGTCCCGGAAATTCTCCCTGTCAAGCTCATCCATATAAAACCGGCTACGGTCGGCCTCGATCGTATGATCCCCCCATACCGCCGCCTGCGTCTTCCATCTTGTACTCATGAACCTCTGGATATCATCAGGGGTCATAGACACTTTGGCCTGTTGGATTTGCTGAACATAAGCCTGACGCTCCTCCTCGGAATTAAACTCATTGTACGTAGGATCAAGACCGGCCTCTACAAGACGCTGATTAACGATAATATCCCACTGTTCTTGTATATGACGATGAAGTAAGTTTGACATCGTATCCTCATACTCACTTATAGCCATATCCCCTACCTCATTAACCGTATACTTATCCTGTAGGTTTGTCAGCCATCCCTCAAAGGCATTTACGATACCACCTATTATATCATAATGCTTCAAGAAAGAAGGTATCCTTATATCGCTCCTTAGCTTCTGTACGTTCCTTAACTGTGGGATAACATCCGCCATCTCCATAAAAGATAACTTACCATCCGCCATCAGATAATAGTCACGGTACATCTGGTTACGATCATACTGTTTCAACCCTATCGTCTCAAGAGCGTCCATACAATCCTCCTTCCATTTCCTGTTCTTTTTCTTCGTGGAAATAGCCTGAGGAGGTAATCCTAATAGCGCCCCTTTTGCCGGAAACGAATGATCTCTATTAAACACTTCCATGATTATTCAATTTTATTTACAACAAAGATAGGCGTTTAATTGACATTCATTTACCTAAAAGCTCCTATAGATATTGATCCAAAGGCAGAGGCATATATCTCATGATGTTTATAAGCGTCTTCCTTACGGGCGTTATTCATCTCATCTATCTTCGATTTAGGCATATAATTATTATCATCAAAATACCTTGCTAGCACAAGAGCATGACCGAAGGATATTATCCTATCGACGTTCAATCCTGGCTTGTACTGTATTATTTCATCCAGTAGAGCTATATCATCGATCAACTCAATACCCTTGACAGTTATATCAAGACCAGTCTGATCATCATAACCAATAACGAAATCCTGCCAGCAATAATCCACGACGCACGAGAATAGCAGGTTCTGGTTGCCGGGGGTCGGGTATAGCCCCAGCTTGCTGTTCTGCCGGGAGCCGGCCTTCACATACTTATTGGCTATTGCCTCACCAGCAAACAGGAAGAAAGACGCTGGCATACCGCTTTTACGGTTAAGGTACTGCTCATACATCTGGTCAGCGTTCTCCATAAGACATATAGCACCATATCCCTTCTGAAGCACCTCACAAGTACGGCAAAACTGATCTATGGATGATGGGCGGGATACGTATGAAGCCACTATTCTATAGGCATAAGGATCTCGAATACCGACACGCCTTTTGAATACATAAAAAGCTCCTAATGAAGGGGTATCAGACTTGGCCTGTTTATAGGGATCTTGGCCTGCAACATAAATAAAATCATCAAACCTATTAGATTGAGGCATCTCGAATATCTGGACAGGAGCGTCGATAACACCTCCACTAAACGGAAAACCAGCTAGCTGTTTATTAGATTTCGTAGTACCAAGCTTATTGCCCGATTCAAGAAAAACATCACGCAGCATGCCACTATATTGACCCGACTCAAGAAGATCGTTCTTATGCTTGATAGCGTACTCAACCGGGAACAGATTTTGAGAAGAGCTTAAAAAACAGTCATCAATCGTAAAAGGATAGAACATAGTATGAGAGGTATAGGCTACCCTGTCCTTTGTAGAAAGCTTCTTCCGTTCCTCATTAAGTTTATTGGTGCTAGCCTCGAAGTCTGTGACGTCAATCTTGATCTTATTAAGCTTCTTATCATCAGGTTTTCCTAAATAATCACCCAAACCTATAGTTACCTTGACACCAGAGTTTGCCATTTGTCCCGGAACAAACATCGCCCATTTCCGTTCTTTCCATGTTTTTCCTTTCATGGCTCTACGGTTTAGGATATCCCAGTCCATGACCAGAAGGTTATATGTCTCGGGATCGGAGAACATCTCTTGAGCGTCCTTAGACAACTCCACCTCACCACCGGTACCGGCCAAGATAGGACTAAGACGCCAGCCATAAGGCGTGTCGTAGGATGGCATGGCGGCCGTGTAAGGCTTCTTTATCGGACCTTTGCCTACCTCGTCGAAAATAGCCGTAGCCGGTGTCAAACCAGCCGTCTTCTGAGTGGAGGTCTTCCTACCCATGTTGATGTTGGCTATAGAGATAATGGCATGGATATCACGTACACCATTGGACATCCTCTTGCCTAATGTAACGCCCGAACTCCAGTCGGTCTTGGTCCTGTTGATCCTGAAAAAAGGATGCACATGATCAAGACCATACTCACAATACTCACCTATATTAGATAAATCACTATCGCTGAAACCTACCACGGAATGGCTAAGCCCGATCGTCATGGTAGCGTTCATCTGGAGAAGTGATGACATGATGGTCGTATTATGGGATACGACAAAATTGGTAGTAAGAAACTGATGAGATTTATTATCTACCTCAATACAAGTAGCCTTATACTTCCCGTAATAATCTATATCGGATATCCTAAGTCTGTTATGGGTCTTAGATATATACATATCATCACCATCCATGACGCAATAATATCCCATAGACCAGAATATTCTTCTTACGAATGATATAATATACTCACTTTTGTAAACAACCTTAAAACGATCATCGCCGGTGCTTATACCGCAAGCGATCTTCATAAACGATCCTATGAACAACTCTTTCTGTTTTTTGGATGAATAAATGACATCATCCATCTCCTTCTTGCTTAGCTCAAAGATCCTGTCGGTAGCTCCACAAAGGAAGGAGGCGGCCAGAGACCCCATGAGCTGGGGCGATATCAACCACCGCCGCTCAGGGAAATCTACCGCCTCCCCAATATCTATAGTCATTTTGGAGAAGTCAGAATGGATGATACCCATAGTGCTCATAACCTTATAATCACCATGATACTTGACTTTCCACTGGTGCTGCCCGCAACACACCACGCTGCGACCGTCCTCAAAGGTCACTTTGTACGTATCAACGAATCCCTGAGGATATACGCCCACTATGGTAGTAAGCTTCCCGTCATCACCGTATATGATATCTCCTATATCGGCGAATCCTATTTTCTTAGATCCATGAGGAGTATATATCAGCTCCGAGTCCAGAAGAGCCTTGCCAAAACGACGAGTACCAAACATTCCCAACCCTTTCTTCTCCATACGGGCACGTTGGTACATCTCGGCGAAAAACCATTCGTTATCACGCAAACGACTGATCGCTGGCACACGTTCCCCGTTTGGAAGATCCTGGAATACGGGAAAGAAATTAACATGCCAATAAAGCCATGGAGGGATGAACGTACCATTGATAGTCACCCCGTACTTGACCTTATAAGCCTCTTCTTTAAAGAACTGCTTAACATCGTCATCCTGATCCTCCCAACCGAACAGATCGTTCCATACAGGAGGATTTTTCATGTTTACATAAAATTCTGGACTCGTGCTTAGACTCATTTTATAATATCCTTTAAAACAGACTCGATTCCACCAGAAACCTGACCCTTACGTTCCTTTTTCTGGACATTGCTTACAGACCTATATACATCCATAATCCCACTTTTCTCCATATAAGAATCATTCCATGTATTTATCTTATCGATTAATTTTGATATGAAGTCAAATGCCCTAGCCATATCCTCCGGCTTCTCCTTGTCCCAAGGATGCTTATCAATATAAGTCTTAGCGTCATTTATAGCCTTAGCTATGACCTCAAGATTGTCGTTAACCCGATCAGCGTCCTTACTCGTCGGCTTTCGTCTTCCCTGTGGCATTGGCTTTCATATCCTTAAACTCGTTATACTGTTTCATAAGAAGCTCATAAGATTGAACAACACCTATCTTACTTACTTCCGTCACACTCATATCATGGAACATATCTTCAAGCTCCTTATCAGCATATCTCAGACGTTCCTTGTCATCATAAAACACAAATCCAGACGTTCTGTCTTCCATAATGCTCTTTGCGGTGGACGCATATGTCGTATCGAAATCCAGATCCATACCGAAGCTGGTAGCCAACTGGATTATGAACATCAACCTAGAATTGACTTTTACAGCCTCTATATTCAACATCTGTATCTTATGAGTCATCTCATGAAGAACGACAAAATCCTCCTCTTTTATCAACGAAGATGATTTAAGGGCTATCTTCTTAGTCCTATCCTCAATATCGCTATACAGACGCTTGCTCTCACGCTTTATGGCTATCCAATGCCTTATATGAGTATCCGCCTCTTCTTTAAGATAATCCCTGATCTCTTTTTTGATATCCTTATCCTCTTCCATTATAATCACACGTTATAATCATTATTATTTAATTCAATCTCATCACTGATGCTTTGGTCTATAGACCTCAATAAATCCCTGGTACTAACATCCCTCAAGAAGCGGACATTACCACCATTAGCCCTAGCAACTCTCCTTAAAGCGGAGTAAAGTATATCACCCAGCGAATATTCGGGCAACTCACGGCAACCGACTTCCATAACAATAAGAGCATGGATACGATCATCTATCTTACTTCTTACGGGACTTCTCATCGCTATTACTTATAAGCTTCCCCTATAATACGTAGCGGGAAATGTTTGAAATTACGTTCAGGATCATCCTTCGTATAACCTATAAGAGATAGATGTTTCTCAAAATGACCTTCCGTGTATTTTGAGGTATCCAACGTCATCCTAAATATAGTTCTATTCTCATTGTCAGGATGTTTGTTATATGACACGTCTCCCATACATCCACATCCAAGATGATGCTCCTTGACATGGAAACCATCTTTATGGGTGATAAATAACACGATTTCTATCTTATCACCTATTTTCTGATCAAAAATATTTAGATAAAACTCGCTCTCATCATCCGTCAGTCCTATATCAAAGGAATCGTTAGGGCACTCGATATTAAAATCGTTATGATCGGCCGTTATCACCTCCATAGCATTCCATTTGGCTTTCTCTCCTTCCACGAACTTCAACGGACATACCTCGGTCTTCATCCAAGCCTTTTCCTTGATAAAGCAACCGCACAACGAGCATGCCTGTCTTCCCATCAATCTTTGCAGCAATACCTTAGCTGGTAACTTAAAGAAAGCTATATTAGAAGAGTTCTTAGGACATTTCTTGCATAAATCAAGACGATTCTTGTACCACTCCGGATAATCCTTCTCATCCTTAGGAATCCTACCCAATAAACTGTCTTCCCAAGCTTGGGCTATTACTTGGGCCTTACCGATTGTTTGCATATTATTTCTTAAATTGTTTTTGTTGAAAATCCTGTAATTGTTCCCATGTCATTCCATACCGACATTGATACATGGCCTCATGGTTATCACGTATAAGAGGATCTCCGTTCTTCAACCCCTCCATATCCTCTATCGCATTAATCTTCTTATCAAGACAATCAAGCTCAATAGGCATCCTTTCATCCGGATAACGATTACCTTCCTTGACAAATATCCGGCGTATCTTATCACGCCTTACCCGCATCTCTCGGAGATTGCATATAACGTATCCGATAAACGGGATTCTGATAGATATATTGTCAGTATACCTAGCTAGGTGATGGATGTAAGATACGGATGCTTTCATGCACCACTCTACCTGTTGTTTGGTAAACTTCCCATCAGATCTTCTTACCACCTCATCCACGATATCCCTATCGAATGAAATAAGATTCCTACCCATCAATATCCAATTTGTTTCTCTTGAATACGAATCCCATTACACGGGTATCATCACCCTCCCCGTCAAGAATAAAATAGTTACGTAGGCTTCTCATCTCAATAGACAACTCACGGGTACGGAAATTCCCGTTCTTCTTGTCCACCAGAAAACCCCCACGTTTAAGCTCGTTGTTCAGGACAGCGACGTAAGATTCCTTCTGTCCATGACAATCCATGTACTTAGCCCTGGTATCATCCGAGTATCCGTAGTTGATGTAGAAAGAAAGTAAGTTTATCGTCCTTTCGGTAATCAAGCTCTTACCCTTAGAATCCAGATAGCCGTTGTATATCCTTAAGAACTGCTGGATCATATCCAGCCTAGTGTCGTAAGGCAACGCAAATACGAAAGCTTTCCTCTGTTCCGACATATAAAATTAGTTTTCAGCAAAACTACTTAAAAAAAATATCGTTGTCAAGAAATTATGCCATAATCAACATAATATATGCTGATTAACATGTATTTAAGAACATCCAAATGGGAAAAGGCGGTGGAAGTGGCGGAGGAAAGCCAGATAAGTCCACCGTAAGCCACGGCAATGAGGCCAGTGGAGCACAGACCATACATGCCTCCGAGCGGCGGTGGACAGCCCTATCCTGCCTCAAGGGACATGACCACCCCTTTTCCCTTTGGATTCCTTCCTACCATGTTATGGGATATAAAGCCAAGGGGAAATGGGAGGCCTTGGGGCATGGAGCCTGCCGTAGAAGATACGGACGGCCGGAGCGTGAGCGATCGCACAAGACCTCACTTTTTCTTCTTTGGCTTCTGCTCCACCCGATCCCCCTACCGGGGTACCGGCTTCCGGTATAGGATACGGCTTCTACCAGGTTTAGCCTGCGGTATCCTGCCTGACGGCACCATACCTTGGCGGTAAAAAGCAATGTTTTATTAAATAGAGACTTTAAGTGGAGTACACAGGAACTCGACGTCAGGAGAGGTTCTGTGTACGGATAGAGATATTAGAAAGTAGTATATGTTTATAGAGTTAATTATATTTAATAAATATACCTATTAACGCGCGCGTAACAAGTAGGTTGAGAAAAACCATCGTTCACGCGCACAGTGCTTTACGGACATCACCTACCCTCCTTAAACAACAAATGGGCGACCTTCACAGGCTACCCATCCATCCGAATAACTTGTTTCGTATTTACGGAACTCGTATATTCGCAGCAAAAATTTTACAAAAAATGATGGGAACAAAGATATCACTTTTACAGAAAATGAAATCAAATTTCGATAAGATTCTTACCGAAGCATATATCCCAAAAGATATACAAGCAAAAAAAGATGAGCTTGGATGCCTAAGGCTTCCGGCAGGATCACTTGTCTGCCCAGTAGATTACAAACCTGTAACTAATAAGGACGGGAAGAAGGTTACGGCTGTAAAATACTCGAACAAGAAAGATAATATAAGAGGTTCCGGTATGGTTATAGAAAAGAAGTGTAAGCAGGTAACGGCTTATCTTTCTATCATAAATGTCCAGAAGCATGTATTTTTAAGAAATAGGATGAGAGAAGGCTATCGTGATCGTATAGAGGTCAATACCGATGATTTTATAGATATCCTATCCGATGGCATAGCTTATTTCTGCTACAGACATGTTATAGAGAACTGCCATGAGGATATAGACTATCAGCTAAAGACGCTTAAGGCTTACGCCGAGGGCGAGATAAGAATAGCTTTATCTGATATCATGATCTACTCGTATAAGGCTAAGAAGAATGAGGATACGAAAGACATATTCGTAGGTAAGAAAAGATCCGTATACAAATGTCTGGATAAGAATTTAAGCTCAGACGAAAGACGGAATATGGCTAACAAAAGCCGGAAACTTGATCGGGTAAGAATCCTTTCCAAGATAATATTCAGAGCCAGAACCAGAAACGTACATCATATATACAAAGTAACTAAAAGAAAGACAGTTAAGTTCAATGTAGCATACCTTCTTAATGAGTTGAATAAGAATCTCATAGGCATAGGTATGCAAGAGATATCTCAATCCACTATATACAGATATATAAGCATGTTCTTAGACATGTGTAAGAAGAGTATATCCGATTTGTATGAAGAGGTGGTGAAGAACAATGGAGTGGTTAACACGAAAGACAATAACAATGTAACTATAGGGCATATAAGGGCATCATACAAAGGAAGCGTGCTGCATATTCTGATATCTACAGACTACATAATAAACGTGTTTTTAGGTAAAAAATCAGCTGAGATGAGCAAGGCTGGATGATTTGAGTATCAGATATAAAATTTAATATTTACATATTATTCACATTTATTTTTATTAGTCAATTATAACTATTCGTATCTTTGTATCATAAACTTAAAAAGATATGATACAAGAGGATTTTAGAAATGAAACCGACCTCCTTCGTCATATTATGACGGTGGATAAAAACGTGGAGCAGGGTCGTGCCTTGAAGAAGATTTTCACCACTAGGGAGAATCTGTTCATTACCGGTAGAGCTGGTAGTGGTAAAAGTACGTTCATGAGACGTATCGTAAAGTTCTTGGGTAAGTGCGTTATCGTAGCCCCGACTGGAGTAGCGGCGTTGAATGCCGGTGGACAGACCATCCATTCGTTCTTCTCTATAAAGAACGATCCTTATATACCTTCTATCGAGAGAGGTATGTTATCGAATAAGGTGGATGTAAGTCCGTTTATGAAGAAGAAGATCAAGAATCTTGATACTATCGTCATTGACGAGATAAGTATGGTAAGACCTGATTTGCTTGATGAGGTAGCTGACATACTTAGACAATGCAGGCGTAGCAAGGAGCCTTTCGGTGGTGTTAGGTTGATTATGTTTGGAGATCTATCACAACTACCGCCTGTGGTGACGGCGGATGATTTTATCGACAAATATTATGAGAGCCGGTTCTTTTTCTCATCAAAGGCATTAAGAGCGTCAGGATTCTCGGTCATTACCTTCGAGAACGTATTCCGTCAAAAAGATCCTCAGCTTCTTTCCGTACTTGAGGATATAAGATGTGGGGTTATTACCGACGAGTCAAGACAGATATTGGATAGCAGGGTCAAGTATCCGGATAATATGGATAATACTATAATTATATGCTCAACTAACAAAGAAGCTTATGAGATAAATAAGACTAATCTTGATAAGATCAATAATAAGGTATTTAAGTTCGATGCTACTGTATTCGGGGAGAAGCCTGTAGCGCCCTGTGAGGATGAGCTTATAGTAAAGGTAGGAGCTAAGGTCATAATAACCAGAAACGGCAACGGGTATGTCAATGGCTCGATGGGTATCATAACCAGCATAGATACTGTTGATGAGACGATATATGTTCATCTAGATAACGATACTGAGGTGGAGATAACCAAAGAGAAGTGGGAGAAGATGAAGTACAAGCAGGTAGATGATTCCCTTGAAGGCATTTCTTGCGGCTATATAATACAATATCCATTGAGGTTAGGATACGCCATAACTGTCCACAAATCCCAGGGAATGACTTTAGATAATATATTTGTAGACATCAGCAGAGCCTTCGAGATAGGACAGATATATACCGCTCTTTCAAGATGTAGGTCTATAGACGGTCTTTATCTAAAATCAGTTCCTAAGGAAGATATGGTACTGCTAAGCGATAAGATATCTGACTTTATGGATAAGGTAGATGAGAATGAGGGTGTTTTGAACCCAGAAAAGATATCTGATATCGGGAAGGATATGATCAAAAAACAACAAGATTTATTTGACTTCGAACAATACGGATTATAATGGCTAAGAAAGAACTTTTTTCAGACGTAGATGAGTTAGTATCATCTTTAAATAAAGAGCTTGGAGAAGGCTCGATAATGAACTTCGGTGACGATAAGCCTATAATATCCATACCAAGGGAAAGCACAGGATCGCTGGTGGTGGATAAGGCCCTCGGCGGCGGATGGGCGGTAGGTCGGATTCATGAGCTGGTCGGGATGGAGTCTTGTGGCAAGACTATGATGTGTACGTTAAGTATGATCGAGTTCCAGAAAAAACATCCAGATAAGCTGGTAGCTATAATAGACGTGGAGAATGCTTTCGATATTGAGTACGCTAGGAAAATGGGGTTGGATATAAACCGGTTTTTGATCTCCCAACCAAGCTACGGTGAGCTGGCTATTGACATTACAGCCAAGTTAGTCGAGTCCGGGAAGGTCGGATTTATTGTCGTAGATTCTGTAGCCAATCTGGTGCCGAAGAAGGAGATAGAGGGTGATATGGAGGACAGTAACATGGGATTGCAAGCTAGGTTAATGTCAAAGGCCATGAGAGTCCTTACTGGTATCGTGAACAAAAGCGATTGCGTTCTGGTATTCATCAACCAATATCGGGAGAAGATCGGTGTTATATACGGCGATCCTAAGGTAACGACCGGAGGTAACGCCCTTAAGTTCTATGCATCTATCCGTATGGAGATGGCGAGAAAGAAGGTTATAGTAGGCGAGGACGGATCTTCAGTAGGTCATGAGGTTAGGATAAAGGTGCTGAAGAATAAGACAGCCGTACCGTTCCAGATAGCCGAGACGGCCTTGTATTATGGAGTTGGGTTCGACAAGGAACTTGAACTTTTGAAGTTATGCGAGGAAACTGGTATCTTTATCCGTAAAGGATCATGGTACTGGTACGGGGATGTTCGTGTAGGGAACGGAGTCGATAATACGTTAAGTATCATGAGAGATAATCAAGAATTGTGTCAAGAGTTAAGAACTAAATTGAATTTGTAATCATGGCAATAGGAGTAAAATTTGTAGACGTAATACCATCCAGTGTAGAAAACGCTGTCGAGGTTAAGAAAGAGGATGTAAAGAACTATCTGTTCGTAGGTATTCCCATGAGTGAGTTTATCGGAAAGAGATATGAGTATGAGGGATTCATATACATGTGCCTACAAGGTGTTACCGGTGGTACGGAACTTGGCGGCGATATAGCCATAGCCGTATTAAGACCAGTTCGGCCAGCGACAGGGCAGGCTTCTTATCATTTGGTGTCGTATACACCTCTTACGTATACGAGATCTGATGTAGCGATATTACTTAGAAATGGCGATTTTAAGGTTGTTAAACGAGACGATTGTAATCTTATCTAATATGGGAACATATATCTCGATAAAATCAACGGTAAACGCATTCAGGTACGGTATTGATCCTATACCTGAATGGTTCGATAAGATATCTAACAAGACTGATGAGGTTGATGTTATGGTTGAAGGGAATAAGGTAAAGGCATTGGATATAAGGCTAGAAAATGGCATTCTACGGGCTTTTTACGGTTATTATATAGGTATGTATCCGGATAACTCAATACAGGTGTTTAGACCGGAGGATTTCCATTCATTATATACGTTGAAGTTATGAATATATCAATAGGTATAGATCCGGGTATAGACACCGGAGGATTGTCCATGATCCCAGAAAATGGCGAGGTTAAGGTAATTATGACTCCAAGGATATCGGCTAAGGGGGATATAGACCTTAGGGCTATATCAAGCTTCCTCCTAGATGCCGCTGACAAGATCCAAGAAGAGGGGGGCGGGACGCTGGCGATCGCCGTCGAGGACGTCCACAGTATCCACAACAGCTCGGCCACCAGCAACTTCACCTTTGGCGGGAGACGCCGGGAACCAAACGCACTTTTTGCGATGATGGTGGAGATGATGGAACGATACGGATCGCACCCTGATGTCAGGTTCATGTTCGAGGAGGTGCAACCAAAGACATGGCAGAAGGAACTTCATACGACAGCCGATCGGGTGTATACGTCTGCGAAGTTAGACACGAAGGCTACCTCCATCCGATGCGCCATGCGCCTTTTCCCTTTGGTCTCTTTCGTGAAACCATGGTCAGGAAAAGGAGTTCAACCTACCAAGATACAAGATGGGATGTGTGACGCTACGCTTATAGCCGAATATATTAGACGTAAGTTTAAGTTATTTTAATACTATTAAGCGTTTATTGTATTTGAGTTAATATAATTATGATTACATTTGCGATGTAATAAAAAGTAGTTCGTTATGCTTATAAGATGCTTGTCGAAATCATTAAATGAGAAGTTGAGTAAATTGGAGCTGGTTGTTAAAAATGTCGGATCTAATTCACTTTATAAGAATATTAAGATAGATGTTGTTAATAATCTGGCTTATATCACTTCCGTAAACGCCAAGGTATGTGTTATAGAGCGATTGGAGGTTGAGGCTGACTCTAACTTCTCCTTCTTGGTCGAGGCAAGCTCTTTCATCAGGTTTGTAAAAAAACAGAAGAATGGTGAGATTAAGATCGTGCTTTCCGATAAGAAGGACAGTATTACCATATACTACGCCTCTGGTGAGTATAGTTGTCCGGCGTTTGACGTAAATACCTTCCCTATGGTATATAATATTCCTGAAGGAGGTATTAATGTTAAGATGAATGATTATGTATCGATACTTAACAAGGCCAGTAACTATACGGAGATCAACGAGCTTTATCCTTGCATCGAGAATGTGGTTATTGATATTGACGAGATTAATATTAATATAGTAAGTACTGACAGGAATACTATTTACAGGTATTTTGTTCCTAATCAGGATAAGGTAGAGAAGGTATTCATCCCGGTATCAAACGCCTCCTCTATATTACTTGATAAACATATAGATAAGTCATTAGATACGTTGTCTATCAAAGTAGATGATACTAGGACTTACTTCTCTACCCCTGATATGGATATGTATGAGATTCACTTTGACGGTAATTATCCTAACTGGAGGTTCGTGGACGAGCATTTTGTCAAAACAAGTACCTATGTCTTTGATAAGGATCTACTCGTCCAAGCCTTCCAGAATAATATCAAGATAAATGAATTTGATCATTGTAAATTGATATTTACGGAAAAAGGATGCGGTATTATGTCGGAGAACCCTATGTCTGGAAGATCTTGTAAGGAAAGGCTTACGGCTTTATCGCATAACGGTAATGATATTATATGCGATGTGCTATGTGGTAGGTATCTTGGTATAGTTAAAAGCATATCATGTAATAGGGTCGTTATCGAACATGATCATAAATCTCATTTCAACAAGATTTATGGGGAGGATAATAAGAACGAGTATTTCTTGTCATCATCAATTATTGTTTAACGTTTAAATATATATAATATGGGAGTTCGTGAAAATCAGTTATCATCTAATACACAATACTTTAATATAAGTGGAGGTGGTGTATTATATCAATCGTCAAGAGATCCTAAGGAAGGTTTCGAGGAACATATAAATGAGAAGACAGGAGCCGTATCCCACTGGAGGGTTTTCTGGAACGGTATAGAAGGATATCTTTCCGATATTTTTGTATTAGAGCAGGAGATGAATGGCGCTAAGACAAATTTCTTATTTATAAAGATAAGCGATGAGGAAGGTAATTATGTTATAAAAGTTCCGTTGATGACCTCAAGAGGCGGGATTAACAGCTATGTTAAGTCTCTTGTAAGATACTTGCCTAATATCGACCTGAAACGTAAGGTAGTGATCAATCCTGCTCATGCTAAGAAAGGGGATCAATATGCTCCCGGTAATTTCTTTATCTCATACGCAAGGGAGACTCCTGACGGTAAGGACGAGCTTATCCAGCAATATTATAAGAATGGGCAGAATGGATGGCCTGACAGGGTTGAGAGTACTGATATAATGGGGAATAAGAAGTTTGATTATACGACCCAAGACGCTTTCGCTTATCAGGTACTTAATAAATATATCCAAAGTATTAAGACAGATGGTGTGAAACCTACTCAGTCGGCAAGCCAAAACAACGCTGGTGAGGCTATAACGCAAACGCCCCCACCGTCATACGCTACGCAGGCTCCATCGCAAACGCCTCCTCCATCATACCAGCAGGCTCCGCAGCAAGCCCAAGCGCCTTCTTTTGGAGGTCAGCAACAACCTCCTCAATATCCTCCTTTTGGAGACGATAGTGACCTACCTTTTTGATTAACTAATTGAAAATGAATAATTTAATGGAAAGTAATTTTAATATATCTACTAAAGTGAACCGTGTCTCGATGCCTACCCAAAATAAGGTAGATACGGTTATGAAGAACTTAGGGCATCGACCTTGTGTAGCGTATTCCGAGGAAAAGAATATGTATTATAAGGACGGAGAATGGGTAGCGTCAGATCTTGACGCTACTATCTTACCTCTTAGGGATATGTTCGAAAAGACATCTGATTTGAAGTTAGGATTGAAGATCGTGTATTTAATAATCAAATTATAATATGGCCACAATTGAAGATATCAAAAAACTTCTGGAGAGTAAGTCATTTACATCAGCCAGAGACCTTGATGAGCTTGAGGAGAAGCCGGATGATAAACAAAACGAGGTTAGATTGAATTGCGAACCTATGGTAGGGATGGTGGAGAAAGAGGGAAAGATCTTCCTTAACTCCGTAAGATTCTCGAAAGCATGGAACTCGTTGGGTAAGGATATTCCTATCAAGCAGGGTAATGCCTTCCCATTAGGGCAGGGTGATGTCCTTGATATAGACACAGGGGTGTGGGCATCGTTCCCGGATAATACCATAGGGGTGTTGATGATGCTGCCGTCGTTTACCGGAGATACGGGACTTACTTTGGTAGGATCACCGTTCGTCTCGTCTAATAACGGGAATATCATGATCAGGGTCACTAATGTCCGTAAAGATATGGCTATAGTCGAGAAAGATAAACATATAGCTGAGTTAATTATAGTCGGCAAGATAAAAGCCGATATTCGTGAAACTTATAACAGCAATAAAGATGTTCGGATTGAAGATAGTAAAGAGTAGCTATATAAATACTCTAAAACAGGATCTTGATGAGGCTATTAACTATTCAAATAAATTAAGAGAAGATTACAAAAATGCTCTTGCGAAGGTATTTGAATTGAATGAGAAAGTAAGTTATCTTAATACGCTCATTGATTCTATTAATAAAGATATAGAATCAAAGGATTCTCATATAGTTAAGATGGGAAATGAGCTTAGTAAATCAAGAGAGCTATATAATGAGTCGGTAAAAGAGAAAGAAACTCTTAAACGGGCTTATATGGATATCGAGAAGAAACATAAACTATCATCTAAATTACTTGATGAGGCTAGAAGAAGATACAAGGAACTTGAGGATCAGAATAAGGCTATGTCCGATCGTATCAAGTACCTAGAGAATCATATCGATCCAGAGGCTTTAGACAGCGATGTGCCTGATGAGGTTGTTGTTGATGAGGATAAGATGGACCCTAATTCAGGTCATGTTGATATACAGAAGAATATTGTTGAGGCCATTGAGGTTATTGAAGCTATTAATACCGATGCCAGCAATGACGTAAATGTCGAGAATAAGGCAGAGGATAAGAAGAAATCTAAGAAACGTAAAAAATCTAAGAAAAGTGAATAAGATCTTGTTTTTTTTGTTAACGTTATTTACCTTAGCGGTTGTCGGATGCAGTACGTCAAGAACATATTATACGGAATATGATACTACTGATATATCTTATGTGGTGGATTCCATAGTGTCTTCCGGGACCGTAATGGGCCAATGGAAGGAGTGGCGGTTTACGCTTGACGACGGCCGGGTCGATAACTTTGGCTTCACCGCCCTATACGACGCCAAGGGAAAGGCTAGAGGGTCTATACAGGTAAGGCAAAGATCCGATACGTTTAATATCAAGATAATTGATTACCATAAAAAAGATAAGTAATGGAATACGGACTAGGTTACATACCATCGCCAGCAGATGATAGGGACGCTATTATGAACATGCAGCATGAGGCTGTCCCTGATGAGTATAAGGTCAATAACGTTGATAGCGTAGTGGATCAAGGATCTTCTCCTATTTGCGCTGCGGTAAGCTTATCTGAGATACTTAACTGGAGAAAGAGTATAAGGGCTATTAAAAGACCGGCTAAGATCTCTCCCTACGATATATATGATCTGAGAGAGGATAAGGATCAAGACGGGATGGTTCTTCGTGACGCTATCAAGTCTATCAAGAACGTAGGCGTAGATGGGGAGAAAATAAACAGTTACGCTAGGATCATAGATCCGGTATCGGCTAAGGTTGCGTTGATGCTTAATGGACCTCTGGTTATAGGTATGTATTGCTATAATTATGGAAATAGGTTCTGGCAAGGCCAAGGGCAGAACTTGGGAGGTCATGCCGTTATCCTCACAGGCTGGGACAAGACCGGCTTTGTCCTACAGAACAGTTGGGGGACGGGATGGGGTAGGTCTGGCGTGGAGACGTTCCCGTTCGAGGATTGGTGCTATATGCTAGAATGTTGGACAATAGTTTCATAAAGTTACTATATAAACTTCGAGAAATTCCTATCCACATCATCTTGTGAAAGCCGATGTGGTATATTTAGGACCCGTAGATCAATTGGTTGGATCATCTGGCTCATAACCAGCAGGTTGTCGGTTCAAGTCCGGCCGGATCCACAGTTGGATTAATAGAGTTTGTCATTAGATTTAGAGTTTAGATTTTGTTTGATACCCTTGTCCGTGAGGATCAGGGTATACGCCCCAATAGCTCAAGAGGAAAGTAGCACATCTCCCCTAAAGATGGGATCCACGTTCGAGTCGTGGTTGGGGTACATGGTGTTTTCTTAAACATATTCCCGTATAACCTCAAATAACATGTAAAATGTTGGAAAATATTTAATGTTTTGCATATATCGGAAACGGTCAGGTTATTAGCCTAAGTCTTGAAATAAAGACTACGTTATTGGAGAATATATAGTTACCTACGGATGTTTATCCAAGTCCGTAGCTCTAAGGTAGGTGATTAAACAGGGATCGTATTTGGGTTCCAGTGTTGCCTATACAAAACCTTCAATAACATTGGCGATGGGTACTAACAGGGTTTTTACCCTGACTTATGTTGAATAAACATTGAATTAGTTTGTAAAATGGTGTATGTACAGGACATAGATGGTAAACCGATGATGCCTACGACAAGGCATGGGAAGGTTAGACGACTGCTAAAAGATAACAAAGCGGTCGTTGTAAACACATGTCCTTTTACCATCAAATTAACGTACAAGACATCCGATTACAAACAGGAAATTGTGTTAGGCGTCGATGCCGGAACCAAGCATGTTGGTTTATCCGCTACGACGAAAAGCAAGGAGCTTTACAGCGGTGAGGTTATTCTTAGAAATGATATTGTAGAACTTTTGTCTACAAGAAGAGAGTCAAGAAGAACGAGACGAAATAGGTTGAGATATAGGAAGCCTCGTTTTGAAAACAGGGTGAAAAGCAAACGTCTAGGATGGGTAGCACCTTCGGTACGACATAGGATTGATGCCCATATCCGTATTATTAACAACGTGTGTTCTATCCTGCCGGTATCCCGTGTCATCGTCGAGGTAGCCCAATTTGATACTCAAAAGATCAAGAATCCAGAGATATCAGGTAAAGAGTATCAGGAAGGCGATCAATTAGGATTTTGGAATGTCAGGGAATATGTCTTGGCAAGGGATGGACATAAGTGCCAGCATTGTAAGGGTAAGTCAAAAGATCCTATTCTTAATATCCATCATATTGAGTCACGTAAGACTGGAGGAGATTCCCCTTCAAATCTTATAACACTTTGCGAGACATGCCACAAGGAATTTCATAAATGGAATATAAAATTGAAGGTAAAAAGAGGCAAGTCACTTCGTGACGCAGCCGTCATGGGTATCATGAAATGGAGATTATATGACAAGTTGAAATCTTTGTATCCAAATGTAAGGATGACTTTCGGGTATATAACGAAACACGATCGTATAAACCATGGAATTGAAAAATCCCATGTATCCGACGCTTTTGTGATTTCAAGGAATTTTGACTCCGAGAGACTTGGATATTATTACAAGCTGAAATTAGTTCGTCGTCATAACAGACAGATTCATAAGATGAAAATACCTAAAGGAGGTAAGAAAAGGATGAATCAATCTCCTTTTAAGGTTTTCGGGTTCAAGCTGTTTGATAAGGTAATGTTTCAAGGAGAAGAGCGTTTTATTTACGCAAGAAGACTTTCTGGACAATTTAAAATAAAAGATATAGATGGGAACAACGAAAGGAATATCTCTTATAAGAAATTAAGATATGTCAGCCATGGCTTGATATCTATTAAAACTAATTTATTTTTATCACAATGAATATTGTATTTAATAAATCGTTCATATATGAATGAGAGATGATAAA